ATTTCAACTTTAATTATTACGCAACTTTTAATTTCTCAATATATTGTTGCGGGCTGCAACTATATTCTGCGCGTTCTTCTTCGGTCATACCTTCCCAACATAATTGCAGGCGGTCGGCTAGGAACTGATAATCATTATCATCCTCAAGAGATTCATCAATAAAGGTTTCACCTATCAATGTCACGCCGATTGATAGAATATCGTTAACGGCTTGTGCGTCCAGCGTTTTAAATCCGTATGACGCTGCCGCTGATAGCACGCCTTTATGATCATCAATCATTGTAAAATCAGCGTTCGGATATAATTGTTTGAATAGCCCAAAATAGTAACTTTTATAAACTGCGTCTTTGCTGTGGTATATCTCGCTAACTTTATCAGCCTCAAAATATTTGTGTAGTGTATCGCGGGAAAATACACGGATATTACTATCACCACGACCGCGCAAGCCTTGTTTGCGCAAATAATAATAGTCCGACTTGCTCATCAGTCGAGCGGTGCAAATAATGTTTAATGTATTTGCGTCATTCATGCACTGGCGCATATATGTAACAAGGGGCAATAAAGTATCTTGCATTATTAAATCATGTTTGCAGGCTTCATTTTTATACTTATTTAAATCTAAATTGCCCTCGCTATCAAAGCAAGGCGCTACACGATGGAAAGAATTAATGATAGTGCCGTCCAGATCCCAAATCATGACGCGGGAAATATGCGGGAAATTACGGGTAATATTCATTTTAACTTGATTCATTTTGTTACGTTCTCCATTAAAGGGATTAGATTAATTCAGCATTACCCGCTATTTATAAGCGGGTAATAATAAATTAACTATTAAAGACCATACGCCAACGCATCAGCAATAAAACTAATATCTTCACCAGATACACCGGAACGAATCCCCGCACAAGTATATACCTTTGCGCTGGTCAATTGATCATCGAGGCAAGCGGGGCAAGGTGCGACTACTGCGAAAGCTAAACCAGATTTTACCGCGTCAATAATGATGGTTTCTTGTTTCACCGTATCAACATAAACGCCTGCGGCCTTAATGTAACTACTTGCGCGGCCTTGCGTATAGGCAAAGGTAGTAACCTGCAAAGCGTCATTGAAATCTAATAGGTCATCAATAACGTGCCCCGCCTCGACGTGGTAACGTTCGCCATTAGAATAAACCAGAACAATTGAGGATTGAGCGCGATCGAATGGAATATTTTGCTTTTTCATATTTATAAAACTCCAATTAGTTTAATAAGGGGTTTAATTTACTTGATAATAATTTGCATTTGATACGGCGTTAATTCACCGTTTACGGGTAAATTATTATCGCTTAGCCACTCATAAAAAGCACCATCATCATCAAAAGGGACAATATCGTTATCACGGGAATCGACGGAAATAATACCATCCGTATTAGTTTTGGCGGCTAGGATAGGCCCGAAGCTGTAAACTTTATCAGATTCCATTTCATCCGGTGAAATGAATACTTTTTCGTCCAATGTTTTGGGTAATGTAACTTTCATTTTTTGACTCCTATAATAGCGGCTATATTTCAAGCCGCTAGGGTATTAATTATTTACGCGAAAAATTTACCGTTTTTAAAGTCGATCAAAGTGCGCTGACCGTTTGCATAGGTAATAACATGCGTTTGCGTCCAGCTTGACGCGCCAACGTTGTAACCCATGTCCAGACTACCAGACACGCCAGCGGTGTATACGCCGCCGTAAATGCTGGCGGTATGAGTGTGCCCCGTGTTTAATTTGCCCAATTTCTTAAACTGTTTCGGATTGCCACGGCTCCCGTTTATGCCATTGTGACCGTGTACGCCGCATTCAATACCTGCAATCTTGAAAGATTGATCAGTGGTCAGAAAAATGGCGTTAAATTCACAACCTGCAACCTTGCGCAGCGCATAATCTAGCACGTTGAAAGTATCGTCATGATCACCGATTGCCGCGTAAATTGCAGCATTTAGGCGGTGATATAGTTCCGCGTTTGCTGGATCGTCTTTAATGTTAGCATTACGATCATCTAACCAGCGGGATAGCGCCAGATCATGATTAGACTCAACAATGATTGTTTGCGAAAAATCGCGCTCCATTGACTCCAGCACGCGACCGGTATCGATAAGATCATCCAGAACTTTATCACGTCCGGCGGCATACTGTTTTGCTAGGAATACACCCGAAGCGCGGTTGTGATGGTTGCGTGATGTAAAGTCGTGAACGTCATGGATAAACTGATATTTTGGTTTAAGAATATCAAGCAAGCTATTTTCGCCAGCCCATGACGCAACGGCGCAAGCGTCATCCAATTTTTCGGCGTGTACGTCGCCATATTGTAAACCTAAAACGTGCCCCGTTGTTTCATAACATCCGGCGGGAGTGGCGCAAACATTCAGATCATAAAACACCCCGCTTTCGTCCATTGTTTCAAGCTGGCGCACAAAAAACTCACCGTCTTCGTCGAACTCAACAATCAGCGCCCCGAAATTATGCAGTGCTTCCGCTTTCTGTCCTGCTTTCTGCTGAATGTAGTTTTTAAGCGTTGCCGTTCCGGTTGAATACATACGGCGCACAATTTCACCTTTTAAAGCTGGAACGCTTTCGGCGGTAATTTTTGCCGCTCCAATTGCCAGACCTTCGATATTTAAAGCCGTTGCAGTTTCTGCAAATCCAGAAAGCGGATAATCTGCGGTTGGCAAAACATTAATTTCAGCCATGAAAGCAAAGCGGCGGTTATTTAAAAACACGTTTTTGCTGCAAATATATTTATCGAACGCGGAATCATATTTGATTCCGTCGGCGCCCTCGCCATTTTGAAAACCGTTTTTATTATAAATATACTTGCTAACTAGCAAATCAGCACCAATAAATTGGGCGTATTGTTCAAGCGAGGCTAAAAAGTTTTTATGAGGGAACGTATTATTCTGAATCGATGTAATAATAAAGCGTTTACCCTGCTTTACTTCCCATTGTTCAACCGTGCTAGAAACAATCCCCGCCGCTTCTGGGCGCTCATCGTTTTTAATGGCTTTTGCTACTTTCGCCGCTTTCGGTTTCGCTGGTTTATTTGCTTCCAGCCAATCGCAAATTGCGGTGGAGTGTTTTGTTGTATCATAAACCGCTTTAGAAATATCGTCGCACACTTCCAGCTTAGTAGCGCGCAGGCGTTTACCGTAGAAATTGAAATCAGCGGCCATTTTCAGGATAACGGTTTGTTTTTCTGCGGAAATAACCATAATAATAAAACTCCATTAAAGGGATTAAAAAACGTTTGTTATTGGCAAATATTGCCAAATATAACGCCGCTCATTTACAGCGTTATAATTTGCAACATTTAACTAATTGGCACTAGGCTAGAACTAACACCACAAACAACGGCAGCAATAAAACAAAGTAAGCCCAAACGCTTTGCTAATTTAGATTTACGTTTAAAATAATACGAATCTAAATCATTTTGAAAATAAGCGAACAATAGGGAGGCCGCTACAATAAATAAGCCTAAAATTAGCGATTCAGTGGGAAAGAAAACCATTTTAATAACTCCAGTCAAAGGGAAATTATAGTGGGGAATATTCCCCACTAATTAAATTTATTCGCCTGCGGCTTGTTTTACTTCATCGGCAACGCCTAACAGTTGCGCCACGGCGTCCAGCGTTTCTAATTTTGCGCTTTCCAGCGATGCCAGATCGTCGGCGTCTTTGATAATGCCGGAATCAATAGCATGTTTAGCGATAACGCGCACATAGTGAGCCTTACGAATTGAACTGCCGCCGCCAACTTTGCGCGGCTTATCGCTTTTCTGGTACGCTTTTGCGCTGGTCAATTTTGAGCGAACAGACACGGGAGAAGCCGCACCAACTGTTTTTGCGATCTCTTTCAGGCCGTCGCTGTTGGCGAACTCCAAGCCGTTTTCATTGATCAACTGTTGATACATGGTAACAGCCTGCTGGGTGTTTTCTTCATTCCAAGAGAATTTTGCGGTTTTAGCGTTAGTCATGATTATAACTCCTATTGATTTAATTTAAGGGATAAGATTAACATAATGTTAATCGTTATATACCCCGAACTACTGGGGTATATAAAGTTAACACTAAATTATAAAACAGCTTCCCATTTTTCGTTGCGCTGGGCAACCTTTACAACGTCGCCGGATTTAACCCGAACGCTATAAATAGTTTTCCCGTTGTTACTCCGTTCCGTTTCAGCGTATACCGCATCAATTACATCAAACGGCATAAGCGCCGCGCCTTTAATGCGTTCGGCCTTTCCGGTTAATTCGTCCGTTTTAGTAACGAAAGGAATAAAAACGGATTGACCAATTTTTGGCGCATTAGTAACGTTTTTCATGGTATAAACTCCAGTTTATTCAGTGGATTGTTCCGCATTACCTGCTAGAAAGTAGCAGGTAATAAGCAACAATCCGCTCGCCATTATAATCAATTTAAAGAACTCCACTCAGGCCGCTATATCCCAGTTAGGGGGCGGGACACATTATGGTAAGTGCCGACCGTCAAATTTTATCAAGTTATCGCTCTCATCGAACTGGGTACATCTTAAAGCCTATCGGCTAGGGTGTCAAACAGTTTTTTGCAGTTTTTTATGATTTTCTTTCAGGTCAATCATAATATTGCGCCAGATCATTTCCAAACCTTGCTGGCGGCCTTTCTTGTACTGCATGAATCTGAATTTTACGGATTGTTGAGCTATTGTCAACAGCTTTCTAGTATTGCCATCCAATTTTTTGGCGGGTTTACCAGTGATTAATAAAGTTTGTTTCATTCCACGCCCTCCAGTGCATACAGACCTTTACCATCATTACAGAATACAACCGCTTCTGAATGGTTGGCGTGATATTCGTTTGCCGCTTTTACCCATTGCTCGATCTTTTCGATCGTGTCATGGGTTGCTGGATGATCGTTATATATTGTTTGCATATCTGCGATTCCTTATAATGAATAAGTTTACCGCCGATAGACTTTAAGATATACCCAATTTTTAAAGAGCGCGGCGGTAAACTTCCCGCCGTGTAGTTCGTCATTGCCGCCCTACGTGATAAATAATAGGGTATTCCCGAAAATGGCGCAACCTTATTTTTGTAAAGAAACGTAAAGAAAGCAACACGTTCGGCGCTCACCTAAGTTTAAAGGAAACGGGCGCGCGAATACCATAAAACCAAGCAGATAGGCAAGTAATTTTTTCATTTATATTTGCCTTGCCCTACTTGACAAAATCTAAAAAGCTCGTGGTAGCGATAAACGGCTTATCCCCTTATGATGGGATGGCTAAAAACTTCATCGCGTTCTAGGACGTTTTAGGCGCATTCTAGCCTTGTTGATAACTTATCCCCAAAAGCAAAAATGAAATTTTCCTAGTTATCCACTTGACTTTTATTTTCCAGTGGATAACTACTTATTTTATAAAATTAATTAATTGACTTTTATTTGTTAGTGTGTATCGGAAAGATAGCAGACTAATAATTGTTAGGATTATAATCATGCTGGTGGATTGTAACAGCCTGAACTATTAGCAGACTATTAATCTCGGAAAATCTCATTAGCCAACTAACTATTTCATATTATATAATATACATATAAATTAATGAGAAATAATAATTATAAGAAATCGTAACCGATAGAAATAATAACTACAAAAATAATCACCGTTATAATAATAACGATAAGAAACTATCGGCCTAAGTGAGAACCACTATCATTTAAGTTATTCACAAAGTTATCCACAGCACAAAATGATTTGACACGATAGGCGGCGATATAAGGACTTATCCACAGACTTATCCACATGTTATCCTACTGTATATTTATACAGGGTAAAAAGGTAGTGTTAACAACTGCAATCAATTTTAAGCGGCCTAAAACGCTTTCTAACGAGCAAAACGCTATAGGGTAATATTAAAGTAAAGCCTCAACGCGTCGCCCTGGTGACTTCGCCGTGTTTTGCTCTTTACTATACCGCTGCGCGTTTAACATAAAAATAAGCGTTAGGCAAGGAAAATAAAAAGGTAAAATAATATTTGCCCCTAGAAAGAAAATACCTTTATCATTCACTCACCGATTAACGAGGGAGGCCAACAAATGCGGCTATATAAACCAGATAACGCAACCGTCTTAAAAGGTGCGTTGCGTAACCTGCTGGATGGTAGCAGAACAACCAGCATTAAACATTTTGTTTTCAATATTGAAACACTTCATCGTAATTTTCTTGATGATTACGATGCTTATAATATGAATAGTTTTCTACCGTTATATAATCAAGGGGCAACGCTTGTTTTATATAATCAGGAATCTCACTTGCTTACTAGTCGAGGGCCAGATACTGATTTTATTATAGTGAAAGGCAGTACAGTAAAAGCCTATGATGCGGGGGCGGGCTTAGAAGTTTTCACGATAGAAAATTATGAGCCTTATGATAAGGATCTTTATGACGTAGAAAATTTTCTCGATTCATTTTGGCGTTATTTATCAATTGGGTGGAATCGATCAGATTATCACGGGTATCGTTTTGCGGCTATAATGGCTTTTGATGATAACGGTAATTTTTTGCTACCGTCGGAATTATACCCGTATGTATATAATGATTTAATAGAGGAGGCTGGTTTTACTTTCTGGAAAGATGAAGATCAGCCTATTGACAACACGGAAAAACATGCTGTAAATTCTAACACTCAAAGCGTTAACACTCAAATTACTGAAAACAAAGGAAAAAATACCATGACCAAGATCGCTAATATCGTTGCCGCCAATAAGTCTGCTGTTGTAAATGCTGCAAAACTGGAAGCGGGTAAAATTGCATTAACTCAAATCACGAAAGTAGCGGCTAAAAAAGCGCCGTTTATGATTAAAGGTTATATTGATACGCCGATTGGTCGGGTAGTTATTGCCAACCTGCTGAGCGTAGCGGTTGACCAGTACGCCCCAGCTAACCAGAAAGCGAAAGCGGTAGCAGGTGCAGCTATGGAAGCGGCTATGTTAGAAATGGTGCAAAGTTTTAACATCGCTGAAATGATCGATGAAATGGTGAAAGGTATTGATATTTCTACTTTTACCACTAGCACCGAAAGCGAGTAATAATATTAAGCGGGGATTGTTACCCCGCTTTACTATTCCCTTGTTAATTAATAGGAGGCTAATTATGCCAGAAGAAAAATATGGCTTCTCACTGGGAGAAGTGAGTACGGCTAAACATGATATGATTGTTTTAGTCGATTGCCATACCGGTTATTGCGGGGAAGGGAATACTGAGGAATATTTTGTTCCTGCTGGTACGGATCTCGACGCTTTCGCCCATGAAATGGCTGTTGATAATGCTTCTCGTTTTGGTAGCGATGGTTACGAAGACGAAGAAACGGGCGATTGGTATGAGAATGATAATGTATATGCAAGCCTTTATCATTATCAATTAAGTAAATCCGGCACATATGTAAACGGCGGTGATCCTATTAATTCCGTCATGAAATTAATTATTAAATATGGCGGCGTCGAGATAGTCGATAACAAAGCGGTAATATATGCAAACCGATTAAAACAGCTTGTTTATATCCCTGATAGTACCCGATGGGAGGAATATGCTGTTTTGCATGATGAATTAAAACGATGTTTCAATATTGAAACCTTACAAGTAGTTTAATGTAAAGTTTTGTAAAGGCCGCCTCTTATGGTGGCCTTTTTTGTTATAATGCCTTTACACCGTTTAAGGACGGTTGAAAATTTTCCCAAAAAATTTTGGAGGCTTATAATGGTTGCTTATTCTTCTTCTGACGCTCTTTTCACTGGAAAAGGCTGGGTATCAAATCGCTGGATCATTCAAGAAATGGTGCAAGAATATGGCATTGCTAAAACTTACACTACCATTCAGGCGCTTTATGATAATGATCAAATTGATCAGCAAACGGCGGGCTTTTTGCTGGATACCCTAAAAGCGGAACACTGCACCAAAAAACAAGCTGCAAAAATTGTTTTAATGTAATTAATAAAGGGGGATACTATATCCCCCACTAACTAGAGAGAATAAAAATGGTTATTTTTCGAGCTATTCTAGCAGGTATCTTGGGCGCTATTTTATCACTTTTTGCAATAGCTTTCGGCGTTCACGCGGTTATTATTGGCGCGGGGATTGCCGTTTTTTCTTATCTGCTGGGCTGCATGAATAAAGGAGAATAAAAATGATCCGCAACGTTTCCCTTGCCCGCTCCAAAGGCTTTAAGCTGGTGGACGTTAACACGTTTGAGCGGGAGGATTGTAAAATCGAATATGTAGCACGCAACAAAAATGCCTTTCGTGTTACAGAAAAGAAATTTGACAAGCGCGGCAACGTGATCGCTGAAACGGTTAAACACTTTGCCACCTTTTACGCTGCGTTTCGTGGGGTGTTATAAAATGGTTATTTATGAGGGCAATCGTTTTGTTGCTAATTGCCGTCCGGCATTACTAGCAAACTATTTAAATCAGGTTTCACCTGAATATAAAGGCGTCATTAATATTTACGAGGGTAAGGCGCACTATAAAATTAATGCGGTCGTTGCCCGTGAATTAGCATTTCAATTTTTGACCTTTGCATCTTGTGACGTTCAGGTTATGGGTGAAGCATTAATTGCAGAAAATGAAGATGATTTTATTAATATTTTCCGCAAGATATGCACCGAGCGCCTGATCATGAAAGGCGCATATATTCAATCCACTGCGGATAGCATTGAAACAGCGTTTCGAAAGGTGGCGCAATGAAAAAGTTTTTAATAGCTGGTATGTTTCCTTTGTTGCCTTATGTAATTTGCTGGGCTTTATACGCTCATGGTGCTAGTGTTCCCGGTGTGGCCTCGTTTGGTGTATCGGCTGGTTTTCTAACCGGACTATTGGCAAGCGTATATCTGCGCAAATAATTAATAACGGGAGTTATTATGAGCAATAAAATTGTTGTAACCAAAATCAGTACAATGGTTGACGTTTTTTATGTGCCCGATACGCCGGAAAACCGGCAAGCGGTCGAGCGTGGCGAGTATGATAAAGTGATTTATGATCACGATGGTTACTATCAACATTTGGTGGATTCCTACGGGGAGGGGGAAAAAATCACGCATCGACTACCAGACTAGTAATCACGGGGGCGCAACTACCAGGGAGTGCCCCCAATTCTCAAATGAGAATGATTCTCATTTGACCGCGCCCGCGATGGTTAGCCTGCTAATGATTAGGGTGTTACGTGTCGCCTTGTGTGATCGTTAGCAGGCTAACTAATTTTTAAGCCTCCTCCAATTTTGCCCTTGTTTTAGTATCCCCATCAAAATTAAACGCGTTAGAATGCGATTCAGGACGTTTTAGGCCTATATTAGAATTATTCACTACATAGGAGTACTGTATATTTATACAGTAGAATAACCTGGGGATAAGTCTGTGGATAACGCCTCAAAATGGCTAGGATTCTGTCAAGTCAAATCGTGCTGTTGATAAGTCTGTGGATAACTTAAATAACAGTGTTTCTCACTTCCATTTTTAAATGCGAATCATTATCATTTGCATTTCACTGTCTAACTGATAATCATTTCACTTTTTAAATGAGAATCATTTCACTTTTTGAATAGTTCTCATTCCGCTTTTTAAATGAGAATAATTATCATTCGCATTTCACTTTTTAAATGAGATTGATTCTCATTATCATTCGCATTTAGGCGAGCAGGGCAATTGCCCTGCGCTTTTGTGCAAATCCGACATTGCTCCACGGGTGTTACGTGCGGGCGTGTATGTGCGAATCCGACAATTTTTGGTAGTGTGCGAATCCGACCCGAAAAATTTTTATAGTGTGCAAATCCGACAATGAATTTTCCCAAAAACTCCAGCAATCTCGAACTGCGTTCGAATCCTGTGGAATTAGCTAGAATATGTGCAAATCCGACATGTGTTGAGATGTGCGAATCCGACAAGATTTTTGTGACTTCGATTGGAGGGTGTGTGATTGTATGGGTTTGAGGAGAAGGTGAGAGAGCGAGAGAAATTTTGGTACTAGAAGGGTGTGGGCGCAGGATTGGTGCGGAGCACCTGATTTGCGGGGATTTTGGGGAAGATGTAAGATAATTTGGGAAGATTTGAGATAGGTGCAGAAAAAGTGAAATTTTATTAGCAAAATGGGGCAAAATAGCTTGACAAGTGAAAATTCCTGTGGCTCTAAAAACTCAGGCAATCATGGGCCTTCGGCCCGAAATAATGCTGCTATTTTCAGGGGAGTAAAAGTTCCTAAAAACTTAGGCGTTTGTGCAAATCCGACCATAAATTTCTAGAAATGCAGTGTGCAAATCCGACAGTAATTTCTGGAAATGTGTTTTCAAAAAATGTCTTCTAGAAATAACCGCCCTCCCTATAACCGCCCTGTATTAACCGCCTAGTATATGTTCCTAGAAACTTAGGAGAACCGCCCACTAGAAGTGTGATATTTCGTGAGAACTCTGGAGTTTCTAGGAAAGTGTTATGCCATCCTAGCAGATGAGCGACAACAGGTGTATCATCTTGAATGTAAATTATGTGGACAAAAGTTTTACCTTTTATTTAAATAAAAGATCCCCCAATCTCGTAAGTCTGCTGCTCTAGGCGTTCAAGATCTGTATGCTAATCCCGTGAAAACTGCTGCAGAATACATCCTAACGCCAGGGGCGCTGGTGTACTCTTCGAGTTGGGATAGCAATAATCTTGTTGCCTAGAGCTAAAAACAGAAGTTGTTTTTAATCTATGAGATTATTATAACATGTGCCTTAATGAGTTGTCAAGAAGATTTTGTTAACGTTTATTCCTTCCGCTTGTATTTGAGAACGATACCCTTCGAGACCATGAAGAGGAAAGTTGCAAGATAGGAATGTGGGGATTTTAGCGCATCATAATCTACAGTTCCGAAAGAACCTTCGCCAAATACCTCAGAGTTCTCAAATGTAGGAAGTAAACGTGCCAATCCTACAGCTCCTATAATCTTAAAGAATTGATCCCAGTCATTTAACATTGCTTTATGTGCAGACTGTAAGATTAATGGCATCTCTAGGTTCTTTTCGAGACATAGATGAACCTGCGCAATCGTAGAAGCAATCCCTAGCAACACTTCATCTTTTGTATAAGGGAATCCAGTATCTTTTCTTTGGAGTCTAGGAAGATGATCATATTCACAACGTTTAGGTGGGATGAACTTTTCCTCGGGATATAATTCTAATGCAACTCTAACGTTTCCTTCTTTAAATACTGGAAGTTCCTGATCTGCAAAGACATGATATGAATCTGCCTTGAACCCTACAATCTTATCACCAACAGAATTGATGATCTTTCTCATTGCAATATAAGAAGGGGATAGAGTTACGAATTTTTCTTCTTTATTATATTTAACAATTCCAGCTTCTGTATAAGCTGCGGGATGAAACTCAGAACAGAATGCTACTGCATGAGCTTCATCAGGAGTTAGTTCAGAAACACATTTGCCGTCAGCATTCTTAGCCAGCTTAATAATAGTCTTTAAATTCTCACTAATACTCATATATCGCTCGCTTGTTCTTCTAATGGGTTGGTAGGGGAGGTTTTCTTCTGTTGACTAGGTTTCTTAATTGTACTTGGCTGTTTACCTCTAGAAGTTTCAGCGTTATAAACATCTGCACCTCTGTTTCTAAGAACACTAGCAATCCCTGCTAGTGTTGGCCAAGCATATTCTGGCATTTCAACAATCTGAGAAACAATATCTTCCATAACTAGATCTTCTGTAAATACAATATATTGAGGCCAATCTATATCTATCTCATCCTCTTTCCAATATTTATTAAGCGTCCAGCCATTTTCAGAGAATCTCTCTATTTTGAACTTTCCTTCTTTAATATAGCTTGTTAACTTTTTATTCATTAACTACCTCTCTTATTCTCGTCAATAACAGCTCCCAATGCCTCCATAATAGTATCTTCTAAGCTTCCATGTTTACTAGGATTATTAAAATGAATAGTATAAACAGAGTTCCTAGAAACTCCAGCATCCGCAGGTGCTACGCTTCGCATATCAGATTCAAAAGCTTCTTGGGTATGTTGCAGCTGTACAGAAGGGCCGTAATCTTCACCAAACTTATATGACTTCGTACTACTTACCACACCCCCACAAGGAACATTGTGCATATCCGACATTAATCTTTTATCGGAGTTATTCAGCATTGAGATTGTCCCTGACTGCCACGGATCTCTAATAGTCACTGGAGTACTAGGGCGGTTCACCTCAGTCTTCACAAGTTTGTATCCTGCATCGATCAGTGCATTAATCAGGTTATCCGCCGGGATGCGAGCCGTACCAAAAATCTTACGAGCGTCCTCGAGCTTACCTTCAAGATCTTTACATGCTCTAAGGTCAGTGTGTGCAAATGTTAGCTTCATAGATTTGAATTGTACAGTAGCAGTCAAATCTTTAAAGCTATAATCCCATGTGTTCAGTTCATGGTCTGGTACTACTTGAATAGGTTGTTGTGTAAACATTATTTATTCTCCAGTTTGTCTAATAGTTTATGGGCTGCTAGGTTATATTGCTCAAGTTCACGATTAAGGATTTGGTTTTCACACTTTAGCTCTAGATTCTTATTATTAAGAATATTGCAGATCAGTAGAAGTGCTAATATAACTAGCAAGGAACCTACGAGCATTAAAATAAAAAGAGTTTCCATTATTTAATTCCCATATAACGTTTGAGATATATGATGAAGTCTTCTGCTGTATGCTCTACGCTACCTTGAGCTACAAATAGCTTGAGGGCTTCACGTTGTAGTTTAAGAGCAGCCAACTCACCACGTAATTTTATTAGATCTTCTGCTAGTTCTCTAGCTCTACGCATAATAGCAAAAGATACAAGTACTACGATGAATAACATAACTACTAAAATAATTGCTATGATTTCCATATTAACATCCAGCTTTTATCACACATTTGGGCATGATCTATCAGTTCATTCATTGATGTATTGTTATCATAAATGCACTCTAGTATATACCTTCTGTCAAATTCGTCAACCAAATATTCTACATTATTTATTACTACTTTATACAGATCTGGGACTAGAGAGCATGTATTTGGTATTGGTCGACTGCTTAAGTCTATTTCATTATAGCCCCATGTTGTTTTAAATAGTTTGTTACTAAGTGCTGCTAATGGATTTGACCATATAATATAGCTACTCACTACTTATCTCCATTCTTAGCTTTGAAAACTTATTATACCAAACTATGTGATTATCGTCAATTACAAATTTATGGTAACATGCTGGTACGGTATAAGTTCCATAATCCGTGACACGCTGCACAACCTTGTGTGCACACAGTCGACAACCATGACCTTCTAAATGAGATCTAGCAGTTTGCCAGTAATAACCATTATGGTCTGGACAATAGATCTCGACTTGCTGTTGCATTGTCTTATAATTTACACGCTCATACCCGAAGAAAGCTCCATGAGCTGCAACAGCTTTCTTGATAAATATAAGGTTTAGCGCTTCTTGCTGGAAGTCGGGATGTAGTTGCTTAATCTTAGTTCTATTAATAGACCCATCCGATTTTACGAATCTATTTATAGGGAAGTTGTTAGCTTCCTCGATTAATAATTCATTTACTTTTTCTCTCATACTAAATAGTCTCACAGCTAAGGTGGAAACATTCGTAAGCATCTCCAGTAAACTCTTTATCTTGTAGTATACACTTAGCCTGGTCTTCCGGTACTCCAACATCTAATAATTGTTGTTTACTTGGCTTTTCAGCGAATACTTTTACAAAATACTCACCATCCTGATTATACTCATTTATATCTCTAGTAAGAACATACACTTGCATTTGAAGTTCCTTGAAACACAAAAGGCCAGAACAATTAAGTCCTGGCCTCTAGAATTAATGAAGTTGTTTACCACTTCTTAACATAGTGGCCGTTTCCATAAGACCTAGCGTAGCATCACGCTTATTGATCTGTTTACCAAGTTCATCAGTACGTTTACTGATGTAAGCATTAATAGCCATATTCATAGCTGTAGCGAGATCTTCTTTGGTTATCTCTTCATCGTCTAAAGCTAATTTAGCCAAAGAATCAAATGTGTTAGAGAGTCCTATAAGATCTGAGGTTTCTCCAGCCAAAATAGGATTAATATTATCTACTGTTACTTCTAGCATGGAGTTGACAATATCTTCACCGTCTATTAGACCAGTTTCAATATTACTCTCCCACTCCTTCATCTGCTCCAATAATGGATTTTTCTTTTCTGTCATGGTAGAGGTTTCCTGTGTCAGTCGGTAAGAAGGATGATTGCGTTTTAGGTGGATGTTGCTTAGCAATCCAGTTAAGAATCAGCACGCGACTAGGAACAATATCGGTGTTATACCAAAAATCGTGAACCCATTGACGAGCGTCTTCAAACTTACCAAATTTATATGCTTTCTTAAACAATTCAAATCCAAAACAATCTGGTGTAAAGTCTACTTCGCGATATTGAATTACTTTAGAACCAGTTAGGTCTTGGATCGCTGCATTAATTTCTGTATGTGAGAATTTTGTTTCATGAAACTTATTAAAGAATCGGTAGTTGAAGCGTCCGTTCGTTTCGACAAACAACTGGATGAAAAGATCGTTAAATTGGTTATCAAACCAGTAATTCTGTAGTTGTTGTAGTGCTGTCATTTACGAACCCCGTTAATTGCCATAATGATGCCTTCGTACATAAAAGGAAGTAACCCAGAAGTATAGAATATATTTTCCGTTATTCCTAGATGTCGAAAAAGTATATTAAATAATGCTGTTAGAAATACAATCTGAGGCAGTAATACAAAATACTCAGTTACAATCTTTGGTGCCTGATAAACAAGACGTTTTACCATTGTTTTTAAGTCTCCTTATTACTTTGGCCTGCTCCACAATAATGAAAACTGCGAGCACTAATAGTGCTATTAGTCCCGCAGTAACTGGTACTAGATCAATCATGGTAGACGCCATACATAATTAGCTGTCTGTAGAACTTCGGAAACACCATCATGTTGCATCACTACAGACGTTGGAGAGTAACTATTCGCCAGTTCTGTACGAACCATCTCACGTTCTTCTCCAGTTTCAATATTTTTAACAACCACCTTCATTTTGAGAGGTGTCAGTTCAGAGAGCGGTTTCCAAGAGTCCTCAATTTCAATTCCTACCTTTTTCTCGATTACCATGAGAACTTCTAGTGTGTCATCTGGAATACTAATATTATTATTTACAAACTGTAACAGCTCATGCAAAGTATTTAATTCGTTAAAATTAAGTTTCATCTTTAAGAATATCCTCAACCATATCACAGGACTGTTGCAATTCGTCAGCAATGCGCTTAATATCGGTCTTCGTCACTTTACCGATTAACATCACCAGTAACATAGAAAGTATAATAAGTGGGACTGGAATAACAAATAATGCTACCTTAGCTATATTCTTTGGTGTCCATGTGTGATACTTAGTAACTATAACTCCTACCACGATTAGGTAAAATGCTAGAATAAACATCATCATTTTTTAATCTCCGTGATTACCTGTGCACGCATTACTTTAGCAGGTAATTTATTATTCCCGACTATTGCTTCTATACTATTTAGTTTTTTCTTAAGAATATCCGAGCGTCTTTGTGCTAATTCAATATCTTGCTCTTGCTCTAGTAAGCGGTGGTGTAGTCCATCATTAGTAATAAGCATGCTTTCCATGTTTTTTCGTGCGTTTACAATCCCAATAACTCCACCAATCGCTACTAGCGTAGTAAGAATTAGTAACCCAATAAGAATTTCAATCAACATTAAATATCCTTACATTTTTCATTGTTTGGAACTAGGTTACATAACTCCACATTTAACTCGTGGATAGAATTGTCTAGTTCTGCTAAACGTGTGTGAAGAGAAACTATACTATATATTAACACTCCTAAAAGGAGTGACAACATAAAAATGGATAGTCTTTCCATTATTTCTTACCTTTCAGTTGTTTAACTTCACGCTCAAAAGATGCCGCACGACGTTCGGCAGTTGCCTGATGCTCTTTAGCAAAACGTGCTTCTTGTTTTGCAAGGTTGAATGCCATAGCATTCTTGTTAAGAGAATCGTACATCTTTTTCATTGCCGGAATAGACATCTTCATGAGCTGTCCTTCAAAACCCTGCATATCGAGGAGAATTGCCAGAACGTTAGCCATTTCATTTTTAGTCATGTTTTCCATTAGAATTTCCTCTCTCATTAATTTATGAACTTATTATACAGAATTTTAAGGCTTAAAGCAACTGAATTTTTTAATTATTTACCAATCGTTAACAACACCAGAGAACTCAGAAGCAAAAACTTTTTCAAATTTTTCTGCAATTTCAGGATGATCTTTACAGATCAACTCAATACATGCTTCTGGAGTCATTCCTTCGTCTTCAGGATCACCGTAATATTTGTCCCAAAGATCATCAGGGATGATGTGCTCTGCCAAATCTTGGAAAGAGATTAACTGATAACGTTCTGCTTCCTCGGCGATAAGGATTTCACAAAGATCTTTACCTATATCGCTACGGTAATCAGCAATTAGCAGGGCATTGCAAGCATGACATTCCCAGACCATCAAACGTTCAGAGATAGGATTAGACTTATCCTGAACGTAAGACTGGAACAAGGTTCGGAAAGTTGCCTTAACTTGTTCAAACTTATCTGCTGCTGCGAAAACTAGAGCTTTATCAACTTTGTTCATTTTGATTCCTTCTCATCAATTTATAAAGTAATTATACAGAAACTTAAGCATTTTAGCAAATAAAACTTTCAATTAAAATGCCTAACCCTGTACCAACAGCAATACAAATAATTATAAGTATTGCAACTAATTGTACTACTCGTTTAATAATAGCCTCAGCTATATACTTAGACATTTAACATCCAGCTAGTTTTACCATGTGAAGTATACTTACCACTCATGATGTCTTCCAGTCGTACTGGTGATTTTGCATACTCAACACAAATGTTAATATAACGAGGGTCTCCCATTAACTCAAAGTGAGTATGCCCATGTAAGTTCTTTTTACCCCTCAGCTCCTCTGGATGTACTGGAGCATGGGAAAGCCAAAAGTTTTTATATTTAACTAGTGATTGTATGTTATCTACAACTCCTACTAAGTCTTTGAAAGATAATCCTTCTCGCTCTAAGTCGTGGTTCCCCAAAACTAATGTAGTTCTAACATTGCTAAAGAGTTTTTCGAACTTCTCCAAGCCATTTCTAGATACAAATGCATCTCCTAAAATATAAAATACTGTACGCTTATCTTTCATGGATGTAATAGTATCCATAATAAATTCATCATGCTCTTCCATAGTAGAGAAGATTGGTCTGAATTTAGTAATATTTGCATGTCCTAAGTGGAGATCACTCCAAAAGCAAACTTTCATTAAAGAATCCTCTGTATGCCACAGCTATCTTCTCGAAGCGTGGTAAATGTTGTGATTTTCCCAGTTTCATCATTAACTTGCGCAACCGTCAACTGCCCGTTGAAAACACCGCCAGTATCTAAGTAAACACGATTTTGGTGTAAAATAGGGTAAGGTACTCCAGTATGTCCATGAAACACAAAGTCTACCCCACTAACTGGAGGTACTTCTACCATGTATTTTTCTTTAAACCCAGAATAACGCTGGAAATAGGGGTGTTCCTCACCATTTTTGGACAAATGGAAGCCTATTTCTTGTACTACATCTCGATCCCATAAATATGGCTCAACATGGTATCCAGGATGGTCATGTGGGTCTTCCTTAGCTGCTTCTACTTGTGCAATAAGGTTATCCCATACTGGAGTTTCTACTTCGTTACCACATTCTTTGTATGTAAAAGGTACACCACCATGAACAACACCATACTTCTTGCCACGATGCAGCACAGTCAGAAATACTGGAAGTTTTTCAGCCATGTCTTCGGCAATATTTTTAATGGTATCTGCGTCCAGCTCATTCATAGCCCACATACCACCATTATACATCCAGTTAGCCCAATCTCCTACAATCATAAACTGGTCATGATTTCCACGAACGCTACAAAAACGTGGATTATATAAGAATTTAGCTAAAACTTGTAGGTTCTGCGTGCCTCGATCAATTAAGTCACCAACACATACTACGCAATCTTTCTTGCCGTTATAGCCAGCTAATTGTAGGGCATCTTCTAGCAAATCATTGCATCCATGAATATCGCCAACAAAGAATAAGTTAACATCATCAGGTACTACTAGTGTTTTATGCACATTAAATTCTTTTTTCATAATTATTCCCAAATAACATTTAAAATAGTTGTGCCATATTCATTAGATAGTTGGAGAGTATAACCCTCTTTATAGAGGGTTTTTATAGCTTCATAACTAATTTCGTCACGATTAAGCTGTACAAAAGAACCTCCAATCTCTACAGAAGATACTATCCTCCGCTTAACCCATCTATACGTTTTCTTTCGGCTCTTAAGGGACGCGGCTCTATTTATCCTAGCTAAACGTTTTGCTTGTTCCGCTAACATTTAATTATCTCCAATGGTTAGTATGTTTTTCAGCCTCTTCATCATTAGGCTCAAATACTACGTGGCAATCTACAGCTTCCCAAAAGGCTTCACGGATTAAGGAGTTTTTAGCTGAGATATCTAACTCTTCCCACTCCTCCAAAGTCTCTAAGTCTGTATCAACTTCGGTATCACAGCCAACCAAACCCAGAGACACAACAAGAGTAAGACGATCTTCACGTTCTTCGGGATAAACCTCAGCATACTCCCAAGCAGCTTCTTCAACATAATATTGTTGTTCCTTTTCTGGAAGTGACTTATACTTTTCCTCTGTAATACCCATCTCAACAGCGCGAGTACCACAAACTACGTTATTATTAATAATTAGATATGCATAGTTCATTGGAATACTCCTATTTCTTGTAGTGCGTAGATAGCCCTTAGTATGACTAGAACCCATACGAAGATAGCCTTCTCATCAATTTATACAAATATTATACCAAAATTTTTAGCAAAAAGCAAGTAAAATAAAAGCCTGATCCGCTAAGATCAGGCTTGGTTTATTAATCCTCTGGATTATCATCCAGGAAATTTTTAATAGCTTCGTGCATAGTTTCTTTACGAAGCTGACGTCCAATCAAAATATGATTAGCTTCTACTCGACCATTAGGTAAGCGATCCGCTAGAACTACTACAGGAACTTGGCGTACGCCAAATTTCTGCATTAATTCTGTATTATCAGTCTCTTTATGGACTTCCAAATTATACTCATTGACTACTTTATCAAATACTGGCTCAAACATTTTGCAAGGATTGCAAGTAGAACCTTTCAATAGATATACTAATTTACTCATAATTATTAATGGCCTCTAAGAAGTTTTTCATAGTTTTTACGGTTGCGGTGCTCAGATCAAGATTTACACCCAAACACTCGGTTAATGCTTTCTGATAAGGAGCCTTTAATCTGCCTTCTGGGACTTCTACCTTCTTATATTCTTTATTTTTGACCTTTTTAATCATAGTCTCTAGTACAAGAAGTGGTAATTTAGCACCTTCAATATCAGTACCCAAAAGTTCAGTTAAAATTTTATTAAGATCAAGACGAGTTAACTTTTTGCCCTTAGACATAGATGCACCTACCTTTGTATCAATAGATTTTTCCGCTTTCTTTTCGAGCTTTTTGTACTCAGGAGAGTCATGATCACGGAGTGCAATGTTTAGCTCGTAATGTGGTATACGAAAATGTTCCGCCATTTGAGTGTAGAAACGATCAGACATAATATATACCTCTCTTAACTAATTTATGTATATATTATATAATAACTAGGGCTAAAAGTCAACTACTTTTTTATCTTAATCTACTGCATGTATAAATCTTTTCCTAACTAGATACATAGTTATTGGGTAAATTGAGTACATAAGTATCGGGGAGAAAAGGGTGAAATACGCTGTAACTCCCCCAGCTAACATCAAAGGTATTAATGCTAGAGTAAGGGCCATAAGAATCATACCGAATGAAACAGCCAAAGCTATGGATATAGGATTCTCTAGTTCCATCCATAACCAACAATATTTCGTATCTCTATGGCAATTGCATTTACAAACGCCGAATGAACCCATAATTATATACTCTAGTCCGTGAATAACCTTTATTAATAAGCTATTTCGGGTAGTTAATGCAACGATAGTAAAGACTATCATTAAAACGAATACTACTAGACTTATTTTCCAGATACCTAGTAGCATCATAGTGAATAGTTCTGCAAACATGGCTTTCTCCTATCTTCAAAAGTTATTAAAGCCCCCTTTGCCTAAAAAGGCGGGAATATTCCCGCCTAAGTTATTAATTAAACTAGTTCGACATGACCGCCATCATAGGTACCACGTTTTATTTCATCGTGATAATCTCCCGAAGCATTCCAATCAGCACCAAAACGAAGTTTAATGCCTAGTTCTTTACCTGCTTGTTCAAAAGCCTTTTTAACTGCCCAAAATGCTTCTAAATCATTCCAATCAATCTTACCATTAATGTATGGAGCAAAATCAAGAGCATCCCCAGTAATATGCTTGCTTTTACTAGGATCTTTTAAGAATGAAGTACCATTAGCAATATTCTGGGCACTTTGTGCTACTGTACGAATACCCTGTACGATCGTGAAATCATAAGGAGATAATTCTAAAGCTCTACGAGCTACTTTTTGTAGCTCTGGCTTAACGGTAGCTAATTGTTTTTCGCTATTTTTACCAAATTTAAAACTCATATTGATCTACCTAAAGATCTCTGTTGTGGGGAACAGAGCTTTGTTAAATACTCGTTAAATTTCTCAGAATCGGCTGCATCTACAGGATTATCTTTCCAAGCAATACCAATATATCCAGCATAGATATTGTTTAGATTGAAGTACGGACAAGTGTATATGTAATTAAAAGTAACGTTCTTAAACGCAGGTATATTTAACCCCATGTATTTATTTACTTTTACACTTAAATCCGATGCGTAGTTAAAGCCGTCTAAGTGACGTCTATATAGCTCAGACGTCTTATTTACCGCTTTATCGGCCAAGTCAGCCCTATCTAATTGCGCATTGCTTTCCCATGCAATAATGTTAGAATAATCATTAATGGCATCGGGTTTATACTTGACTACAAAAACAGCATCCGCACCCGTTTGGGAAAAAAGCACCATGCTCTTTTCTCTAGCTACGTTAGGAAAATTACTTATCCTTTGAGTTTGAACATCCTGTAGAACCGCAGACGTGGAGAAAGTCTTTAAGAACGACATCACCTCACTAGTATTACTAACAAATAAGAAAATAATGACAGCAACTAAGATAGTTAGCAGACGTTTAAGAAGCGATGCTGGATCTTTCGCTTCTTGGAGCAGTACCGTTAATAATTGTAAGAACTTTTCCAATTGTAACCTCCTCTAACCAGTACCATTATACTAATTTTGGAGGAAAATTACAATGTGTTTTTAAAGATCACTTCTGGAGCATAAAATTTTGTCGTTGTCAAGAAGAATTTTAGATAAAAGAAAAGCCAGGGTCGTTAAACCCTGGCTTAAAATTACTTACTCTTCGTTATGCTCCTCGGATTGAGGTAACTGGGCTTTATTATATTGCTCAGATCGATATTTTGCCAAGATTTCAATACGCTTATGGATTTCTTTGCTATCTAGATAGATATTTTTGTTGTCTTTTACCATCTCGTCGATTTCGTCTATAGAGAAGAACGGATAGTAGACATCTAGCATCATATCTTCTACGAACTTGTTGTAAGATTCATAAGCTTTCTTGATTTCTTGACCCTTCTCACAGAATCCGCCAGAGAACGTGTGTCCCATTAGCGTAGCATGTGGATGTACTACCCATCCATGACAGGATAGGAAAATTGTGCAGTAAGCAGAAGCACTAGGACCAATCAGGTGTCCTATAACTGTTCCACGGCAATTAGCAATTAAGTTAGATAACTGTGCAGCAGTATCAACATAACCACCAGGGCCATTAATCATCAGATTAATTTCGTCGTCCTCATTTGCTTGCATAAGTACCATTGATAAATCACGGTATTCATCCGGCGGGCCTAATTCTTCATCAAAGAAAAAGGTATACTCATTAGATTGGCGAATGGAGTGAAACAGGTTAGTCTTTTCTTCTTTTTTATTAGTCATAGCGATCCTTGATTATCCAACTAGTGGTTCTAGCTCTAAGTCACAGAAGTTATAAACTTCTAGTTTAAGGTTATTGATACCATCGAATTTATTAACTAATTCGTGAGTAATATATTTTGCAGGAATACCACTTTCAGATGGATGATCTGATTTAATAGTGAACTTCTGCTCAGCGGGTACTACATTTACTATCAAAGAATCCATATCTAAATGATTTGTTTCTCTGAGTAACTCTCCTTCATTGGGGAATCTAACATCTGTTATTACGGCGACATCTGGGTCGTCTTTAGCGATGGATTGCTCCAGAATTATGAGCCAAATGCGTTCATGCACCAGCTGCCTTCCTAGCTCTGTTCCTACGAGCTGTAACATTTTTCTCGGAGAAATAAATAAACTATAAAGTCCGTCTTTTTTATTCTCTGAGATAAGTTGTTGAGGATTAAGATATTTTTCCTCAAAAATAGGCCAAACGTACGAGAAGTCTTCAAACTTATCGATACCGTACTTAAACCACACATCTCTGGCTCGCTCCAGTTGAGATTGTGTGACCGTAAACCATTGGTCAATCTCTTTTCCCCTGCGCTCTCCTAGAAACTCTGGAGTTACACCGAGGATTACGGATGCAAGTTCATAAACGGGCTTAGCAAAACTATAACGACGGGATAAACACGTTGGATACGTGTCATTACACCAATCGATAATTAATTTTGCAACGGTATCTTTTCCCGAACCAGCTTCACCATGTAAACCGACTAATACTGACATTAATCTTTCCTATTGTTAATTGGTGGATAATATACTAAACAACGTTTTTCATGCAAATCTTGGCGGTAGAAGCAAACCATACTTGTCAGTCGTGAGATATATGAATATTCTGCCTCACGGCATTTTGCCAACATATTCCAATCTTTATATGGTACGACTACTACTACGCCATCTTCCCCATCTGTAGCTAATTTCTTTTCAAACTTAAAGTCAAAGCTACAAGGTTGAAGTCCTTTAGGCCAATCTACGTGAGCTGTTGGTAGCTCATGTGTAGGTTCTGGCTTTATTTCTTGTGCACAGCCTGTGATTGTGATTGCGGCTGCGAGCAGTATTCCAAGTTTCCAGTTAAACATGCTAATCTTTCCTCGAACTCCTTACTCTGCTTTTTAGCAATTAATGTAACCAATCCAGGCTTTGCAGCTATAATATCTTGACGACTAAGTGCTTTATCAAGCTGATTAATTTTCTTGTCTAGATCTGCTTGCGAAACATTATTCATTGTGAAATACTGATTCATTCTAGTCTCACGAAGTTCGCTTTCAGCTTTCACCTTATTGAGGGAAGTCTCTAGAGAAGAAATCTTTTTAGTAGCTACCGCAAGATCTCCTGCTAAAGTCTCCACTTTATCTACTAAGTGATAAGCACCGAACCCGATGCCTATCGCTAGACCTGCTCCCAGGATATACCACTTACCGTGCCATATTCCTGAAAGAAGTTTTTGTATCAAATCCATGCGCTGCTAACCTGTCTTTATCTGATACTTTAATCATATCAGGCTCACCAGTTCCTAGTACACCGAAGATATACTGTTCGAGAACTTGGTGTAAACGGTATAAGTTACTTTCAATTTCCTGCCACGGAATACCGGACTGATGGAAACGAATGTTAGTCTGAATTACGAAGTTACGAACATCATCGTTATCGTTCTTCTTAATACCTTTCACATATGCAATTGGTACACGCAGTTCGGATAAGATACGTTCTGCTTTAGGTTTTGCTTCAGCGAGCAAATCACGCATTGTTTCACGAACATCTCCGCGACTCTTATCCATTAAGTAAGAGCGAGCATGTAATCCCATCTCTTCCATTTTATCGAACATAGTGTCGAGGTTGAACGTTTTGAAGCTAAATGCTGGATGCCAGCAGTATAGCTCGTGTAACCAGTAAACTTCACCTGCAACAAATAGTGGGTTTACAAAATATTCGAAATCACCACGGAAAGATAGCGAACCATCACGAAATACCTGGCGACTATGCACGATGTTCTTTTCTGCATCATCAGTTACTTTAACTAGTAGCTCTTCAGTTTTACGCTCCCAAACACGATCTGGGTCGAACAAACTGTTCTGCAAATCATACACATCGGCGAACTTAGAAATAATCCTCATATTTAATCCTCTTGCCTCAATCTATAAACATATTATACAAAAGTTTGGGCATCTAAGCAACTAAAATTTTATTATAAAAATAGCCCAGTCGCAAAAGTGCAGGCTGGGCTTTGTCATTATTTGCTTTTGCTAGTAAGCTGACTTAGTGTCAATCTTATGTAATATTAGTTTTTCTAGCTTTGTGCAGTACCCCTGCATTTCTCCATAACTTAATATCGTCTACTGTTTCTTTATAAGGAGCTATGGTAAAACCTAGTGGGCCAGCACTAAATAATCCTAAGAATCCTATTGCACGCATATAGAATACGCATTCTTCGCCTGTCATTTCTTCAACTGCTTTTCTTTGTTTTTCGTTTTCAAACTCGTGCTCCTTGTTGTCTATACGAAGGTGTTTAATGAACCATTCAGCAGAATATTCATCTAAATGTCTAAGTATAGCTACTGCATACCCAGCGCCGATTAAAAACCAAGTGGTAACAAGAATTAGTACTATAGTCATATAATCTCCAGTTAAGGTCAGCGACCAACTCACCACTTACCGCACTAAGGGGCACGACTCCCTTATCCGTAACAGTTGCAGGTGACGCAACTCGGTCCTACGCGAGTTCTTTAATTATTCTGCATTTCTGCTTTAAATTTTTTCATATTACGAGTTTTTCGGTAATAGAAAAATACAGATGCTGGTCCTAGCAGAATATCCATAATAAATATCACAGACATACCACATCTTAATAGTGTTTTATCATCAAGAGGTGCTAGATCTAGTGGACGTGTTTTATGTATAACATATAAAAGTACATCTTTGTTCTTAGAGATATACAGATCATCAATCAAGCTGTAAATAGCAACTATAGACCCAATGACGAACCAAAGAGCAAATGGAGAGATAATCATTTCAGATCCTTTTCATTAACTAGAATATTTGTAAATAATGGAGTATTTCCTAAGCACATGGTAGGCCCAAAGGTTTGCATAGCTATCCACAACTGCATAGTAATCATACCATCCTTAATCTCTGGATCTTTATACTCCTCAATACGTTTTTTGGCAAAGGCAACTACATCTGGATTATTTTTATTTTCCTGAATATAGTCATGCCAAAATTGTGTATTCTCACTACGCAGGAATGTTAAGACATCCTTAGTTGCTGGAATCTGCACTGTGCTATTGATGTTTAGCTTTTTCACGTTCTTCTCTCCGACGTTTGCATTCTTTCATCATATGAGCTGCTACAACTTCATGGTAGTAGTCATTAATGTTATCTTCTGGCAAGAAATGCTTAATAGTCTCTAGCTGACAAATAACTCGATGAAGATGGTTATTTGGTAGACACAATTTTATACCTGCAACAAATCCAGAGAAGCCTGGAACACTGAACATGGGTTGGGCTTCTACTCTACCTTCAGAGTTGATATTAAGCTCAATTGAGATACCCATTTTCATGCTATAAAGCTGGCAATATTCTCCATTACCAGACCTTGACCAAACGGTGAAGTCCTCATCAATTTGATCTTGGATTTCTGTAATTGCAAATTTAATTCTAGGATCTAAATTATTCATCTTCACCTTCAAAGTCGCAATCATAACGACAAGTAAAAGAACTAGAGCTATTAGTACGTTGAGTAGTTATCTCACCACGTTTGCTAACAGTAACAGCCGGAGTAGAGAAGTTTTTATTAGTATATATTTCTACTTTGCCGTTACGTTCCTTAACATCACGCACTTTACCATACTCAGTAATGATGCCGTTTTGTTGGACTTTAACATTGCCGTTTTTCATAAAAACTTTGGTAGATGCTAGAGAACCGAAACTAACTGCCGAAACCATCAGTGCAATAATAAACTTATTCATCATGATCTTCCTCATTACAGTCACGGCATACATCATAATCGTTGAAGGAATGTTCGTGAGCTTCACACCACCAAGAACAAGAATCACAGAGGAATATTTCGGTTTTCTCAAGTGCTTGGCCTAAAAGATCATCAGCTTCCTCAGCAGTAATCTTCAATCCACACACATCTGCCACACGTTCTTTAATTAAGCGACCTGCTTCATGGTAAGACATACAGGTTCCAACAACACTATGCTCGACAACGTGAATAGCACAGTCTAGACGAGTTTTCATTTCAAACCTCTCTCATCAATTTATATAAATATTATAACAAGAAAAGAGAGGTTTAGCAAATGAATTATTTCAGAAATTAGTCATAGCACCACCATAATCCACGCTTACGCATGTCATGATCGCGATTATAGTCGTAATTTTCTGGATCTTTCATCACGCGGTGGAGTTCTTGACGATTTCCTTGACGAACCATTTTATTAGAATGCCACTTAACATTCTTACTAATGGAATTCCAGTTATAACCATCCTTTTTCTCATTACGAATGGTTGCTTCCTTCATTTCTTTTTTGATGTCGTCCCAGGATTTAGCATAAGTAACACGAATCCAGTAGCCATTTTCTTTGAGGAAAGAATATTCTTGAGAGAATTGTTCTTTAGACTTCCACCACTGATCACCAGATTGTTTACGATAAGTACGGCTCATATTACCTCCATTAAGTCTTTTAAATTAACCTAATGTGGATGAATTTTATTATACATAAATTATTTACCTGTATATAGAAAAACCCCAGACTACTTATTCAATAGCTGGGGTTTGTTGTTAATTACAGATCGGGGTGGTCATCTTCGAAACAGCCTGAGCTAATTCCTTCTCCGAATCCTACGAAGCCATCAAATTCATCATTTGAAATATCCGTAATCATTGCTTCCATTTTCCTAATCTCCGAGGTTTTCATCCCTGCTTTACTATTCTTAAAGTGTTTGCGAGGATTCCCGCACATCCAACAAGAACAGATACAAGGAGTAGTAGTGATAATACCTAACCGTTTAGGGCTTTCTTCATGTGGGAAGACTGTCCAATACTTCTTGCGGTTGTTCTTTACACGTTGCCGGTGATGACGTCTTAATGCTCGATCCACACATTTCTCCTAAAACTTGGGAGATAAATGGAGTTTGCTCGACTACCTTACGTAGTTCGTAGAAACCGTATCCAAGCCCCATTACATCGCCTGAGTAAATGTACGACTAATAACGTCGTTCTGCTGTTCACGCGTCAGTGAGTTAAAACGTACAGCATACCCTGAAACACGGATAGTTAATTGAGGGTATTTTTCAGGATGTTTCTGTGCATCCAAAAGCTGATCACGACTTAACACATTGACATTTAGGTGCTGACCTCCCTCGATTTGAGGAACTACTTCCACCTTGACTTCACGGAAGGATTCGGGGTCAAAATGTGGTGTGATACCTTCTAGATCCTCAACTAGAACTTTTTGTTTAAGTTCACCATCTTTAGAGTACAGTTGAATAATCTGATTATCATGAACAAGATTAATTACGCCAGACTTAAGATTTTGATATGCTTTCATTAGCTCTCCCCGATGTTAGAAATTGGCTCAGCTCTTTATTCTTTATAGTTTACCACGATATACAGAAACTGTCTTACCAGTTTGGTTCATAACGTATGCTACTTCATCTTCTTTTAAGAAGATTGCTTGATCTATTCCAGAAATAGCTATGCTTTTATTTCTGGGATTAAACCCTACGCTTTTACCAACATGAATCTGCTCACCACCATCAGTGGACATTATTTTAACTGTTAACATAATTGCTCCTATATTTAGCTATCTCTAGCTCTTTTAATGGTAGTTAGTAGTGGATTTGAACCACTATAGTCGCTCCGTATGAAGGAGGTGCATAACCACTCTGCCAACTAACTATTATGTTTTACTAGACTAAGTAAGTATTCTTTGTACTCTTTAGGCCAATTAGCTTTTTTAAACTTTCCTGGACGCATAGTCTTAATTCCTAAATTTGGTACTCCGGGAGGGATTTAAACCCCCGATCTCTCGGTTATCAGCCGAGTGCTTTAGATCGCTAAGCTACCGAAGCATTAATATTTGGTTGCAGAACGTTTACCATTTCTAGGCGCACCGGGAAGTCGGGCACATTCCGCCATTTTTCTTTTTATTTTGCGGATGTTTTCAGGTGTTTGATCTTCTGGTTTTAGGCCAGATACATTACACCATAGTTTACCCTCCCATGCTGTAATGATCATTACGCCGTTACACATAATCTTTTCTGTAAAAGAAATTCTCATTATCGTATCTCGTTTAGGTAAGAAGTATAATGGAATTTAGCTTCTCCAGTCTTATCTATTTCTACCTCAGTTCGTGGTACTTGACGAACTACATCATGAATCATCTTATAGCGAATGCCTTTAGCTGGTTCATGATCTTTTGGAAATACCTGTTTAACCGTTACTACTTTATACTCTTCACGCGGTGTTAACACAACTACTTGATCACCTTCTTTGATTTTCCAAGAAGATGGAAATTCATAGGTATATCTTTGGCCACCAGTTTGGAATACTACAGAAAGATAACGCTTCATTTGGTTTCCCTCCCATTAATTTATATAAATATTATAACAAGAAATAAGAGAGAAGGCAAATGAATTTTTAAATTTGGTGCTCCCACCAGGAATCGAACCCGGTTCAGATGCTTACAAGGCAACTGCATCGCCAGCAATGCTTTAGGAGCGATAATCCCATTATTTCAATGGGATTTCTTTTTCAAATACAGGGGATTTATCTGACATTACTGTCATTGCCAACTGCTGAAGAAACTCGAAAGTTAGCTTTAAACGTTCTTCGCCTAATTCAATCTCAACGTATTTCTTTTGTTTGTCAACCTTTAATTTTAGGTTATCAGCCATCTTCGGATTCTCGTTGCTTGGCTACTGCTAGCCAGTCTGGTAAAAGAAACTTAGTACGAAACTCTTCATACGTTTCTTCTGGGTAAAAGCTAAAACCTCCTTTCTCATCATTCAAGATAACAGAGCCGTCAGTTTGTTCATAAGCTCGGTATGTTTCCCCAATAATGATAACTCGTTTATCGGTACTTTTATTACGAAACTCAAAAACGTGCATAGAGATTCCTTATTTGGTGCGGGATACGAGAGTCGAACTCGTGTCTACTGGTTGGAAGCCAGTTATTCTAACCACTGAACTAATCACGCATTAATTTGGCTGGAGAAGGAGGAATCGAACCTACCATTAACGGAGTCAAAGGCCGTTGTGCTAACCGTTACACTACTCTCCAATAATTTGGCTGGGATGCCACGGATCGAACGTGGAACCTTCGGAGTCAGAGGCCGACGATCTGCCAATTGATCTACATCCCAATAATTCTTTACTCTACGGAAGTGGAGTAGTTGGCTCAGGTTCTTCAAGGCGCTTACCTTCATGATCTACTCGAATGACTCCGCATCCTTCGCAAACCACAACTGCACCATAACCTTCTTTGACTTCGGCTTCTGTAATCAGACCAGATAAGTCACCAGTATCTCTGCCCCACATATCAAGGGAGCATTGCTTGCAGAAATCAGCCATATTTTATTTCCTATTTAAGTTAATTTGGGGTGGCTAGTGGAATTCGAATCCACATAGGCCTGATTCACAATCAGGATCATTAACCAATTATGATATAGCCACAATTGAAAACTCGCAGGGTTAGCGAAACCATCCTCAATTAGCATGTTCTAGAATACTAATCAAGTTATCTCCTATTGCACGCAGCTCAAGACGAGTACGAATTTTCAATTGTGGCGGCTCTCAGAAACTCTTCTATTCTAGCCCCAGAAGCTTACCCCCGAACGCATGTCGGGAAAGTCTTTCCAAGCGCATCAAATAGCACCGTTACACTTTGAGCCATTGATATATCAAGGAACAGAAGGAGTTGAACCTTCACGAGATAGACCATTTATCTCAACCGCTTTTAAGGTATATTTCTAGGAGTGGATGTTCCTAGTAAACCTATTCGGCAGTCCCGTCTACCAATTCCGGCATATTCCAAGAATTTTTTATAAACCAGCAGAAGCCTCATTTAAAGCATCAACAATAGCTTCACGCTGGGTCATTCCGTACCCGGTGGAATCTAGGTGCGGCAAATAAGCCATCCACCCCTTATCTGTTTCATGAAGACATGCTTTAAATTTTTTACCATCCTTCATTGTTACAGTAACTGTTTTGCTCATAAGACTTCCTTATAGTTAATTGGCAGAAGATAATGGAGTCGAACCATCACCGTATCACTACAGCGGGCTGGTTTTCAAGACCAGTTACGTACCACTACGTCCTATCTTCTAGTATTTATTATACTAATAGTCACTCGTACTAGTGAAATCTTCTACTTTTCCACAAATTTTACAAGTCCTACGATGATAGTAGGTAATTTTTACTTTAGACCAGCCATCGTGATCATTACCTAGGTTTTCTGTTACTCCCCAAGTATGGGAACACTCATTTTCAATTTGCTTAGTAAGAGCGTTATAGCGAGTATAAAACTCCTCCTGGGCAATAGCAAACTCTTTCTGTAGTTTATCACGAGCAATAATAGCACGTTCCAGATATGTTAAATCGGGCATTCCAGCTTTTTCAGCAGCATCTATAACCTTATCTTCATCTAAAGATGCTAAAAACTCTAGAGCTTTATCTTTTGCTAACATTATTATTATTACCTCAAGTGTTTGGCGGAAGAGGAGAGATTTGAACTCTCAAGCCGTTTTACCAGTCAGCCACTTTCCAAGCGGTTTTCGTCGCCAATTCGATTTGCTCTTCCAATAATAAGATGATGCCTCTATCACGCCAGACAGTTACGCCTCGCTGGGATTCGAACCCATTAAAACAGCTCAACCGAGATAGTAGGTTTAATTTACTCTGACCATCAAATTTGGTGCGTGACAAGGGATTCGAACCCTCAAAACCCGACTTCTAAGGACGGTATGTATGCCAATTCCATCAATCACGCGTATTTGGTGGAGGATAACGAATTCGAATCGTTCTGATGTCCTCGGTGCAAGCGAGGTGTCCACTCCCAGCAGACCCATCCCCCAAAATCTTTAGTTTACTAAGGCTATTAGCTCGGCGTAACTACAGCACCTTCGCTTCGAGCGGAAGGAACTGCGTCATCTCGCAAACCCGATACACTATTCAGTTGCCATGAATCTAGTGGACTAATCTAGAACTTCTCCCAAATCGTAGGGATCGTGCTTTTTGGCAGCCAGTCCTAGGTCGAGCTAATACCTTAGTGAACTATGATGAGGATTTCTCCCCATCAATTTATATAAATATTATAACAAGAAATTAAGCATTAAGCAAGTACATTTTTGCAGATTTCTTGTAATTCCTTTACATCACGAACGTAAAGGTAGTCTGAACTTCCAGAGTGCATACTTTGCATAAACACACCCTCATCTGGCGCAGTATCCTTCAGAGTAATTCCTAACCAAAAAGCGGCAAAACGAGGTGTTACCTCACCTTGACTTGCCTTGAATACATCGGCTTCTGTGATCTCCTGACCAGTAGAAAGTCCCATATACGGTACGTTCAGATCAATATCTTTGTAGAATTCAGCTAGGTCTTGTTCGAAGTCCCAACCTTTAGAGATAGCGAACTCTATTGTTACATGACCGAAATAGCCTTGAACCTTGCTTGATAATTGCATTTGCAATTCCTTATTTTGAGTTAATTGGTACTCGGTGATAGAATCGAACTATCGCAACCGCCGTGTAAAGACGGGGTTCTCCCATTAAACTAACCGAGCAAAAGATTTGCTACTAAAAATGCTTCGAACAGAAATTCACAAAATCCCGCTAAAAACATACCTATTGTAAAATCGGCAGAAAATACATAGGAATCTTTTATTTTCTGCTTCATTAAGTAAAACCAGATAGTCATTAAAATCTCTCCATTCTAAAGCCAATGAAGTAAGGTGCATTACACGGAACATGCTTAAGATCTTTAAGAGTAATTTTACGTCCTAAGCGTCGTTCCATACAAGTGAAACATAGAACAATATCTTTGGGCTGCTCTTTTCTTATCTGATCCCAGACCCAATCTTCAACCATACACATTTCATGGTATTGTTCACAGTCTCGACAATAATGACACTGATGTTCTGGTACTTTTTGATTTTTAATACACAGTTCAGTAAAGCGTTTTCCGGCTCTGCCAGACATTTCTGATATTGTTTCTAGAACTTTGTTAATATTCATAACAAATTCCTTTAAATTGGTAGATCGCCTGGGACTCGAACCCAGAACCTTCCGATTAAAAGTCGGATGCTACTAAACCTATTGAGCTAGCGACCTATTAGTAGCCATTATATACTTCTTTAATAGAATAGACTTTTAGGTAAGAATGATTAATCCCAAACTCCGCCATTACTTCTTTTTCATTTTTTCCATAATGTGCAAGTAAGAATCTTGAGGTATTATTACCTAAACGTTTGTCACTTACTACTAATCGAAATACTTTCATTTCGAAATCCTCTATTAAAAGGGAAGCGGGTGCAGGAATCGAACCTACCTCTTTCTAGCTTATGAGACTAGCGATCTCTACCAGAGATCTAACCCGCAATTGTTTGGTCAGTGCGGCAGGACTCGAACCTGCGACCCGAAGCATCCAAGGCTCCCACGCTACCAACTGCGCTACGCACTGTTAATTTTGTTAACTCACTTTATAAGATATATTATACAGAGAATTAAGTAAAATAGCAAATGAATTTTTAATAAATTTACTTATTATGTAGGCCGCCTGGAGGCTACCAACCCCACGGCTGACAAAGAAGTTTGCGAGACTTCTCTTAAAAGCCAGAATAGACCCGCCGGTCTATCGGAACCTACATAATAAGTAAACTTTATAGTGTCATTCTAGGCAGGACTCGAACCTGCTATCACTTGTGCGGACTTACGAGAACCATTCTTTCACTCGAATCGAACGAGCTTCTGCCCTCGCCAAGCTGGTTTCCCCCATCAACCACGCTAGAATGTTAGATTGTTTTCAGTGCAAGAGTCCGAGTCTTGGACACGACCGCTTCGCAAGTACATAGGCAGCTTATCATGAGTCAGCACTTCCGAATTGCTAGCTCCGTGTTCTGCACTGAAATTTTATTAGTTTAATCGTAAAGTATTATCTACTTCACCATTAATTGTTCGGCATTCCTCTGGAATTGCCGGGGTGGCCTTGTATTCCCACCATTCAGCACCGTCATATTCCCCACGTTCTAGCCAAGTTCCATCGGCAAACCATACATTACCATAAAGTAATTGTCCGCCGTATCCAGAATCATATTCAAAGTCTAGGTTATTAAGAAAATCCTCAATATCTTCTTCTGTATAGCCTAAAGGTAATACCCAGACTTTTTTGTCCCCATAATACCCAAATTCTATTTTAATACACTTAACTTCAGAATTAGTATTTTTTAAGGCAAGTAACAGCTCTTCTTTAGCATTACGCATAATATATTCTCATACTGAATTAATTTGGCGCGACCGATGGGATTTGAACCCACATTCTCTCCCGTGACAGGGGAGTACCATTACCAAGCCAGCCCCGGTCGCATAATTTATTTACTCAGCTTTGAGTTTTTCAATAGCTGCATTAAGTTCTTTAAGAAACTCTTTTCGTACATTAAGACGATTGAGACTTACTAGTATATCATGTTTAAGTTCTTCGATGTATTTCTTCTCAACTTCAATATTGTTGATAGTACTATCACGATGAACTTCTAGCTGCGCAATCACATTCTTGGACATGCTTGTTTCCTCAGTTATTAATGAAAATGGTATCTGTGGCTGAATTCGATGTCAGCAATGATAGCTGGTTGGCTACCGGTTTACTTAACTCTACACAGAATTTGGCGGTTCCTGCTGGATTCGAACCAGCAACCCTCAACTTAACAAGATGCCGCTCTAACCAATTAGAGCTAAGGAACCATATAAGTCAGAACTAGAGTTAATACGTCCTAGATATTTACTAAGATCCCTAGAATTTATACTAAACCACTCATGTTCTTTTAAATCTTTGAAATACTGGTGAATTAGTTTTTCACCTTTTCGTTTGTCAAACCAAAAAGACCAATGCTCTAACTTATAATCCCTATAGGGGGAATAAGTCTGATATTGAGCTAATCTCTCTTTTGGATTTTGACTCATACCTATTTTATACTGATTTTTCCATGCAGGATTACTAATACAGTATACAAAACCTTCGGAAATAGGAAGTTTATTTTCCTGCTTAAACTTTATAAAGGAAAGTGCAGCAAGTTTTCTTGAATACATAGTATTCGTATTCTTTTTGGTATTACCATTGGTTCCTGAAAGATTTATATATTCTTCTATAAATCTCTGGATTAGTTCTGCGGTTATATAGAAGGGCTCATTAGTAACAACGCCTTTCTTTACCAAACTATCAAAAACTTTTGTATGCACTACTTCTTTCCTTTAGTAATTTGGACGACCGCATGAGATTTGAACTCACATAAAAAGGATTTGCAATCCTTCGCCTAAGCCATTCAGCCAACGGTCGATTTATCTTGTTTTTCGAGATCTTCAAATTCTAAATCATTGAAGTTCCCTAGAGTACGGGAGTAGAACCCGTCTCCTACGTCATAGCCTGATTTACCACAATCACACATTTTAAACTCTCTATAACGAGTGAAAATATGTTCAGAACCACAACACTTAAATTTAACTAACATTTTCATTTAACACGCTCCGGTAAATCTTCGAGTTTATATTGGGTAGCCACATTAGCAGCATCTAGTAACAAACCCATATGTTTAAGAATCCTGGTGATAGCCTCGCCTTCTGCTTCTTCTACAAAGCAACGTAGATTAACGAAGTCAATACCACCATCCATACCAGAGAAAATGTTTAGTAAGCGAAACATTACCAGCTTACGTTCTTTCAATTCTTGTTCTGTCATGTTGCTTCTCCAGTTCAATTTATGTAATTATTATATAGAACTTTTGGAAACTAAGCAACTACATTTTTTAGGAATTTGATCCCTTTCTTTTTCTTCTTATATTTCCACGTTAATGGATTCTGTCGATTATGAACGCTTGAGATCTTTGTCTCGTCAAAGTTCTTCAATATCATGTAATCACAGGATAATTGTTCTAGTGGAATGTGATCACCGTCAAAAGCGTATACATAAGGCTGTTGACTAGCACGATAATGATAGACTTTGTTAATTCTACGTTTCAGCGACTTATCCGCGCAGTAAATAAAGAAGTTTTCAGGATGCATCAGCATCTCCTTCAATTTGGTGCACCCTGTTCGTATCGAACGAACCTCTCAAGCTCTTCAGGCAAGCGCTAATCCATCTCAGCTAAAGGTGCAAATTTTGGCAAACCCACTAGGACTCGAACCTAGACCGTACGGTTTTGGAGACCGACATGCTGTCCAGTAACACTCTAGGAATGCAGAAATTGGTACACCCACGGAGAATTGAACTCCGATTCTCAGATTGAACTCCGATTCTCAGATTGAAATCCTGATGTCCTAGCCATTAGACGATAGGTGTATTAAATTTGGTGGGCGTTAATGGAGTCGAACCACTCGAGTCGCAATGACCAGGGATTTACAATCCCCTCCGCTACCACTTACGGAATAAACGCCCATATTTAGAAGCATTCAAATACTTGTTTAAACACTTTTAAATATGTTTCCGAATTAGATAACTATTATACCAAGTTTTAAGGCACTGAGCAAGTCAAATTTTAAAGAACTTGCTCAGTGCTGTATTAGTTAGTCGAACTTAGGAGTGATAGTTAAGGAGAACGGAAGTTCGAAAACTTCTTCGCCCTCATTACTAACGGTAACTACACGACCTTTAAGTTCAGACATTAAAATATCAATATCAGCTTTTGCATCTGGAGCCATGCCAGCTTCAATACATTTAGCTTTAACTTCCGGTAAAAGCTCTACGTTATAGAGATAGAGCCACTCAATCTCACCTTCCCAGTCTTCCCAGGATTTGCAGATTGCACTTTCAATACCAGTTGCTACAACACGATTTTGCATTAATTAACTCCTTCATCAATTTATATAACTATTATACCAGAAATTTAAAGTAAAAGGCAAGTACATTTTTAAAAATTCTGTTTGGAGGAGCTAAACTCCAGATTTTTCGGCCAAGTCTAGACTAATAAGAGTTATAGCCATAATTGCTGCACCGTGTTCTTTTTCTCCGGTGTTTTTAGCAGAGTCTATAATATCCTTAATCTGTTCGTAATAACTTTTTACTTCTTGTTCAATGCCTGCCTCGGCTATCATGCCTTTAGCCATGAATCGTTGCATGGTAATTTCAGGATTAGCCATGTTGTTTCTCCAGTTTCATTTTTAATAGTTTACAGATGAAATCAACGTCTTCATCTGTGCCTAAGTCTCTATCCTCAAGGGTCGCCTTGAAGTTTTTCGTCAATTCCATGAGGATGACTTCCCTAGAACGACGTGTTGGCGGAGGTGGATGTCTATACATCTTATTTCCTTAATTTGGTAGGGGTGGTGGGATTCGAACCCACAAAACCTGAATTTTAAGTCCAGTACCTATGCCAATTCGATTACACCCCCATGTAATCAGTTTATTAGTTGATACATATTATAGCCTAAAGAAAACCCTACTACTAATCCTACGAACCAACCAATATAATAATCTTTTAATTTCACGGGTGTCAACCTCGTTCAATATCTAGAGAAATACCACAGGTAGGATTAATGCCTGTGCCTTTGCACGTCGGACAAACCCAGATATTACAGAATGTATCCCCTGCTTCTGCATCAGAACTTTTCCAACTCCTAGACAGTTAGGACAGGCACATTCTTCTAGCTCTTGCTTGAGTTCTTGAAACTTAGACATATAGTTTCCTTATTCAATTACTTTTGAGGCTTCAAGGGAGTCGATATAGTGTACGTTTTCTACCATGATCATATAATCTGCCACTTTATCCATAGCCTGAGCTTCAGAGGTAGCCCTGGCTAACCTATATCCTTTTTTATATTCATCCGGGTATTCCCTATCTGGAATAAACACAACACAAACTAGGTATAGTTCCACTTGTAACCTCTCTAATCAAGATGGTGGCTCCCCGAGGATTCGAACCTACGTACCTTCCGGTTATGAGCCGGATGCTCATACCATATGAGCTTGAGAACCAGAATTTGGCGGAAGAAGTGGGAATCGAACCCACAAGGCTATATTTCAAACCGACAGATTAGCAATCTGCTGCAATACCGTTATGCTATTCTTCCGAATTTATAAGATATATTATATTAGAAATTTAGCTTCATAGCAAGAAAATTTTTCAAGTTTTCGGTAGACATCTCATCCACATCTACAGGAGAAACAAATCCATTTAATTGTCTAGCAAATTTTTCACCAGCAGGATCATTATCCCCAACAGCTACCAATTTAAAAGGTAGTAATTTCAATTGCTTTAACAACGCTTTTCCTGGAGAAGAACCCAACATTGCCAGGGCTGGATAACCAGCGTTATGTAATGCTACGGCCTTAAATACAGATTCCGCAACCAATACTACTTTTTCATCCCCATTGAGAGTTTCCAGCCCCCATACACACTGTGTAGTAGAATAAGTAAAATACTTAGCTTCAAAAGGAGATTTACCATGACCTTTTGGAGCAGAAGGATTATAAGTCTGATAGCCTCTCAACATCCCAGAGAAGTCATACAATGGGACTGTTAGCCATCCTTCCGGACTTAACCAGCAATGATATTTATCTGTATCAAACCCTCTAGATAAGAGATGTTCTGTTAGTTCATCAACAGTCATATTAGATTCCTCTCAAATTTATAAATATATTATACAGAGGATTTAGCATTCAAGCAATTGAATTTTTTAACTTTTTAGAGGAAAATCACAGGATGCTTACGGGTAGCAGGTAAGTGGTCAGGACCGAAATTTGTGACCCCACTAAAAATCTGGGGTCAATTTTTAAAGACCCCTTGACATTTTTGCCGGGGTAGTGTAAAGTATATGTTATGGATGAGTGATCAAAGAGACACACATTTTCTATATACTAGGAGGTGTCAAAAAATGACAGAAGAAGTAGCTAAGAGTCCTGAAACCGTCGCTAGCGTAGCAGCAGAACTGCATCGTCACGAGGAATCAGATAAGAAAAAGTGGGAGAAAGTCAAAGCCTACGAAGAAGAACATCGTGAACACGATGATAAAGATGAAGAAGATGACGATGATGAACATTGTCATAAATATGGAAAACATAAAATGCAAGAACCAGTAAACGTATTTACTAATGGCTTCCCTGGCATGGGTGCATTCCCAGCTAACGCAAGTGCTTTCGGTGGAGAAGGTATGGGTCTATTCGGAGCTATCCTAATCGGTGCTCTATTAACAGGCGGATTTGGTGGTTTTGGTGGTTTTGGCCGTGGTGCTGGCGTTGCCGCTGAAGGGACTGCTGTGGACGCGATCCTTTCTAACCAAGATACTGCAAGTATTCTAGCTGCAATCAATACTACTCGTACAGAAGCTAACCAGGGCACTGGGGCTGTTCTAAGCGCAGTAAACGGTGTGGGAGCTGCTCAAGCTGCTAGCACTCAGCAAGTTCTGACTACTATCTACGGTACAGGTGCTAATCTGTCAAACCAGATCTGTGCTGAAACTCGTAACGTTATTCAGGGTCAGTTCGATCTTTCTCGTCAGATGGATCAATCTTTCGCTGCTAACCAGATCGCACGTGCTCAAGATAAGTTTGACTCTGCTCAGATTGCTTTCCAGCAGTCTATTCAGACCAATAACCAGTTTGCCGCTGTTCAGGCTCAGATGTGTGCTAACCAGAATGCTATAGAGCGTCAGCTTGCTGAATGTTGCTGTGAACTTCAGACTGCGATCGCTGGTGTAACTACTGCGCGTATCCAGGACGAACTGAATGAATGCCGTCTGCGTGAAGCAATCGCTCAAGGTAGTGGTGCTAACGGTCAGGTAATTAACCAAATCGCTGTAAGTCTTGGTGCTATCACTCAGACTCTGGCTGGTCTGCAGGCTAAACTGCCGGCTTAAAATTAAGGGGAGGAGCCCATTATGAGTAAATATGGTTTTGTAAACAACGGATTTAATCAACAAATGGGCTCCCAGCAGCCCGTTCCGGGTCTGGATAATCCTTACCTACAACAGTTGCAACAGCGTTTAGCAGAAGCGCAACAGATGCAGCAACAACTCCAGCAAAACCCTGGAAGTGTGAGTCCTATGCAAATGATGCAGCAAATGAGCGGGCAGTCGCAAATGCCTCAACAAATGCAGCAACAGGTGCCTCAGCAGCAAGTTCAGCAACAAACCCAACAACCGCAGGTTTCTGCGGAAGGACAGGCAGTACTAGCTCTTTTCGAAGATTTCGCAAAGACAGAGGATGGGAAACAGCTTGTATCACTTATGGGTAAGTTTAATAGCTTCTGCCAAAGCCAGGTTGCAAAAGCTCAAAATGGTGATAATAACTCCTAAGGAGGAATTATGTGTTGCAGAAAATCTGTTTCGTGCTGCCCAATGCCTGTAGCACGTTGTTGCTCTCCAGCAATGTTTACACAAATACCGGCGTTCAATCCCTTTGCCTTTAAGCCTACTCTTATCCTGCCCCCTAGAGTAGATTTTCAGTCAAGATTGGCCTCCCGTATGGGTGGTTGCTGTAACAAGAGTATATGGTTCTAAAGAACCAATAATAAAAAGCCCCTAGTCGAAAGACTTAGGGGCTTTTCTCTTATCTTAAATACAGAAAAGCCCTGCGCTCTCCAGGGAACGCAGGGCTTACTTCGAATATTACGTGTGGGTATTACTTGTTACGCATATCCATAATCATCTGGCCATCATAACCAGTGCCAACCACAGTCTGCGGTACACCACCTTGATACTTCTGAGCACGAATCATTTCAACTTCTAGTTGCTTCCAGCGAATCATCTCAGGAGTAATGGTACGTTGCAGAGCAGCGTTAGCTTCAGCTTCTTTCTTAGCTGCATACAGTTTAGCATCTGCATCACGTTCGTTTGCAATAGCTTGGTTGTTACGAGCTTCACGATCTGCTTCTGCTTGTTTAACCTTCTGCTGTGCTTCTTGTTCAACGCGAGCTAATTCAGCTTTCGCAGCATTAACTTGTTCTTCGCGAACTTTGGTATTCTGTACCTGTTCCATAATTACCGGTGGCAATGTAATATCCTGAAGGAACACTTGCTTAACTGTGTAACCATAGGGGCGTGCATACTCTTCAACTTCCTGTTGAATTGCAGTTTGCAATTGTGCTTGAATTTTAGCATCAAACAAATCTTGTGCTTTAGGTACAGACTTACCAAACTCACGAATAGTAGACAGTAATTTTTCAGTTACATACTTATCTAGAGCCTGATCTTGAGTACCCGCATTAATACGGTTGATCGGTGCCTTAGAACCATCAAACTGCAACATAACAGTCAGGTCAACAGTGGATTTAAACTTATCCTGGCTAGGAACCTGAAGTTTATCTAATTTTACAGCAATATCTTTTGTACTAAAAGTATCGAAAGATGCAAATGGGTTTACAAGATGGAAACCAGGTAATACTGGGTTAGGATCTACTTTACCTAGAAATGTTTGGGTTTTAACCGTACCATCAGAAACAATAGTATATGAATTAAAAGCTAGGATTAAACCTGCTAAACCAACTACAGCACCAATACTCCAACGTTTAATAGTGCGAATTACTTTTTGCTCAGAAGTCAGTTCTTTCATATTTTTAGTATTAGACATATATTTCCTTTGTTTTAGTTACAGTTAATAAAATTGGCCGAGGTGACAGGATTCGAACCTGCATAAAGGAATTTAGAAGACTCCTGCCTCTCCCTTAGACTACACCCCGTTTAAGTATTTTTAAGAACTCTCGTAAAAACTCTTAAAAATACAGACGATACCGGGAGAGTCATAAGTCTCACTCATTAAGTATTTCAAGACAAAATACAGTAACGTCTATTATTTTCCAGTTTAAGTCAAGGTGACTTAGTGGTTATGTCCTGCGGTATACTGAGGACTAGGTTAGGTTAGGGTCATGACTCCCCACCTTTTTGCTGCTACTCAACAGGAGTTATCGCGAATTACCTGTGCTATTGTGCACCATTAGTGGCATCTCTCATGCCAGCATTTCCCACTTTGTGGATAGTTTGAAAAACTACTCCGATATGGAGAAAGAACTTCACTATCCTAGAATACCTTCTAAAGTTCTTCTTTAGCCTGGACATAGTTAAATCGTAATAAAACTATTCAGCAGACTGGTTGGTTAGTCTGGAACCAACTACCGCGTGGTTTAGGCAGTGCGCAACTAACCTCGGAAGCTTTTACATTAAAAGCACCAGTTATCCAGTTCTTACCGACCGTAGGATTCGAACCTACATCTTCCACCAGTTACGGCTTGATAATACCGTTTTATACTAGATCGGCAGTGTTACTACATAAGTGATTTCCACACCCCACTATCAGTAAATTAGAGAAGAGTTTAGGGGAGAGGTTTCAGACGCCCCATTTTACACGTTCTAGCCACTAACCGGGATTGCCGCCCCCTGTGTACTAGTTTTCCAACTAACCCACCGACTCTATTCAATGCGCTCCGGTTGGGATTCTGCACTCAGCGTAATCGGCTCGCTGTTCTCTAATTTATGAATATATTATACAGAATTTATAAGCATTTAGCAAATAAATTTTTAATTAAATTCGCCAGCAATCTGAGCAGCAGTACCACCATCATAACGCCCAGGAAATTCTTCCTTAATCGCTTTCATCAGCATACCTTTTGTAATTCCAGGGTTTAGCTTAACTAATTCTGCAAAGTATTTACGAATCTCAGTATCAGATAACTGAGGAGGCAGATACTCCTGCAACCACTTATTTAGAATGTATTCATACTGAGTGGACTGCAAGCTATAACTATCAAGATCTTGACCATGAAGTTTAGCTTTCATCTGGTTAATGCTTTTTAGTTGAGCTTTGAGATAAGACACAAATTGTTCAGAAGTGATGAAATCTTTATCAATACGCTGAAGATCCCCGATTATGGTCTGATAGCTTTTAGCGACTTCTTTATCAGAACCATTAAACTTAGAATCCTGCAAAGCTCTACGCAAAACATCTAAAATATTCTCTTCCATTATTTCATTCCTAACGCTTGGTTAAAAGATTGTTCTGTCATAACTGCTGAGACTTTGGCGAAATCAAACTTTTTAGGGTTCGTAGTGATCTCAGCAACGTTGGAAGTTTTAACAGTTTTCGTAGTACGAATACCGCGAGTATTAACACCAATAATTACAACTGATTTCATATTTCGCTTCCTCTCATTAATTTATGAAAGTATTATACAGAAGTTTAAGTATTTAAGCAAATAAATTTTTAAGTTTTAGTGACAACAGGCTTATAAAATGTATGTCCCTTAATCTTAGTTGTTTTCTTAAACTTCTTTGTCCAGTATGGTTTATCTTTACCACTATGGAAGTATAAAGCTCCATGTGTAGGATCTTGTGGTAAATCAACGTAGTATATCACTCTAGCTAAATTCTTGGCGGTTTGCCAAGCCTCATCAGTTTTATCAACTTTTGGTCTCTTAGATACCCAAGAGAACTGGTTAGACTGATATACTACTTTACAGTAGGAATCTGGGAATTTACCGGAGTTTACACGGTTTTTAGTAACATGTGCAATCGCCGTCATTCCCTTTATGCCCTCACCACGACTTTCGAAATAGATATTTTTAGCAATGCAATCTATTTCTTTTGCATCGTGCGATGCCTGACTACTAAAGCTGAAGGTAAGGGCAGCTACTAAAAGCAAAGCTGCCTTCATTCTTTTTACTCCTGCCAATCATATTCAACACGATTGGGATTTTCTTTATACCCTAAGTCAAGCAAATCATTACGCATAGTTTGCTTAGCTACGGGATTCGAGGTTACTAGTACCACTTTCTTTGGTCTCTGCCCAAATTCTAAGAGTAAACGAAGAATTTGATAACCTTCCATACCATCTACAGCCAAGTCATTATCCATATAAACAAAGTGGCCTGTGGTATCAGTTTTATTCAGAAACTCGACAGCGGCTTCTGGGGTTCGAATGATAATGTCCATTCCATGAAGATTACGCACATCATCAATCAAAATATGAAAAGTCATAATAGCCTCGTTTCATCAATTTAAAAATATATTATACAGAAAACTTAATAAATTAGCAAATACATTTTTAAATTGTGAAACTAGTAAACCGATAAACAGCCTAGAGGCGCCACAGGCCATATCTTACGAGCCATGTACCTTTGATCTAGGGTTTGAATCATCAACGAATACTTTGCATCTTTTAGCTTTAGAAGTTTAGAAGTTTGAGTTCTTTAAACTTTTCAGCTTTCATACTTAAATGTTGATCTTTGAAGTTGTGTCGGTAATATCAACGACGCTTTGTTTTTACGTGTCAGATTAAATGTCTGATGTAATAAACATAATCTCCAATAGATTATACTTTATAGTATGGTCAGCGGTCTTATTTAACCTCGTATTTCAACCGCTGCTGCGAGGTAAGATGCTTGGGCTTTCGTCTACCGATTTACTAGCTTTTAAATTATTACTCTACTTCAATGAAGGTAGAGGCGTTAGACTCGGACAGAACAAAGTCAACATTTGTTGCAAAGTCCTGATATTCCTCGTCATGCTGCTTAATCAGCTTCTCCAGTTCCAGCGGATCAATCAAGAATGGAGTATTCTTGAGTTCCAGCAGGTTGAGCTGCATTTTAACTTCATCTTCGGAAGTTTTCTTATCGCGGGTAGCCATGCTATCCTGCAAACGCTCATATTTAGCATCAAACTGTGCTTTCTGCGTATTAAACTTAACCGTAGCGGCATGGAACTGCTTACGCATGTTAGCCAGCAGCTGAGCTTTAAGCTCCATAGAACGCTTAGCTTCAATTGCTTCCGCAACAGTCATCTTACGAGAACCAATCTCAACTACTGTTTCCGCATTGCTCTTAATCAGAGCAGCTTTGATACGATCACGCTTGGACATCATATCCATGAGAGATTGGAAATCTGCCTTAATACGTGCAGACAGATCGTCTACTTCGATTGCAGCGCCAACTACAACCTTATTTTTATCCTTACCTTCACCAACAGCGATCAGAAGCTGTTGTTCAGTAGCTTTACGGATTTTAGCTTCCAGAGATTTGATAGTTGCCAGAGCGCGAGTTTTAGAGATACGAGTAGTCATTATTTGCTTCCTTATATGAAGTTTGAGATTTGAATTTGTTTAAATTTGGTATATTACAGACCAATTGCCAGCAGAGTGCGCAGAACAGTATCATTACTGTTATCAATTTTAGGATTAGCACGATTTAACAGATCAAAGATTTTCTGGATACCTGATTGACGTTCAGCCATACGACGTATACCAAGATTACGAGTAGCTTTCTTACCATTTTTACGAACATTTTTAGATACTGGCATATTTGTTTTCCTTTTATTGTTTTCTCAAATTTATGAATATATTATACAGAATTTTGGAGCCGGAAGCAAATCAAATTTTCATTTTTTCGATCATAGCTGCAACACAATAGCTTTCAACTAAGGCATCAAATGCAGGATCATGCTTAACCGGATATATCCCATAACGAATGGTGTCCATCTTCTCCATTTTAGCTATTGCCCAGCTAACACCTTCGGTCTCTAGAGCCTTATAACTGTATCCAGCTTGCATCCAGAGATTACGAAGAGATCGAACATTACCCAAATTCCAGAATTTCCACGGAACTACCTCTTCATTGGTTCCAGCATGGAACGTGTTTGCAGAGTAGATAGTCATATCAAACTCTGGGCCATTGCCATAATACAAAGCATTTTCGCCTAGAGCCAACTCCATAATATTTTGGGCCATAGAGAAGGCAGCATAGTTTGAGCCTAATTTATTAGTGCAATGATGTTTACCATTTTGGAAGGCAATCAGTTTTGGATTACGTTCCTTCATAGCTTCCATAATATGTAGAGCTGATGGGCTATTCTTAGCTTGATCCATCCAGAATGCTAGAGTAGATGCCGTAACTTTAGCTCCAGAATTAAGCTGATCCTGCACATCCAAAGTAACAAATACTAAGTCAGGGTCTTTATCAATCCCATGCATAGCCACAAAAGCGAAAGAAGGCATTGCGATATGAGTAGTACCACAATCTCCTGGAGTTCCTAGAGATTCAATATCTAGCATACCAAATGGTTTTACTTTCATAACTTATCCTTTATTGTGTAGAAAACTATTAAAGAGCTGTCTCTTTAATAGACTCCCACTTCTTGGGGTCTTTAAAACCAGGAAGCATATCCTCACTGACATCCCAGTTCTCTTCCATAGAGAAGTCGGGCCATTCATTCCAGCTACCTTCCAGCTCTTCATAACAGGTATCCATTACCTCATGACTAGAAAGTCGTGTATAATCCCTAGCTGACTTATGGGTGCTAGCACGGTTAAAATCATTCTTTGCTACAAAATTACGCATAGTTTCTCCAAATAAGAGGGGCTTTCGCCCCCTGATTTAAATTACTTGCCCAGCAGTTTAAGGATATTTTCCATAATAGTTTGGGCAGATTTTTCACTCTTGTTGGTTTCAGCCAACTTTAAAGCGAGTTCTTCCTGCTGTTTCTGAATATCCGCAGCAATTTTTTGATCAGCCTCAATACGAGCTTGAAGCTCATCAGTGATAGTGGTAAAGGAAGCAACGATTTCAGTAACGGAACGTGGTTTCTTAGAGAACATAAAAAATATCCTTGATTAGTTAGAGAATCAGTAGATTCTAGGGGCTCTCGCCCCTATTTATCTATTACTTCGCTTTACGCTTGCGAGCTGGTTTAGCAGATTTACGAGCAGAATCACCCGTGAACTTAATGCCTACACCGTAACACAGAGCACGAACATTATCTTTACTATACTCTACGCCAAAGATATTTGGCTTAACAGAACCAAACTGTCCACGAGTATCACGCAATACATCTGCTGTTGGTTTACGCTTCTGGTTAACTGCCTTCTCATAGTCTTTCATAGACATACCATTACGAGAGAACAATTCAGCCCCAGCGTTGAAGCTCAGGGAAACTGGGACAGATTTGTGGCCGTAATTTTCTACATACATAACCATTTTGTAGGATTTACGGGTAGCATTTTTAGCTTTAGGCTTCTGACGAATCGGAGCCGGATTATTCAGTGCTTGCGCAGCCTGAGCATCGGTAGGATGCTTACGCAGGTGACGTTCCAGGCGAGCTTTGCGATTAGCCTCAGTCTTCGGGAAAGTTTTAACTGCCGGAGCTGCTTGAGTTTTTGCGTTTTTCTGCTTAGCCATTATTTATTTTCCTTTTTGTTTATCAATTTATGAAGTATATTATACGAGAATTTGAAGCGTTTAGCAACTGAATTTTTTAAAAATTATCTACCAACCATCTTGGCTTGTTCTGCATCGGAAACATATTGATACGCTCCTTTATTATACGCTGGAGCAGTACACATTTTCTTACGCTCAATCTCTTCTTGAGCTTTTCTTTCGCGTTCAGCTAATTCTTCATCCAGATAAACTAAACGTTGTTCTGGAGGAGGTGGAAGACGTGTTTCTGGCTCACCAATATTAGCCTTTCTTATTTGACGAGGTGATTGTGCACGTTTTCTCAACGGTTTAAATCCTAATGAATTTGAGTTATAAATTCGCATAAAGCCCTCCTCACTTTCAATACGAATATTATACTAAATTAGAGGGCTTTAAGCAAGAAGATTTTTAATTTATTTATCACATCTCGGCCATTTCAGCTTCAGTAATAACTGTGTTACACAGTGCATCTACAGCTTCATTACCACTAATACCAGAATGTCCTTTAACCTTAATAAAGGTAGGATTAGTATTATGAAAGTTGATATACTTCTGTGTTAATTTAAATGCTTCCTGCCAAAGTTCTAGATTAAGAGGAACTTCACCATCTGCTTTCTTCCAGCCTTTCCTTTGCCAAGAAAACATCCAACTTTCCATACCATTTTTGCAATAAGCAGAGTCAGTATAGATAATAATTGGTCTATTATCTTTTTTAACGGACCAACGTAGAGCTTCTACAATAGCTGTGAGTTCCATCTCATTATTTGTAGTTTTAGGACTATAACCAGATTTAGAGCCTAAACGATCATCGTTATCATCATAGACAATAAAGCCCCAAGCACCCGGGCCAGGGTTGGACTTACAAGCACCATCTGTGTAAATGTGGAAAACCGACATTATACCTCCCAACTAATTTTAAGACCCATGTCTACAAAGGCGGCTTCTCGGTAGTATTGTGAGAGATGATACCCCTTATCCGATAAGGTTTTTAGTACCGATTTAGCGGCTCCTGGCATTTCTCTAGGATTATATAGCCACCTAGCGTAAGGATTATCTCGAATAATTACTTCTGTATTTCCAGACTTAGCAGCTTCTACAATCTTTTCTTCTATAAACTTTAGAAATGCGGGTACTTCTGTTAATCCTGCAAGTTCTTGGGCTTCTTTGGCTGAAATCATTGTATACCTCCAATTTATAAAATATATTATATTTAAATTTCACTAAATAAGCAAATGAAATTTAAATATAATAGCCCCGAAGGGCTATTTAAGTTAAGAGGACATTTTAGCTTTAAGAGCTGGATGAGGATCGTACCCCTCTAAATGGAATGACCATGCTGCCGTATTATTTTCTAGTAAGTCGTAAAGATCTACAAACTCTGGCATTACTAGAGTTGGCAGAGGGCGTGGCTTGCGTTTTACCTGTTCTTCTACCTGTTCCATGTGGTCATTATAGATATGAGTATCACCGCCACTAAAGATAAGATAACGAGGTTTTAATCCTGTCAGTTTTGCTAATATATGCGTTAATAAAGCATAACTAGCAATATTGAAAGGTAAACCGAGGAAACAATCCACAGAGCGTTGTGTCCATTTAAGATCTAGGTATCCATCGTTACTTACATAGCACTGGAAGCCATAGTGACACGGTGGTAGTGCCATTTTATCAAGTTCAGCTACGTTCCACGCAGAAACTAGGTGTCTACGACCATGTGGATTATTCTTGAGTCCCTCAATGAGTTCTAAAATCTGATCTCGTCCGCCAAAGTTGCGCCATTGTTTACCATATACTGGTCCTAGATTACCATTGTCATAACCCATGCTTATAGCTTGGTCTTCATAATTTGGGGTCCAGATAGTCCACTGTCCTTCGTCACGCCCAAATGTGAATATACGCAGATCATGGAGATTTGTAGACCCAGATAGGAACCATAAGAGTTCTCCAACTACCGATTTCCAAGCTAGACGTTTAGTGGTTACGGCAGGGAATCCCTCACGTAGATCGAACTTAGCATAGGAATCAAAAATTGAAACTGTGCCTGTTCCTGTACGGTCATTACGGGGTTCACCTAGTAAAATTACATCTGTCAAAATTTTTAAGTATTGTTGCATTAATAAGTAACCAATTCCTGTACAAATCGCAGGCTGTTATCACTGTTTGCGCCAACTGCATAGACTAATCGAGTGGATTCATAGTTATAATCCAGTATCATACTATCTAGGTATGTATCTGCCTCTAGCTTCTGTTCGCTAAAGATTGTAGATACAAAAGCACTTTCAATATGCCCATGTTGGTACATTTCTAGAAGAAGATTAGCTCCACCTAGAACTACTGTTTGCTGATCTTTTAGAAAAGTAGGTAATGTATCACCTATCATTGATATGGGAGTGTAAATATCGTGTGTAATATCATCTGGCAGTGGACGATCAGCACGAATAAATAGGTCAGAAGCTCCAATCATACGTTCCCTAACGGCGTATGGAAGAGCTAAATAAGTACCTGCCCCAATAATAATATTATCAGGATTTAGTACATCTAATTGTGAATAAAAAGCATCTAGTTCTTCTTTAAAAGAACCCCAGGGAAGCTTACCTCGGAGGCCGAACTCCCCATTCGGCCCAACTGCATACATTGCTGTAATCATAGGAAATCTCCAAATTCATTGCCCAGATCTTTCAGAGTATCAGTAGAGGTCTCAGTTACCTGACCTACACGGTAAGCTGCACCAATCTGGATTTCTTGTGGAGCAGGCTGTAGAGAAGTAGTATCCAACCAGTTCATGATCCACGGAATAGGGTTTTTGGTGATTACTGGTAAGTGACTAGGCCATTCTACACCAATGTGCATAAATGCGTTACGTCCCACAAAGTACAAGTATTCTTCTAGAAGTTCTGCATTCAAACCAATCAGACTACGACCTTTGAAGATGAAATGACCCCATTCAATTTCAGTTTTCAGAGTTTTCAGGAGCTGTGCTGGTGCTTTAGCCACTGCTTCATCTACCAGATCTTTGTCAAACTGCTGGAACATAATCTGGATGATTGTTTTAGACATCTGAGTATGTAGGGCTTCATCTTTAGCAATCAATTGCAGATTTTTAGCAATACCTTGCAGAATATCGTTCTCTGCTAACGCAAAGGTACATGCAAAGGATGCGTAGAACTGCATTGCTTCCAGACCGTAGATTGCAAAATAAGCATCTAACAGTTTAGCCTGAGTTTCACGCTTAACTTCAGGGAACTCAGTTTCTGGATATGTATTGTCACCACGATGATCACGTACTGCAATGAAATACTGACCTAACTGGTACAGTTCATCAAACAGTTCAACAGAATCTGCGATACGTGCAAATGCTTCTTGGTTTTTAGTTACAGAATCAATAAATTCTGCCGGATCAGTCAGCACATTACGGATAATGTTGCTATACGCACGGCTATGCAGGTCTTCGAAGTAGCTCCACTGTTTTAGCATTCCTTCCAGTTCAGGGCGGCTTACAAGCGGCATAATAGCTGCTTCAGGCGCTCGACTGATAAAGGAATCAGTTTGAGTCTGCCATGCTAAGTTCAGGAGTGTAATTTCCTGAATTTCACGTGGGAGGTTAGGCCATTGTTTCTTATCTGCTTCCAGACTGATTTCAGTTTCAGTCCAAAATTGAGAGCGTTGCAGAAGTGCCAGACGCTCTAATTCTGGATGTGCTACACGTACATAATCTGCGATACCTAGAGAATCGCCCAGGAAAAGATCAGCGTTAGTATGATCCCAATTCAGGTTTAGTAAAGTAGTCATTGATTTTCCTCTTTCTCACTATTTCAGGAATATTATAGCAAATCAGGTAGCGATTAGCAAGTAAAATTTCAAAGAAAAAGGAGACCCGAAGATCTCCTTGTTTTTTATTATAACTGGCAACCACCAGAAGCACAACCCGCTGCTTCTTCACCAGCTCCTCCACCATTCGCAGTGTTAAAGTTAGCATAATACCAAGTTTTTATACCGTACTTAACAGCAGTCATGAAATCACGAACTACTACTGGGCCAGGGATGATTTCATTCTCGAATTTAGAGTAATCATAATACATCTGGAAACTTGATGACTGATTCAAGAATTTTTGGTAAACGGCGTTCCACTTGATCCACTCAGTGCGATCAATATCATAGGCCAGTTTATAGCTCATGAGAGTATCCCAATCGGTTGCACCTGGAGCAATTGCAATTACTTTATTCACTGCACTACCCTTGATAGATACAATCTTACGAGGTGGCTCAATTGAGTTGGTAACACCCAATAGTACAGAAGAGCTTTCTCCCGGCATCTGCGCAGTCAGAACAGAGTTACGCATACCGTATTTCAGAATATCTGCACGCAGAGATTCCCAGTCCATTTCTAGACCTACGGATACCAGTTCATCAACAGTTTTCTTGTACGTGTCGATTACCAGAGTTCCTTTAGATGGTTTAGTACGATCGAACCATTCACATGCACCTTGCTCTTTGGCTAGACGTACAGAGGCTTTATGCAGGAAGTAAGACAGTTTTTCAGCCTCACGATGAATCCAGTTACGTGCTTCAACACCTTCGTAGGCCAAACCTTCCGCCGCCATTGCACCTGCTGCGTTCATCAGACCAATACCAACATTACGACGTTTCTTAGCCGTATATTCCATAGTTGGGAACGGATAATCCTGAATTTCAATGATGGTATCAACGAATTTCAGAAGAATATAGCAAGTCTTTTCCCACTCAGCCAGAGATTCCATGCGTCCTAGTACAACACCACCTAAGTTACACAGAGATACTTCCCCAATATCCTCCGGCTTCATTTGATCAAGTTGTTCTTTTGTTTTATACAGCTCTGTAATGTGGTGGAATGGGCGTGTAGGCTGAGTAATTTCAACACAAAGGTTTGTCATACGGATTGGATCAAGGAAGTTACCGTGACGATTAGATTCCCCGATGTGGTGCGCATACATACGTCCTGTTTCCATTCGGATACGTAGCCAGGTATCTAGGATTTCTTTTGCAGAGACTTTAGGAGCTGCTGGAACTGTTTTTCCTTCGTGGTCGATCTTTGTAAGAGATGCCACACGTTTCTCCGCTGCCACATAAATTTCTTCAAATTTAGCCTCGTCATCACTATAAAACGCTTCATGAACTTCTGGAGCATAGAAGTATGACATTAGCGTAATATCTTCATTTTTCAGATAACGTTTTAACAAAAGATTGTTGAAGCTCAGAGAATAATCCATCTTATCGATTTTATTCTCGTCTGTAGCACGTTGTTGCTTAACCTGCATCAACTGGATGATTTCAGGGTCAAAGTAAGGATAGGATACAGTAGCAGAACCACCACGAGTTTGCTGAGTATTAGCCTTTACTGATCGGTCAATGTGTCGATAATATGGCAGTTTTCCGGAATGCGGGAATGCCCCATTTCGCACCGGATCAGCAATTGATCGGCTTTCAAGATGATACCCGATTCCCGCTCTGGCTGCGACCATTTTAAAAACGATGTGCTCGGCTGTGTCGATTGAATCCAATGTGTCAGTGGAATCAACGAGGCAACAACTAGCAAATCCACGATCACTAGAGCGCAAGCCAACCAATGGCGGCGTAGGAACGTTGATCTTGTGGAGCGACATTGCATTGTAGAGATCGATTGCATCTAGAATTGTCCAGTTAGGTTGAGATAACATCGCCATTGCCATACCCATATAGGCGAATTGCGGAGTTTCGTAAATTTCTCCAGTTGCTATATTACGGCGAGAATACTTATCAAAGAATTGTTTCAGTCCTCCACTAGTGAAAAGACGGTCACGATCATGGTCAATAACCTGATTCAAAGCCTCAAACTGCTCATCGGTAATCCATGCACTCATGTCTTCCCATGCACCTACACTAACCATATGATCATGGAAGAAGCGTAGAGAAGGTGGTTCAAAGGAATCATAAAGGCGTTTACGCATCTGCGCAAGACGTAATTCCTTTGCTGGCACGTCGTATGCTGGATTATCTTTGATAAGACTTTCAGCAGCCTTAATTAAAGCATCCATCAGAGTGTCGGAATCTACAACCCCTTTGGGCAGAGTTTTTTGAGCAGCCATAGTAATGGCTGACCAACTTACATCAACTGTTTTGCAACCATACTCCGCCCAACCATTGAGTTTTTCAGGAGCAAAGTCTTCTACAGTACCGTCACGTTTAATTACTTTTTCAATGCGATGGCTCATTTGGCTTTCCTTTTTATGGTTATCAGGATTTAAGGAATATTCTACTTTATTATTGGTCATTAGGCAAATAAAATTTTCTGATAGAAAAGGCCCGAGTATTTTCATACCCAGGCCTTCTGTGTTGTCAGTCTAGTTTTTGGCCACTTAAGTTCTCAGCAGAATATCTATTGAGGTACTTAGTTCATTATAATTGAAGGGCCGATTTGGATTTGAGGTTACAATTTTCCACGCTAGGGTAGTCTTAGGACTTTCTTCCCCTTCCTTACGTGTAATCATATTAGCAGCACTCAGTGAAGTACGATGTATTTTAGTTTTACGGTGTAGATGTACAACGTCTCCCATATTACACCTTCCCCATGTCTTTAAAAATATCGTAGAATGCTTTAGACTCAACAGAACGAACGTTATCAATCAATTCGATCATTGAGAATGGAGCATTTTCATATTTCTCATAAACTTCCATAAGAAGTGCTAGACCTGAGTCACCTTTAATGTCTTTCTGAGCTATATCCCCGCAGATAATTAAACGGCAGTCTTGTCCTACACGAGTTAGGAGACAAATCATTGCCTCAACGGAAATATTCTGAGCTTCATCGACAATTACATAGGAGTTGTTGAAAGTTCTGCCACGAGCATGTTCTATAGCCAAAAATTTAATTTTCTGACGTTCGACATACCCCTTATAGGCATGATCACCGATGGCCCATTTCATACCATCAGCTATTGGCTCTAACCAAGGCTCTAGCTTTTCTGCTAGATCACCAGGAAGCATACCAAGAGACTTACCTAGAGGTTCATTAGGACGTACGAGGATCACTTGCTCAATATCTGAGTGAATGTCTACGAGTTCCTGAGCTGCAAGAACAGACGGGATAAAGGTTTTACCAGTACCTGGCTCACCAATACCCACAGTCACTGTGTTGTTCTTGATCATATTGATATATGATTTTTGCTCTCGGTTTTTACCTACTAGGGATTTAGCAACTGGGTTAGCGTAATCATTAGAAAAATCAGCCTGAATTACGTTATTCTCATATTTGTTGCCACGCTTTCTTGAACCATTGCGGTTCTCTCTTTTTTGACGTGCTTTTCCCATAAATAACACTCCTATAGTGTACTTCGCTAACAGAGGATCAACAAAAAGATCTTGTTTATCAACTTACAAATATATTATACCAGTATATGCAGTAAAAAGCAACTACAATTTTAAATAAGCCTATGATATTGCATTTAAATAAAAAATTTGCTTGCTTTTAACGGGAAATGTATGGTATTAGATAATCATTTTATACCGCGTACATAGGCGCGTGATTATACTATTTTAAGTACAAAATAGCAAATAAATTTTTTAACAATTTGCTAACCTTTTAGCACAGATCAAAATACAATATCTAAGAGAAAAATTATATTGACATTTGCCCTTGAATAAGCTATAATAGTAGTCTTAGTTAGAGAAGGAGAGTATAATGAATCGTAATGAAGAACTAAAGTATAAAGAAATGCAGGCGTTAATTAGAAACTGCAAAGAGATTATCGAAGGATCAGCAGATGAAGAGCTGCTGTTTAATAATGCCAATAAACCCTCAGAACGTTTCCCTACACAAAGGGATATGCTTGCAGGTGAATTGAGTAAGTATCTGATTCTAGAAGAAATGCCAATTCAGATTCGAAATGCTCATATGATTGGGGATATTCATTTCCATGATGCTGATTATGCCGCGTTAGGCATGACTAACTGTTGTCTGGTAGCTCTGGAAGATATGTTGAAGAATGGTATGAAGGTTGGTAATGCTGAAATTAGCACTCCAAACTCTATCACTACTGCTGCTGCTATTACAGCTCAGATTATCACACAGGTTAGCTCCCATCAGTATGGTGGTACTTCTGTAGACCGATTAGATGAAGTATTAGCCCCTTATGTTCGTAAGTCCTATGATAAAAATCATGCGTTTGCAAAACGTTGGACTAAGGATGAAGCCAAAGCATCCGTAATGGCTACGGAGATGACTGAAAAAGAAGTCTATGACGCTTGTCAGGGTTTAGAATATGAAATCAATACCATGTTCAACTCTAATGGTCAGAGTCCATTTATTACCTTTGGTTTTGGTCTAGGAACTTCTTGGGAAGCACGTCTAGTACAGAGGGCAATACTGAAAGTACGCATGGATGGTTTAGGTATCAATAAACGTACAGCTATCTTTCCTAAACTGGTATTTGTACTTCGTGATGGCGTAAATATGAAACCAGGAGATGTTAATTATGACATCAAGAAGTTAGCTATGAAATGTACTGCTGAACGTATGTATCCAGATTATATCAGCTATGACAAAGTTGTAGAAGTTACTGGAGACTACAAAGTTTCTATGGGCTGCCGTTCATTCCTAGCTGCTGCAGAAGATGGTGAAACTGCTGGCCGTAATAACTTAGGTGTTGTTTCTGTAAACTTGCCTAGAATTGCTATCGAAGCTGAAGGAAATATTGATCTATTCTTTGATTTGCTTGAGCTACGTGTGGATACAGCGTTAAAAGCATTGGAGTGGAGAGTTGATCGCTTAAAATACATCCAAGCTAAAGCTGCACCCATCCTCTATATGTCAGGAGCCTTTGGGTTACGCTTGGAGCCTGATGAATATGTATTTGATCATTTTTATAACCGTGCTTCTGTATCTCTGGGGTATATTGGTTGCCATGAAATGCTACAGTTCATGTTTGGCAAAGATGTAGACACAATGTCCGAGACCTGCATCAAGTTTGTTCAGCGTGTATTGCAGTACATGCGGGATAGAGTCGATCAGAAGAAGGAAGAAACTAAGTTAGGTTATAGCCTGTATGCTACACCATCAGAATCCCTATGTGACCGTTTTTGTCGTCTAGACCGTGAATATTTCCCGGAGCATGAAGATATTCTGTCCAAAGGATACTACACTAACTCTCACCACCTTGATGTGGAACGTAAAGTTGCTCCTAACGTGAAATTTGATTATGAATCTAATTTTACTCCAATTGCATCTGGTGGGTGTATTTCCTACGTGGAATTACCAGACATGAAACGATTCCCGGATGCACTGGAATGGGTTATTAACTATGCTGCTAGTAAGGTTCATTACTTTGGTATTAATACTCCAGTGGATTCTTGTGGTAAATGTGGATTCTTGGGTGAGACAGTAGCATCCGAAGATGGATTTAAGTGCCCTATCTGTGGTAATCATGACCCTGAAACTCTTGAAGTAACTCGTCGAGTTTGTGGGTATCTTGGAAATCCAGGCGCTCGTCCGTTTAACCCAGGCAAACAACATGAGGTTATGGGCAGGGTGAAACATCAGGATATTCGAGCTAAATAAGCTAATCAGCCGGGTTGCTAGTCGACCTGGCTTTTATTTTATTTGCTTTCAGCTAAAAATATATGTATAATAGATTTATAAATTTGAGAGGAGGGTATATGGAACTAAAACCATTTATTGTTGTATCTAAGTTAGGACATTATCACTTAGGAGTAGATACTATTCAGGAAGCTATTTTTGCTGCTACAGGTGATTACTCATTACTAGAAGGTATTGGATATCCTACATTACTAGGTGACTTTGTAGAGCAAGAATTAGATATTACTGTCTATAATCCTATATATGAAGAACCTGAAGACTTAAAAGAGACTCTAGAATTTGTATATTGGAACCACTTACAAGTATTTAATGTTACCACCAATGGCACAGAGGATTTCTCTTCTGCTATTAAATATCATATTAAGCAAGTTTACTACGATTACTTCTATGAGGATATTGGAGCGGAGCTAAAAGTATGAAAAACGTAAAACATCTTAAATATCGCTTAATCTATAACGGACGTATGGAAACTGAAGAGCTAGCTCAATTAGCTATTAACTCTAATGAGGTTATGGTGCGTGCGCTGGCAATTGAAAAGTTGCGGGCTTCTTATGAAAGCCGTATTATGCGGCTGGAGGAAACCCTTTATGGACTTCTTGAATCAGAAGCTAAAAGCAACCCAGAGGACAGGCCTACTAAGCAATAGAAGGTATGCATATAGGGAATAATTTTACTCCCAAAACATTATCGAAGGATTTAAGTGAGGAATTGTACAGTGCGTAGATTAATTATTATCAGTGGTGCAGGTTTGAGTGTTGAAAGTGGTGTACGAGCCTTCCGTACTGATACTGCTAGTGGTAAAGCATTGTGGGATGATTATGACTTAGAAGAGGTATGTAATATTCATGCCTTTCGTGGTAACTTTTATCATAAAACCCATATGTTTTACAACAAGCGACGTGAAGAGCTAGAAACTGTTGAACCTAACCTTGCGCATCTTCGTATTGGTGAGTGGTATAAGAAATATCCGGGTCAAGTAGTAAATTTGACTACTAACGTTGATGACCTTATTGAGCGTGCTGGTGTTCCCCATAATGATATTCTCCACATTCATGGATACTTAAAGGAGGTTGTTGTAGCTGATAGCTATAATAGTAGCAATAAACGAGTTATTGATGTTGGGTATAGCTCTATTGACCCAGATGATTATAAATGGGTTAAACCTAATGTAATCTTCTTTGGTGAGCATGCTCCAGCGTACGCAGAAATGTACAATATTTTTGATGGTATTACTAGTCAAGATATGATCGTTGTAGTTGGTTGCTCTAACCAAGTAATTAATTTCTACTGGGAATTATTTCCTATTCTTAACCGTACTGCTGCGAAACTTATGGTGGTTAACTACTACGATAGTGCCCTAGCGGCAGAACCAGGCTATCAAGGTATGACTCGTAGTGATATGTACCAGTTGGAAGATCGTGGTATTCCTTACTGGAGTAAAGGTGCGGTAGATGCTTTCAGTGATCCTGGTTTTATTGCTCGTGTAGAAGCTCATCTAGAGGGTAGACCTTATATGCCGGGAAAACAAATATGTCCATAGTTAAATCTGTATATACACATCCCGATGATATATTTGTATGGGCGGATGGTAGTTGGTGCTATCGATGTGAGCTATGGGAAATGGACTATAAATCCGATGACTATGGTGTCATATATGTTGATACGGTTGAGTATGATACGTTCTTAGAAAGGGACAAAAATGGAAATAAGTAATACTCCAATTATTTTTCTAGATATTGATGGGGTGCTCAACTCTAGCATCTCCCATCACCATGCACCTGATGATGAGAAGATTTTCTTCGGAAGTGACTGGGTTTTTAAGCCGCTTCTCAAGGCTTTTCAGGACTTTATTCGTCCTTCTCCAATAATGATTGTTGGGGTATCTTCATGGTTCTCTGTCAGGAATGAGATGGAGAACGTTCAGATTATGACCGGATTAGATCTTATCGATCGTTTTCTTGGTACAACGGATTTTACTGGTGGTGGGCTATCTAGGGGTAATTCTGTTCTTCGCTTCGTTGAAAAGCATAAGCTCAAACATTGGTGTGTGCTGGATGACGCTGGTGCTATGATGTATCAGTATCCAACGGTTATAGTCAACGGTAGAACTGGAATAAATCTTCAAGATTTAAGAGCTGTTAGCTATATGTTAGAATTTAGTCCAGATCTTGAAATGTGTAAAGCCCTACAACAATTTAAGGTGTAAATATGTTCAATAATGTATTTTCTAAAGAAGCTAACCCAATATTGGTTAATTTTTGGCGTACTCTTCCAGCCAATCTGTACAATGAGGCTATTAACTCCTTGAAAATATGGTGTGAGAATAACGAAATCTCCTTTGCTTTTAAAGATGATATTGATGAGGCTCCCTGTATTGGTTTAATTGTTCAGGTAGAGGAGGGTCTTGAAGAAATTGTCGGTTGGAAAGAGTTAGATGAAATGGGCTTAGTTTTTGCGTTAAACTATAAGCTGTTTATGCCTGCTAAGCATCGCCTCGTTGTTAACTATAAAACTAGTGAATCTCCTGGTTTTCAGGTTAATGAACGTTATGGTTGGTCTTACTCACCGGAAGAAGTAAATGAGGGGATTCAGAAACTTCGACATTTCGGGTATATGATCCCAGGTTTAACTGCTTAAGGAGGCAGAATGGAACAAGTATATTGGCGTCAGATTGACCCTAGTTTGGTGAAACGTGCGGAGAAGCTGCTACAACGTTGGTTGGGGGTAAGACAAGTCTCCTTCACTTTTCCGGAGCAGCAAACGGATGATCCATGCATTGGCGTTTTCCTGTCTGGATATGCCGGGGAATGGGAATTGGATTGGAATGAATTGTCTGCTATGGGCTTGATTGTTGCCCTAAACTTCTCTTTGTTCCATCCACGTGGTTTGGCCATATGTCGTGTGCCTGATGATGGTTGTTCGCCCCATCTTTTACAGGTGGAAGATGATATTTGGGAGTACACTCCAGATATTCTCACAGAAGCTAAAGAACAATTAAATCGTGTTGGGATTTATGTTCCGGGCTTAAATGATGAATGATTTTTATTAGCTGAACTCTGATTACCGAGTCATTTTGGCTCGGTTTTATCCGTACTCAAGACCAATGATAGCACCATCCGGAAAATTTTACTTGCATGATGCCCAAAATCTTGATATAATATTTATATTGAATTGAGAGACATTAGTAAAAATTGATTTTGCTAATTTTTCTTGTTTACAATCCGCGATACGGAACAGTTAGGCTGCCCCATTAAGGGTTGTTTTAACTGTTACGTGTTAGTTTTTAAACAAATAGTTAATAGAATACTTAGCGATCTGCGTCCCGTAGGAACCCTGGTAAGGCCTCGAAGCAACCTAGATAGAGGTGGTTGTGAAGTGAGACGGGAGGAGTGAAAAACTCCGAGACGTGATTCTGTAAGTTATATTGCATCTAGTATGAGCTAGTATATGAAGCATTAGGTGAGCAAATCTGGCTTAGCGGCCATCCTCAAGGATTTGTGCGGTATAGCAAAGCAGCAGCGCAGCGTGAAAGTGGAAGTTGCCACCCCACTTCAGTATTTGCGATTAATTTGTTGAGAAATTGACAGTAACAGTTGTTCTATTCTTTCTGAATAGTCCTAAAGAAAACTTATTTCATTTCCAACACAGGAGTATTGTTGTGTTTTCAATCCTACAAGGTCATGCAGGATTTCATCGCGATTTAGCCACAGGCAATTGGCGAGAAGTTAAAGCAGAAGATTATCTTTTTGCTAAAAGATTTTCCTCAAAGCATCCTGAAGGTAAACCAGCTTCAATGCCCTTCAAGTTTGATGTAATTGACGAAGTTGATCCTCAAACCCTAGTAGAAATGCTTCCTCTTATGAGACGTTTAACGTCTGACCCTCATATCGTTGCGGTACGAGGTCGATGTCTTGCACCTAAAAATAATGTGCGACGTAAGAAGGGCAACTTTAATGTATCTAATCCAAGTCATATAATCGCAATGGATGTGGATGGTATTGTAGATACAGGAGGTTGTAACAAGTTTGATCTTGTTGGCATGGCGCGTCATATTATTAGGATGTTGAATAGTATTAGTGAGGATATGTTTCCTCTTGATGCAGGGTTTATTGCTCATGCATCATCTTCGGCTGGACTAAAACCAGGTATCCGAATGCACTTAATACTAGAATCTAATGTTAAAGTTACACAGGGCCAGATCAAGTTCTTATTTACATCTATCAACGAAAGTAGTAGACAAAAGTATGGTTTTGATATTGCCGACTTAGCTTATTACTCTTCCGTACAGCTCCACTATTTTGCAGATCCTTTATTTACTGATGGTATAGTTGATCCGTTTAAAGCGGAGAGTGCTTCACGTCTGGTATTTGTTAAAGGCTCAAAAGTAAATTTACCTAATAATCTAGTTGACTATGAAACAACTAGAGGAGAGTTTAAAGAGGAATTCTACTCTTTACTCGATCAAATTAAAGGTAAAAAAGCTGCCTCTGATAAAGTAGAGGAAACTATCAGTGAGCTAGAAGAGGCTGATGATGGGGTATACTTACGTATTATTCCAAAGCTATATCACCGAGCGTTAGAGGATGGGGTAGATTTTGGTTGGCTAGAGAAAGAAATCCGCCCAGCTTTATCAGAATATATTGCAACTAAAGATAATAGCCGTAATATTCAGGATTATTTCAATAACGGACGGAAGCAGGCATTAAAAGCCTTTGTGAATAACTCTAAGCGTGAGATCCCTGAAGTATTAAAAGGTATCCCCCTTAAAAAGCTAGAAACTAACTCACTAGAGACCGACAACTTCTTGAAATTAAATACTGTACCACCAGAAGGCTATATGACTTTTGTAAAAGCAAGTCTAGGTACAGGTAAAACCACGGCTGTTGTTCGTTGGCTGGATTCAGGGGTTATTAAAGGTAATTTCTTAGCAATTACCAATACTAGGGCACTAGTGTCTTCAAATGCTAAGAAATTTAGCGCAGGTCAATATGATAAATCTGTAGATATGCTCAACTTTAAACGTGGGGCTATTGATCGTATGTCCACAACCATTCACTCTTTGCATAAGTTTAAGAGTTTTATTGGTCAAATTGATGCAATCTTTATAGATGAATGTGATGCAGTAATGAATGACCTATTATTCGCCCCGGTTGTTAAGCAACGTCGCGAGTGTATTCAGGTTCTTCGAGATATTCTTGCAACTGCAAAAATAATTATATTATCTGATGGAGATATTAGTGCAGAAACAATTGAAGCATATGGTTCTTTGATTGAGTTTGATAAACCAGTTGCATTTTACAATCACCACCGTAAAATGTTATCAAAGGCTCATGCTTATGAGTTTCCTGATGAATCCAGTATTTGGGTTGCACTTCAAACATCACTAGAGATGGGTGAGAAATCTATTCTAGTATCTGATTGTGGCCCTGATGAGCTGAATGAGAAGGGTATGGCACTACGTCGTAATACTGGTGCGTTAGTTAAGGAAATCCATTCAAACTCTACCTCAGATGTGGATATTCGACGTATTCTGGATTATACAACTAATGAGCTAATTGATCAACAAATTGATTGCTTATTATGTAGTCCATCCGTAACGAGTGGTGTTGACTTCAACTATTTTGATAACGTATTCGTTATTACTAGAACCAGTAATCAAGCGCCAAACATGCGTTTTCAAGCAATCAGGCGCGACCGTGGTGCTCAGAACATCTATTATTTTATTGATAAATCCACTAGTGGATTCTCCGCAGGTTCTGAACAATATAATATTGATGAAGGTTGGCTGGAGTTAGCACAGCAATTATACGCACGTCGCAGGGAGCTGGAATCTAGAAACTATACTAGTACCTTACGTTATTACTTGCTTGATCAGGGTGCAACTATTGATATTTTCAGCGAAAGCTGGGGAACTATTGAAGGTGCTGGTAAAGAGTACACAGAAGAGCGAATCAAAGCTATTCTACATTCAACCCCGGATTATTGTGCTCCACGTCATGCGGATGCGTATGAAGCTAAACTACTTCTTGTTCGCTATTATCATCTTGAGTCTATTAAAGATGTAACAGTTGAGCATGTTGAACAATATATCAAAGATAAACCGAATGATCGAGCTGCATTCTTCCATAAGATGCACGAGATGTTCTGGGAAGATATTAAGAAGTGTTCAAATATAACCATTAAACCATTCATAGAAGCTCTAAAAGGTAAGAAAAAGGACTTCTTCCTTAAAACAGGTCAGAGTGCTAACCCAAAATATGCTAGAATGTATCTTGGTATGATGGGTATCGGTAAGGATATGAACACTGAAAATATCGTAGACTGGTATAGAACCTACTGCAAAATCGAGTGTATGCCAATTCCTTATAAGTTCATGACTGATGAGGAAAAACATATGCACGATGAAGCAATGTCAGAACTAGGTGCTAGAAATGACAGTGAAGAATAAAAAATGGGAAACAAGGAAGTTTCCAGTGAAAGAGCGTAAAGTTCCTGTTTATGATACTTCGGAAAAGCTATGTAGGGTGGTACCACATAGATTAGCTGGTATCCCTAACATATCCGAGTGGTTACTTAAACAACGGAGGACTAACGTATCTCTTCGCATAGGGTTTGAGTTAGATAAAGTATATGCTGAACTTTCTTCTTTGCTCAAGGAATCGTAAAAATTTATTTGCTTTCAGGAAAATTTTTCTGTATAATAGATTCATAAATTTGAGAGAGGAGTTTAAATATGGCTGGTTCTCGCAGAAAGAAACATATCCATGAAATCCCTGATGAAGTCTTTAAAAAAGTTATAGAGCATCTGGAGAACGGTGGTACCAAGAAAGCAGCTTGTGAAATGCTCGGCGTATCATCCAATCCAACTATGGAAAGGATGATTGAAGAATGGCAAGATCGCCAAATTCAAGTTGCCGAGATGAAGAAAAAGAAACGTGGTACACTCATTGAAGGTATTGAGTTGGCCAACGTTATTGAACAGTATCTATCTGGCGATTCTTTTGAAGAGATTGCCGATCGTAATTACCGCTCTGTAGCAATGGTTAAATCTGTTCTGGAACGATATGGTGCTCTACTTCGTTTGAACGATATTGTAGACCCATTGAATCCTCCAATTATCCCTGACGATGCTGTAGCAGAAGAATTTGAAGTTGGAGAACTAGTTTGGGTTCCTGGATACCAGTGTATCGGTGAAATCAAAAAAGCAATGGATAATCCTGTTGGTTGTTATCGAGTCTGGTTACTATCGGAAGGAAAACAACAGAACGTTCATTATATGAATTACGAGCTGGCTTCTGTTAAACATCTGGAAAAGTTAGGGGTTGACGTAAAATCTCTGGGGTACAAGTGGACTCGTGAAGAAGTTATTACGTTGATTAATGAAGCTGTTAAGGCTGCCTTGAAACTTGATAAAGAAAAAGGAAAACGCCGTGAGTAGACTAACTGATTTACTTAAAGATGGAGAAGTAAAAACTCTGTATCGTAGAAGCTGGGATAATGATAATAATGGCTTAGTGTTACTAACTTTAGATGCTGACTCGGATGTAGCTACTCAGCATACCTGGGTAGCCGGTAACTATCCATATAGCGAGGTTGTTTCATTAACAGTATGCGAAGCTATTGCAGACGATTGGGAGGTTGCCAGCATCGAGGATATGCTCGCTGTTGGCCTGGTGGAGTAACTACTTAAAAATTTCAGTTGCTTAATCCTATAATTCTTGATATAATATTCTCATAGTTTGAAAGAACTATTCTGTTTAATTCTTAATTAAGGAAATATAAAATATGACTACTCCAACTCAGTGGACTGATGAACTGTTCGAAAAAATGTCTTCCGAATACGTTGCTCGTATGGAGCAATTCCCAGAGGATGAACGTCCGGGTGTTAGCATGGAAATTGTTAGCGAAATTGCCCAGGAAAACGGTGTAACTCCGAACGGTTTTCGTATGAAGCTAACTAAAGCAGGTATGTATATCAAGAAAGCTGCTGGCTCCGCTTCTAAATCTAGCGCATCTGCTGGAGAAAAAGCTTCTGGTGGTTCTCGTACTTCCAAAGCCCAAGCTCATGCCGATCTTCGTTCAGCATTCTCTGATGCTGGCCTAGCACCAGATTTTCTGGATGATGCAATTATCGACAAACTGACCGGTAAAGCGGCTGCCCATCTTGCAGAAGCAATCCGAGCTATCACTAAGTAATTTTTAGATAAATCCACCAACAAAAGGAACACAGTTATGACCAAAGCTGAAATTATCGCACAATGTGAAAAATTTGGTGAGTTTTATCTTCATTACGAGAAACTTCGTCAGAAAGGAACCACGTACCTTCAGGGTACGATGGAATTTGATCCAGCCCAAGATAAATATCTGGCTGAGCGTATTAAACGTGAACGTATTCGTAAAGCGAAAGATGATGAAATCCTTGTCTTCTCTCGTACTAATGATAGTTTCCGTTTTATTCCTGTCGAGAAAGTCCGTCGTGTGACTAGCCTCCAATCAGAGTTAGATCGTGCTTCTCCAGTAGGCCGATAAGAAACCAATTAGCCCCTATATGGGGCTTTTTGTGTATTTGGGATATGTAAATGAGCGAACAGGTAAATCAAAACTATGAAGGACACGTTGATGACCAGTCCATCATACTTTGGGAGAAGGAGGGAGAACAAGTAAGATTAACAGTATCTGAATTTCGTGGGAATCTATACATGGGTATTCGTTACTGGCTTCTTGATATTAATGATGAATGGTTTCCAACGAAATCTGGCTTCTCTTTTCCTTACACCCTAGAAACAACATCACAGCTTTTCTATGCGTTTACACAGATTCTTAGCGAATCTGAGGTTTTACATGAAGTACAGAAACGAGCTGAAGAACTCAAAGCCAAGAATGCCTAGTTCTTGGCTTTTTCTTTATAAATGTATTTGCTTTCAACTCAGTTTTGTTATATAATATTTATATAAATTAATGAGAGGATCAATCATGGCAATGACAATAACACTTCCCAAGATTCAAGCAAAACTTAATCTACTTTCCACAGCACGCATTAATTATCAAGATAGCATAGGCACAGTAAATCAAAAGGTGTACAAAGATGCGTTCCTGAAAGAATCTGCTGATTTGATGGATATGGTTACACAATATAATAAAGAACTCAAGATGGAAATCGCCGATGATGAATAATGTAAAAGGCTTTATTAAGCGTTGTCAAGAAGCATATTATCAGGGTATGTCTTTAATCTCTGATGAGGAGTATGATTGCCTGGTAAAACGCTTCCCGTTAGAAGAAGAGATCGGGCCTAAGGGTGATATTCCACATCTGTATCGTATGTATTCTTTACAGAAAGTTTATTATAATCGTGGAGATAAACCCCCGTTTAACCCGTTAGGTCAAGTAGAAACTGATAAGTTAGATGGTTGTGCAATTTCTCTGCTATATATTAATGGCGAATTTGTTCAAGCACTAACTCGTGGTAACGGTATTCTGGGAAATGATGTCACAAGCAACGTAAGATTGCTGAACATCCCTAAAAAGATTTCCCAAAAAGTACCTACTCAAATCACTGGTGAAGTTCTAATTACAAAAGAAGTAGAAAATAAACGTAATTTTGCCTCTGGCGCTATTAACCTCAAAGATAGTGATGATTTCGTACAACGCATTGGAGAAGGCGGTTTAATCTTTGTTGCTTACGGTATCCAATGTTCTGCTGAATCTGTAGGTATTACAGAAGCATATTTAAAAGATATGCTTTGGCTAGAGAATGAGAACTTCTTAACAGTTGTTAATGTGCGTTCCTTTTTTAAATGGATTCCGACGGACGGTAAAGTTGTTCGTATTAATGACAACAACAAATTCTTCCGTGAAGGCTGGACTAATAAATTCCCTCGTGGAGCATTCGCCATTAAAGAGGATGAAGAAGGCGAGATTACAACTCTTACTAAAGTTGAATGGCAGGTAGGGGCTTCTGGTAAAGTAACTCCAGTCGGTTATTTTGAACCAGTAATTATTGATGATGCTACAATTGTTAAAGCGACTCTTAATAACGTTGATTATATTAACTCTCTTGATCTAGAGATCGGTTGCCAGATTCGAGTGATTCGTGCTGGTGGTGTAATCCCGTGCATAGTAGAGCGAGTATACGATTAATACATAACCCTTTGCTACCCATCTACCATATCGGAATTATAAAGTGGTTATTGACATTTCCGCCGCTTAGGTATATACTATTATCATTCAGTTGAGGGATAGAAAGTTATGGCGAGGGTAAGCAAAGTTAGTTAAAATTGTAGTTGCTAAATGCTTAAATACTTGCTATAATATTTATATAAATTGATAAGGAAGAAATTTGATGAAAATCGAAATTCCAACACAATGTCCCTCTTGTGGTTCTAAGCTAGATCTTGTCAACGGACAATTATTCTGTCGTAATAAGTCCAACTGTCCAGCGCAATCAAGTAAGTTAATTGAGAACTTCTGTACAAAAATGAAGTTAAAGGGCTTTGGCCCAAAAACTATTGAGAAGCTGGAGCTGACGAAGATTTCAGAACTATTTTACCTAACCGAAGAAGATTTGGTTAGAGCCGTGGGTAGCAAGGTTGCCGCTAAGTTAATTAGCGAATTAAATAATAAAGTTCGCGGAGACATTGACTTTGGTTCAGTTCTCGGTTCTTTAGGAATCCCTCTAATCGGAGAGGTTGCAGCAAAGAAATTGTCCCAAAATTGCACCAGTTTTCAAGATGTGAGAGCTGATGGCAGAGCTGGAGAAAATTATAAAGCCTGGCTAAATTCCCCACAAGGCAAGGATGTTATCGAATTACCGTGGAAATTCACAACTGGTATTAAAGGTGCTAAAGCTGAGGTCATCATCACTGATGGTCTAGTAGCCCAACCAAACGGAATAACGGTATGTATTACCGGATCTTTGCAAGATTTTGCAAATAGAACGGATGCAACAAACTATTTAGAAGGTCTAGGATATACGGTTAAGAAATCCGTTACCAAAGACGTCAAATACCTAATCTGTGAGGATGAATCGAAGCGTTCTTCCTCATCTTATAAGAAAGCCGAAACGAATGGGATAGAAATCCTGTCGATTAAAGAACTATTGGAGAAAAATAATAATGTCTAAACTGAACTGGAACGTAGAAGGTGTAACCGAGTCTCTGAAAGCAAAAGCCACTGCTCTGGGTGTTGCTGTAATCTCTCAAGAACAAGTAGCTGCTATCGCTGCTGAACTGGCTGCTGAAACTGGCAAAGACGTTACCGCTCGCTCTGTTGGCTCTAAGCTGCGTAAAGAAGGTTTCGAAGTACAGAAAGCTAACGAAGTACAGAAATCCCCATGGACTCCTGAGCAGGAAGCTGAACTGGTTGATTTCCTGAACGCTCATGCTGGTCAGTATACTTATGCTGAAATCGCTGCTGCTGTAGCTGGTGGTCAGTTCGGTGCTAAGCAGGTACAGGGTAAAATCTTGAGTCTGGAAATGACCGCATCTGTTAAGCCGACCGAAAAAGCTGCTGCTGTTCGTTCCTTCACTCCGGATGAAGAAACTGACTTTGTTAATCAGGTTGTTGCTGGAGCTACTATTGAAGCTATCGCTGCTCACTTCGGTCGTAATATCAAGCAGATCCGTGGTAAAGCTCTGAGTCTGCTTCGTGAAGGTCGTATCGCTGCTATGCCGGTACAGGAAACTTCAAGTGCTAAAACTCGTGAAGATCTGTTAGAAGGTCTGGATCTGGCTAACATGACTGTTGCTGAGATCGCTGAGAAAACTGGTAAGTCTGAGCGCGGTGTTAAATCTATGCTGTCTCGTCGTGGTCTGGTTGCTAAGGACTATGATGGTGCCGCTAAGCGTGCTAAACTGGATGCAAAAGCTGCGGCTGCTGAATAATCTGGTAAATTAAACCTAAGGGGAGGGGGCTATGCTCCTTCCCCTTTTTGCATTTAGAAGGCACGAAAGCGTGCAAAGGAGAATGACCTTGTTTAACGTGCAAGCTGTAGTGTTGAAGATGCTTCTAGCTTCCGAACAGAAGCAAATAGCATTGGAAACATTCTCAAAACTGCATAAAGATCATTTTAATGACGCTTTCTCCTCAATTTACCAAGCCGTCCAGAATTATTATAAAAAATATAACACAATGCCGTCCATTGACGCACTGATGCTTGAGGCTAATAGGAACGCCCGCCTTTCTCAAGCTCTAGTCGTTTTAGCTAACACTCAAATTCCAGAAGTTAGCATGGAACAGGCACTTGAAGTCCTAGAAGCCGAGTATACACAGGATTTATTCCTGAAGCTTCTAGAAACAGACGTGCTTCAAGATTTAACAATGCTGGATCAGGGAGAAATTCTTAACCGAGTTGCCTCCCTTCACTTAAAATTAGAAGAGAAAGTAACGAATACTGGAAAAGTATTCAACGCAGATAACATGCGTATTTTCCAGAGAGAAGAAGATACCAAACTGAACTTAATCGCTCTTGGTATTTGTAATGAGTTCGACGCTCAAATTGGTTTAGCTCGCACAGAAACGTTACTGCTTGGTGGTTGGCGTGGTACTGGTAAATCCATTATCTGTTCAAACATACAGGTTCAGCAATATTTGAATGGAGATATTGCTCCATACTTCTCAATTGAGATGAAAGAACATGAAGTATTTAGACGTAATCTAGCTATGTTAGCTGGTGTATCAGCACTAGCAATGCGTAATAATACTCTAGAAGGTGCAGCTCTGTTGAGATTAGCCAGAACTAGAGCTAGGATGTTTAACGGTGGTGAAGAGCTTTTCGATAACTTCGTTAAACAGTACACAATGGCTAAGATGAGTGATTTCTACGATATGGAAAGTAAGCTAATAGAAGGGTATGAATTACATACTCCTATGATTATTGTTTATGATCCTGAGCTGTCTATTACAACAGTTGACGTAGAATTAAATAAATTAGTTGCTAGATATGGGGATAAAGTTACAGTAGCTTTACTGGACTATATTAACCAAACCCGACTTCCAGATTCTAAAACCATTGATATGTATGACTGGAAAGAACAGATGGTTGTTAGCTCGTCTTTCAAATCTATCTGCCAGAAACATAACGTGGCTGGTGTAGCTCCTTACCAGATTGATCAAGATGGTAGAACACGTATGTCAAAGGGGATTCTTGATTCCGCAGACATGGCTGCTAATCTTAATGCTGCAAAAGCGGATAATGGTCAAGGTGCTATTATGTTTGACTTCGTTAAGACTCGTTCTTCTGATAGCGTGAAGTTTATGCCTAAAATGAACTGGGAAACCCTGCGGATGGATAACACTACCAACCTAGCAATGGAAGATATATCTCAAATGGAAGCTGAGTTCGTTATCCCTATTGAGAAGGATAAGCCGGCTCAATCTAAACGTGCTAAGAAAGACAAAGCTGAAAATTCAACAGGTGAACAGGCCAGCGATATATGAGTAGAATAACAGAACTACTTGATCTGAAAGGCATTGAATATAAAGACACAGGTGGGGACATCCTCATCTGTTGTCTCAATCCAGATCATGATGATAAACACCCAAGTTTGCGTATTGACCCTGAAACAGGTATTATGCACTGCTTGAGTTGTGGCTTCGGTAAAGGTATACCGAGCATTTACCATTATTTTAATGAGACTCAGTACCGACAGTCCCCAAGGCTATCGCAAGTACGTAAAAAGATTTCAGAGATTAGGAATGGATCAACGAATCTTGCAATTCCTGAATCTGCTTGCCTTTTCGAAGGTGATTTCCGAGGTATAAGTTCTAAGACCTTGAAGAAATATTTTGCTTTCCAACACCAAGCAGACTGGGAAGGCAGAATTGTATTCCCAATCACAGATGCTGTTGGACGCAATATCCTATTTTTGGGTCGTTCTATAAACAGTTCTGCCCCTCCTAAATACTTAGTAAAACCAAAACAAGTTTCACCACCAATTTTTCCTGTACGATATAATACTCCAGTTCTTATTCTAGTTGAAGGCATCTTTGATATGCTGAACCTAGAGGATAATGGTATAGACTATACTTCTTGCTGCTTTGGTACACATCAGTTTACTTCGGATAACATTGCAGATAAGTTCAGTCCTTATATTATTGCCGGTGTAAAAGTTGTTGTTATCTTACTAGATAATGATGCTTCTGGTAGTAAAGCTGCACAAGCATTGGCCAAGCTAATTCGTACAAAAACGCGTTTAACACCTGTAGTTGCTAACTTTCTTCTGCCTGAAGGTAAAGACCCTGGTGACTTAAATAAAGAAGAGATTGATATGTTAGCAAAACGTATTGAAATTTTAGTTGCTGAATCGCTTAAAGATTTGGTATAATATATTGGTAAGTTAGAGAAGAAACACTGAAGTTATACTTGCTTACCAAGAGGAGATTAAATTTGAAAATCGCAGTAGTTGATAAAGCTCTAAATAATACTCGTTATGATAAACATTTCCAGCTATACGGCGAGGAAGTTGATGTATTCCATATGTGTAACGAGAAGTTATCCGGTCGTTTGCTCAAAAAGCATATTACTATCGGGACTCCGGAAAACCCATTTGACCCGAATGATTATGATTTTGTTATACTGGTAGGTGCCGAACCTTTTCTGTACTTTGCAGGTAAGAAAGGTATTGGTGATTATACCGGTAAACGTGTAGAGTATAATGGATATGCTAACTGGATTGCGAGTATCAGCCCAGCCCAGCTACACTTTAAACCTGAAATGAAACCAGTTTTTGATGCAACAGTAGAGAATATCCACGATATTATTAATGGTCGTGAGAAGATTGCAAAAGCTGGTGATTACCGTCCTATTACTGACCCTGATGAGGCAGAAGAATATATCAAGATGGTGTATAATATGGTTATCGGACCTGTCGCATTCGACTCCGAAACCTCAGCACTATACTGTCGAGATGGTTATCTGCTTGGTGTTTCTATTTCTCACCAAGAGTATCAGGGTGTATATATCGATTCTGATTGTCTCACAGAGGTTGCAGTATACTATCTCCAGAAAATTCTGGATAGTGAAAACCATACTATTGTTTTTCACAACTTGAAGTTTGATATGCACTTTTATAAGTACCATCTGGGACTTACTTTTGATAAAGCGCATAAAGAACGCAGGCTCCATGATACCATGTTGCAGCACTATGTTCTAGATGAACGTCGGGGTACTCATGGCTTGAAATCTCTAGCAATGAAGTATACCGATATGGGTGACTATGACTTCGAACTAGATAAGTTCAAAGATGATTACTGCAAAGCACATAAAATCAAGAAAGAAGATTTCACCTATGATTTAATTCCGTTTGATATTATGTGGCCTTATGCTGCGAAAGATACAGATGCTACCATACGTTTGCACAACTTCTTCTTACCAAAAATTGAGAAGAATGAAAAACTTTGCAGTCTGTACTACGATGTTTTGATGCCTGGTTGCGTATTCTTGCAACGTGTTGAGGATCGTGGAGTACCTATCTCTATTGATCGTTTGAAAGAAGCTCAGTATCAACTGACTCATAATTTGAATAAAGCCCGTGAGAAACTGTACACTTATCCAGAAGTTAAACAGCTAGAACAAGATCAGAATGAAGCATTTAACCCGAACTCTGTTAAACAACTTCGTGTTCTTCTGTTCGATTATGTTGGTTTGACTCCAACTGGTAAGTTAACAGATACTGGTGCAGATTCTACAAACGCAGAAGCTCTGAATGAACTGGCTACGCAGCATCCAATTGCTAAAACTCTACTAGAGATTCGTAAGCTTACTAAGCTAATCTCTACTTATGTTGAGAAGATTCTTCTGAGTATTGATGCAGATGGTTGCATTCGTACTGGTTTCCATGAACATATGACTACTTCTGGTCGTCTGAGTTCTTCTGGTAAGCTGAACTTACAACAGCTACCCCGTGATGAATCTATCATTAAGGGTTGTGTAGTTGCACCACCTGGATACCGTGTAATCGCATGGGACTTAACAACTGCGGAAGTTTATTATGCTGCTGTTCTATCTGGTGATAGAAATATGCAACAAGTATTTATCAACATGAGAAATGAACCTGATAAATACCCTGACTTCCACTCTAACATCGCCCACATGGTATTTAAATTGCAATGTGAACCTCGTGATGTTAAGAAGCTGTTCCCAGCTCTACGTCAGGCAGCTAAGGCAATTACCTTTGGTATTTTGTACGGTTCTGGCCCGGCTAAAGTAGCACATTCTGTTAACGAAGCATTGCTAGAACAAGCAGCCAAAACTGGTGAACCGTTTGTTGAATGTACTGTTGCAGATGCTAAAGAGTACATTGAGACTTACTTTAGTCAATTCCCACAGCTTAAGCGTTGGATTGATAAGTGCCACGATCAGATCAAGAATCATGGGTTTATCTATAGTCACTTTGGTCGTAAACGTCGTCTGCATAATATCCATTCCGAAGACCGTGGCGTTCAGGGTGAAGAAATTCGTTCTGGATTTAACGCAATCATTCAGTCTGCTTCTTCTGATAGTCTCCTTTTAGGTGCTGTAGATGCAGATAATGAAATCATTTCTCTTGGTTTAGCACAAGAGATGAAGATTGTTATGCTGGTTCATGACTCCGTAGTTGCTATTGTTCGTGAGGATTTGATCGACCAATACAATGAAATTCTGATTCGTAATATTCAGAAAGACCGGGGTATCAGTATTCCTGGCTGTCCGATTGGTATTGATTCAGATTCTGAAGCTGGAGGTTCTCGTGACTATTCTTGTGGTAAGATGAAGAAACAGCACCCATCAATCGCTTGTATTGATGATGATGAATATACTCGTTACGTTAAAGAAATGCTTCTTGATTCTGAATTCGAGTATAAGAAGTTAGCAGCAATGGATAAAGAGCATCCAGACCACAGCAAGTACAAGGATGATAAGTTTATTGCTGTATGCAAAGATCTGGATAACGTGAAAAGGATTCTCGGTGCTTAATTTCAAATTGCCCGTCTATGCGTTACGGGCGTTTGTATCAATTGAGCAAGAAGGTGATTATTCCGTAATTACAACAAGATATAATAAATATGTGCTAGATAACAGGAAGTTGCCTGGCACGTTTTCTCAGCGTAGGCTTATTCTATTTGAGAAACGGAAAGAATTACCATACAAGCTCTATCCTATTAGGGGTAGAATATCAATGTTGTCTCAATTAGTTGGGTCAAAGCGTAACCAATTTATAGATTCTGATGGAAATCTTATTAATTGGAAGAAAACTACGTTCTATGATGTTGTCACCTCTAAAGTTTTGCATTCAGCTAGAATTTATAATGGAAAATACCAATGCTATGTGGCTAAAGTTCCTTATCCATTTGTATTATCCTATGTTCCAGCTTATATAAGCTATATTCTGGTAAATAATAGCCCTGTTATTTATCAAGTCCATCAAGAGGAGCCTGAAATTCCTAGACTTAGAATAAAATTATGAAGGTTGTTATATCTAATAAAGCCTATTTCAAGCCCGATGATGAACTTTGGGATTATTGTAGTAAGCAAACCACTTATCACATAGAGACAATGACTAGTAAATACCCTATTATGTATAAGAATAGTGGTGTTGTTGCCAAAGAGATTAAGTGGATTCCTATTACGCGTCTGGACTTACTAGATGCTAAAGGAGTAAAATACGAATTAGTCGATAAACGCACATTAGCTCCGGTAGATATACCAAAACCTAAGTTCAAGCTGCGTGAAGAAGATCAGCTTCCAATATATGAAGAATGCGATGATACCTGTATTATTAATGGTAAGCCTGGGTTTGGTAAAACTATCCTAGCTCTTGCACTTGCATATAAATTTGGCCAGAAAACTTTGGTAATCTGTACGAATACATCCATTCGTGAAATGTGGGCGGCAGAAGTTCGTAAATGGTTTGGGTTTGAACCAGGCATCATAGGTTCTGGGAAATACAATATTGATCCACCAATTGTAGTCAGTAATATTCAAACAGTGAATAAACATGCGAATAATCTTTCTAAAGTATTCGGTACTGTTATAGTTGATGAAGTTCACCATTGTGTGGCTACAACTTTCACTAATTTCCTAGAAATATCATGTGCTCGCTATAAAATTGGACTATCCGGTACACTAAAACGAAAAGATGGTTTACAAGTTATGTTCAAAGATTTCTTTGGATATAAGATATTTAGCCCGCCGGTTAATAATACTGTTGCACCTACAATCCATAGGTACTCAGTGCCTGTTGAACTATCGGGAAACCAAAACGTACCGTGGGCATTACGTGCTAACGATGTGTATAATCATCCTGAATATCGAGAGACTATTGTAAACCTAGCACATTTATATGTGAATATGGGACATAAAGTACTCATTGTAAGTGATAGAACAGAGTTAATCCAAACAGTACTAGAAGCACTATCTCAGCGAGGCGTCACAACCTATGAGATTATTGGCGCAACCCCACTTGATGATCGATTAAAAATTCAGGAAGATATAGCAAAAGGTGGGCCTTGCGTACTTGCAGCCGCTCAAAGTATCTTCTCTGAAGGTATTTCCCTTAATGAGCTGTCTTGTTTAATAATGGGAAGTCTTATTAATAATGAATCTCTCATTGAACAGCTTGCAGGTCGTGTTCAACGTATTGTCGATGGTAAACTCGACCCTATTGTTGTAGATCTAATTATGAAAGGTGGTACTGGGCTAAGACAGGCTTCTGGACGTATGGCAGTATATCGTAACAACGGGTGGAAAACTATTACTATGACTCCGGAAAAAGCAGTTCAGTTAGCTAAAATTGCATTTGGCAACAGCTCATAAATGATGTATAATATATACATAAATTTGAGAGAGAAAGTTTAGGATTGATAAGAAAGTCCGAAGCAGAAAAATAAAAATTTTAGTTGCTAAATTCTCTCGAAATCTAGTATAATATATACATAAATTCGAGGAGAAAACAAAAATTAAATTCTTCGATTATGAAAAGCTATACTTACTAGCTAGAGGAAATTCCGACTTAATTATTAAGCTATTCAAAAGAATGCTTACAGAGCCTGATGCTCACCAATTACTGGTCGGTTCCTCATTCATTTTGAATGAATCAACAATAGTTGATAATCCAAATAAATTGTCTAATAGACAACTGGCAGAATATCTAGGAATTTTAAGTCTACGAAATTATGCCGAATACAAGTTTACAAACGATCCTAGTTTGGACATACAATATGTTCCAGTATGGATACCACGTTTAGTAATCGACACTAACCCACTAATCGCAATTAACAAATCGAAATTAATCTTTAAAGAGGAAATAAAATATGGCTAAGTCTTGGGGCGAAACTACTGGCGGTTCTAACGATAAAATCGAATTCCTGAAGTTCAACAACGGTATCACTCGTGTTCGTATCGTTTCTGGTGTTCTTCCACGTTATGTCTACTGGCTGACTAATAAAGAGGGTAGCGTAGCTCCTTTCGAATGTCTCCGTTTTAACCGCGACAAAGAGAGCTTTGTTCGTGGTAAAGCTGATCCGGTTCATGAGATGGGCTTCTTTGAGAAAGAGCTGGATAAAGATGGTAATCGCGTTCCGCTGAAACCGAAGAAAAACTATATCGCTTTTGTTATCGACCGTTCTGATAACAAACTGAAAGTAATGGAAGTCAAAGCTACTATTCTGAAAGGCATCCAGTCTATCATGAAGCAGTTGAATCTGGCAACTCCGTTTGATATTGATATTTCTATTGAGAAAAAAGGCAAAGGTTTCGATACTGAGTATGATGTACAGCAGATTGCTGCTATGCAGTTCCAGATTAAGCTGCAAGATCCTAACAGTGCAGAATCTAAGCAATATGCTGCGGATGTAGATCTGATTGGTGAAGCTATGTGTGACGAAGATGGCGACATCATTAAGTTCGAAAAAGTTCCTTCTCTGGAACAAACCTATCCGGTTCCTACCTATGAAGAGCAGAAAGAAGCAATTCAAGCCTTCATGGAAGGTCGTGAGAATAAAGATGATGATGCCAAATCTGGTAACAGCAATGCTGGTTCCCAGAAAGGTATTGACCAAGAAGCTGCAAGCGATCTGGACGATTAATAAATAGAGGGGCCGAAGCCCCTTTCTTTTTAACCAATGAGAATATTATTTAGTGCTGATCATCATATCAAACTAGGACAAGATAAAGTTCCAAAGGAATGGCAGAAGCGTCGCTTCCTGATGCTAGGAGAACGGTTAAATGATATATTCCATAATCATAACTGTGATCTTCATATTGCTGGTGGTGATATACTTGATGTTGCCGACCCGTCGTCAGAAGAAATAGAACTGCTTGAACAGTTCATGTCAAGACTTGACCATCCAGGCAAAATCTTTACTGGAAATCATGAAATGTTAACTAAAACCATTTCATGTCTGTACCATTATGCGGGAGTTATTAATAAAGTAACTAGTGGGAAGTGGGAAGTAATTACCAAACCATATCGTTCCCCTGAATTTGATATTGTTCCGTATGATGAGATTCATAAACCCAAGTGGAAACCTGCTGAATCAAAACTATGTTTCACGCATGTTCGTGGTGAAATCCCTCCACATGTAAAACCAGAAATTGATCTAACTAAGTACAACTGTTATGATACTGTAATTGCTGGTGATTTACATTCTTATACTAATAGCCAGACTATCGGGTCTACTAGACTCCTCTACCCAGGGTCTCCATTAACTACATCGTTCCATAGAGAACGTACAAAAGGTACAAATGGTTGTTTCATTGTTGATACCGATACATTAAAAGTAGAATGGATTGAACTTGGCGATCTACCTCAGTTGATTCGTAAGACAATCGAGGTTGGAGAAGAAATGGAACCGAGTGATTATGATCGTGTAGTCTACGAAGTTACTGGTGACGTTGTTCAATTAAAGTCTATCAAAGACTCTGATTTATTAGACAAGAAGATTAACCATCGAGTTACTAAAGATGCTAAGTTAAATCTTGTTGATCTTGATATGTTGGGCGAACTTGAACTTTACTTCCATGAAGTCGAGAAGCTATCTCAAGGCGACATTGATAGAATCTTGGCTAGAGCTGCGAAATATGTCAAAGATTATAATTAAGACACTAAAATTTAGTAACGTTATGTCTTACGGTAAGGACATCGTAATTCATTTCGATAAGAATCCAGTTACTCAACTAATTGGGGGCAATGGGCTAGGGAAATCCACCATCGCTACGGTTATCGAGGAATTGTTTTATAACAAGAACTCTCGAGGTATCAAGAAGGATGCATTATTCTCTTGGAATGCCCCTAAGAAAGAATACGATATGCACGCTTACTTTTCAAAAGATGATGATGAGTATGAGCTGCATAAAGTTGTCAAGTCAACTGCTAAAGTAACGTTGATTAAGAACGGGGAAGATATTAGCGGGCATACTGCAACCCAAACATACAAGATGATTGAAGAGATTATGGGTGGTGACTTTCAAACATTCACCAAACTGATTTATCAATCAGTGGGTTCCAACCTAGACTTTCTAAAAGCAACGGATGCAACACGTAAAGCGTTTCTTGTTAACCTGTTTAACCAGGAACAGTACAAAGAAATGTCTGAGACTATCAAAGCTGATCGTAAAGAAGTGGCAGCCACATTAAGTAATCTGCAGGGCCAAATGGCTGTAATTACGAAAATCCTTAATGGAAAGAATAATCTGGGAACTTTGCAGGAACCTGTAGAAGTACCGGAGTTTGATGAAGAGCCATTAGCACAAGAACTTACTGAATCGAAAATTAAGGCGGCATTAGCCAAGTCTCAAGAGGCTAATATTACTAAATTGCGTAATTTGGACAAAGCTGTACAAGTTGCCGAACAATCTTTCGAGCCTTTCAAAAATTTGCCCGCGCCCACTGACCAAAACGAAGAGATCTCAAGTGTTACGCGTGACCTAACGATTGTGACCTCACGTGCGGGCGAAGTTAAGAAACGTTATCAGAAGTTCAAGCAAGAGGCTTCAAATACTGAATGCCCTACTTGTGGTACTCATCTGGATACAACTGCTGCTCAAAAAGCAATGGATATGGCTAGAATAGAATATGATCCTCTGTTCAAAGAGAAGCAATCTCTTGAAGCTAAGCTAGAACAGTTGAAGAAAGAACAACTTGAGTACGTTGCGTATACTAGAGCAAAGGATGCTTTGGATAAAGCGGTGGTAGCTAGAGACGAGTTCAAAAATTCAATGAGTGATGCTTCTTTTGAAGAACTCAATGTGCAAATCCTACAGGTGCAAATCCGACAATTAGAACAGGCAATCGCTGATGGACGTTCTAAGGTTGCAATTGCCAAAGAGCATAATGCAAATGTCGAATTAGCTAATGCAAAATATAAAGCGAAACTAGAACAGATTGAGAAAGCTGAAGCAGAAATGTCTGAGATTACTTCCAAACTGAATGGAGTATCAGAAGCTGTAGCTGATCTTGATATTCTAATTGCTGCTTTGAAAAATCTGGTGGGATATAAATTAGAGCATAGTGTGAAAGTATTTGAAGAACTAATTAATAAATACCTTTCCATTATGACTGGAGGTAAATTCGCACTTGGATTTGAACTTGATGAAACAAAATTACAAGTAGTAATCTTCAATGATGGAAACCGTACCAGTATGGAGAACTGCTCTACTGGTCAGCAAAGTCGAATTAATTTAGCAACATTGTTAGCGATTCGTATGCTGTTAACATCTATTAGTAAAGTTAATATTAATCTTCTATTCCTTGATGAAGTAATTAGCTTTATTGATACGAAAGGACTTGATACTCTCGTTGAACTATTAAATGAGGAAGAAAGTCTAAATTCTATCATTGTTTCTCATGGGCATACGCATCCATTAGCTCATAAGATTACTGTCAAAAAAGATGCAGAAGGATTTTCCTACTTAGAATAAAACATGGCTGTAGATAGTAGAGAGAAAGGTAAACGTGGTGAATATCAGGTAAGAGATATTCTACGTGAGCGTACAGGTCTTGAGTGGGAACGTGTTCCTGGCTCTGGTGCTTTTGGCCAGAGCCACGGACTGAAGGGTGACATCTACCTTCCACCACAAAGCGGACACATTAGTAAATACTGCTTCGAGGTTAAGTGGTATAAAGATGATAATATATCAAGTAATTTATTTAATGTTGGTGAATCCACTCTAGAGAAGTGGTGGCAGCAGTGCTCACGTGAAGGCGAGCAGATGAACTCCAAGCCTGCATTAATATTCAAAAAAGACAGAGGACAGTGGTTAATAGCTTTAGATAGCTCAGACCCGATGGTTGACAACTTAATGAGTCGTACCCATATGGTGTTAAATAAGAAAGGCATGGAAATCGTAATCGGTTTATTTGAGCCGTGGCTACATAATGCATCTGTTGAGGACTTAATTAAATAATGAGCAAATCCTGGGGAAAATTTATTGAAGAAGAGGAAGCTGAAATGGCTTCCCGTCGTAACCTAATGATTGTCGATGGAACTAACTTAGGCTTTCGCTTCAAACATAACAACAGTAAAAAACCATTTGCCTCAAGTTATGTTTCAACTATTCAATCTTTAGCAAAATCCTACTCCGCAAGAACTACGATTGTTCTAGGTGATAAGGGGAAATCTGTATTTCGTCTAGAACATCTACCAGAGTATAAAGGTAATCGTGATGAAAAGTATGCACAACGTACAGAAGAAGAGAAAGCACTGGACGAACAGTTCTTTGAGTATTTGAAAGATGCTTTCGAGTTGTGTGAAACTACATTCCCAACTTTTACCATTCGTGGTGTAGAAGCAGATGATATGGCAGCTTATATTGTTAAGCTCATCGGGCATCTTTATGATCACGTTTGGTTGATTTCTACCGATGGTGACTGGGATACGTTATTAACGGATAAAGTTTCTCGTTTTTCTTTCACAACACGTCGTGAATACCATCTTCGTGATATGTATGAGCATCATAATGTGGATGATGTTGAGCAGTTTATCTCTCTGAAAGCAATTATGGGAGATCTAGGGGATAATATTCGTGGCGTTGAAGGTATTGGGGCAAAACGCGGATATAATATTATTCGTGAGTTTGGTAACGTACTAGATATTATTGATCAGCTTCCCCTGCCTGGAAAACAGAAATATATACAGAATCTGAATGCATCGGAAGAACTACTTTTCCGAAACTTGATTCTGGTTGATTTACCGACGTATTGTGTAGATGCTATTGCTGCCGCAGGGCAAGATGTATTAGATAAATTTACAAAAGATATTTTGGAGATTGCAGGACAATGATTAAAATTAAATTAACTCACCCAGATTGTATGCCTAAGATTGGCTCTGAAGATGCCGCAGGTATGGATCTGCGAGCATTCTTTGGTACTAACCCTGCCGCAGATTTACGTGCTATTGCACCAGGCAAATCCTTAATGATTGACACCGGTGTCGCGGTGGAAATTCCGCGAGGTTGGTTCGGTTTGGTAGTTCCGCGTAGTTCTTTAGGAAAGCGCCATTTGATGATTGCAAACACCGCAGGTGTGATCGACTCAGATTATCGTGGGACTATTAAGATGAACCTGTTTAACTACGGTTCTGAAATTCAAACATTAGAAAATTTCGAGAGACTTTGTCAGCTAGTGGTACTACCACACTATTCAACTCATCATTTTGAAATCGTTGACGAACTAGAGGAGACTGTACGTGGAGAAGGTGGATTTGGAAGCTCAGGAAGTAAATAAGCATGATTATTCAGATCCTAAAATGATAGGTAACTTTGAACATTCAAAAAACTACCACATTGCGGTTGCTGAACCTAACCTAAATAATGTAGTTCTGAAAGTAGATAATGAAGGCAATGTAATCCATTGGAATGAAGAAGCTTTTGTTGAGCTATGTAGCAAGTCTCAAGATCCTACGCTTAGAGCTATGTTAGCAGTATTTAACTTAGGTATTATTGCTGGAAACAGATAATAGTAAACCCCAGTGGATTGCCCACTGGGGTTTTCTTTTATTTATCAAGTAACTGTTTTACCAGTTTCTTAAGCTCATCAATCTCTTGTTGCTGCTTTTCAACAACTTCATTAAGCTCGTTAAAAGCATTAACTAGAAGAGCATTGACACCTGCATGGGAGACACCAAGCATACTGTCTTCTTTTTGTGGCTCAATCTTGTACACTGCTTCTGGGAGGACAGATTGCACATCTTGAGCGATAACACCAGCCTCAGTACTGTAAACAGTATCTTTTTCCTCTTTAAGAGTATTTCTCTTATAATATGTATAGCCTACTAGAGATTTAACCTTATCACGAGCATTCTCAATTTCCTTAAGATCGGCTTTCATGCGAATATCAGAACTGCTTACCCAGTTACCACCAACAGCATTACCAGCGCTATCAAAACGAAACTCAGCCCCCCTGCAATACATGTTTAACTGTGCACCGCCGGCACTCCAGCCTACTACATCCATACCGGCTAACCAGTCTACACCCCACATTACGCTTTTAAATACAGAAGATGCAGCATCCAATCCAGTATGTTCTACTAGCATTCCTGTAGGTCTTGATCTCCAATCAGTAAATGAACCACCACTAATAGCACCGCTTATTAGTGACCCAGATTCCCCACTTGCAGCCCCCTGTACTCTAATGGCACCTCGATTAGATATTGCATTAACTAATTGCCCCAAAGCTCCATGAGCTTGCTGCCATACACCCCAAGTACCACCCTCCATAATGCGTACGCTTACTGAACCTTTCCAAGTTCCTGTAAACATGGTGGCTCTTTGCATTCTATAGTTAGGATCTGGGTGTACTAGAGTCTCTAGGAAAAACCAAGCGTCTTCCAACCCGTTTATTTGTTGGTATGGTCGGGTACCAACAATATTTCCTCCAGTAGGTGGAACAGTAAACCTACAAGTTACAGCAAGAGTATCAAAGTTAAATCCATTTGGGTACTTACCATCCATAGAGGACAAGAGGTCCCACTCTGTTAATTCTAGATTTTTTCTAGCTTGGCCAGCAGAATTAGCCCCCGTACCCCCAGCTGCAATAGCCAAAGGAACCCAAGTATCAGTATCCTCTTTCCAGCTACCCCATTCCCCATTAGGCCTAGCAGTGATTCTGAATCCAGACCCTGGAGCATACATCATAGTCTCAGTAGCACTTTGTTTGAATCTGTCAATATCTAGGTTAGTTCTGGCACCATCCTTAGAATTTGCCCCCGTACCACCGTTAGAGAATTGAACAGTAGTTTGATCATTGAACTGCTCCTGCCAGCCCCTCCAGTTGCCTGTACCGTCAAGAACGTTAACCCAAGAACTACCAGACGAGCCAACCGCATGTAGTACCCCGTATTGGGCAGCACCATTTATATCTATACCGTGGCAGTGAAAATTATATGTCCACCAACCTTCTTGCTTAGAAGGCCCGTTAACTATTAATCCACCAGATGAATAATACCCGCTTTGACCTGCAACTGCAACATGGTTTAGAACATCTTCTCCATCAGCTATTTTTTCAGCTAAGGCACCAACCGGAACATTAAGATTTTTTCTTGCTACTTTTGGAGTAGTTCCTCCAGTACCACCAAATGCAACTTTTAGTGATTGTACTACTGTCGTAGAACTGTCAATTAGACCAAAATCCCCATTATCATATATAAATAAAGAATACTTACCATTTGGAGAAGTAACAAAAGTTCCACTATCTTGCTGCCGTAGGCGTTCAACTTGTAAGGCTTTCTTAGCACCCTCTAACGTAGTAGCACCAGTACCACCCTGAGCAATAGTAATAGCTTTAGTCAGTGCATTTAATTCTGTAATATCGTTATTAGCACCTTTAGCAGCTTTAGTACCTAAAGTAGTATTAATACCACCTAATGCAGTATTAATATTACCAATTGATTCATTAATACTATTAATAGATGCATCAGTAGCAGCTTTATCAGTAGTATATTTAGAAATTTGTAGATATTTGGAAGTTAGTACAACAGCACCAGCCTCTCCATCGACAGAGAAAACACCAGCAACTGCAGCGTCTCTGTTAACTACTACGTAAGGCGCCATTGCGCCAGATTTAGGCATTAAATTACGTGACATAGTATTTCCTTAGTAAATAGGGGAGAATTACTCCCCTATACTCTTACTTATTTACCAGAGTAGCCACTAGAGCTTTTAACTCTGCCAGCTCTGCCTTAACGGATTTCAGTTCTTCCTGGGACTCTTCGAACTTTAGAGATAAGTAACGAACTGCTAAAGCTGTATCAATAGCAATTGGGTTGATATCTAAGGCTAGAGTATCATCATTGTAATCAATGATCTTACCTTCTACGTTCTCAGTTTCTTCGTCACAGCAATGATGTTCTGAAGTTTCTATGATAGGAGAACCAGGAACCAGTTTTACGTACTCAGGGTCAATTTTATAAAGATCTTGAGCAATAACACCACGGCGTACACGATTATACTTATCTAGTTTATAGATAAATGTGGTAGGTTTAAATTGCTTTATATTCTCATAGGAGGCTAACCCATCATCATAATTAATATCTCTTTTGATATCTCTATCTGAAGAAGGGTTCATAGCAATGTCATAGTTACCTCCCCAAGGATCATTACCCCAAGTATATATGCTACCATTTGTTCTAAAGGTGAATGAACGGTGGAACTGGCCATCCCCATTTAACTTAAGAGCAGCATCAGGCCATGCAGCGTTACCATTAGAAATACATCCAAGCCCAACACGTAGTGAGTAGCCTCCTGTAGATACAGTACCACCAGAAACAAATGGAGACCAACCACCATCATTATTTATTACAGACTCTGCATGAAATGGGGCACCCATGTAATTCCACTCTAAGCCCCAAGATCCTTGGATACACTGACCACGAAAACCTCTTTGAGCAGTTATGTGCCCACCGAAAGAGTTATAGAAGTTAAACTCTTTCCAATCTGTACCACTATTATTAACTCCAATACGGAGGCAGTCTAAGTCCGGTCCACTACCACGGATACCACCTACTTGCCAGTAACCGTTATACCAGTTACCCTGTAGTAAGTTAACCCAAGAACCAGCACCAGGGTCATTATTAGGAGTAGGTACAACCATACTAATTTCCCTGTTGCCCCCACCTGTTTGCTGTATATAGATTTTTTCCCCGCCTTTGATCCATCCCTGGGCTGTAACATAACCACTTGCAAGGTAGTTAACTGCATGTACATTCTGTAGCCCAGTTAAATCACCATTTTCTACAAACTGTATATAACGGTTTGCACCATTTAAAGTATTGTTAATATGAAGGGTAATTTTAGCCAAGCCTGATTGCATCTCATGATAGATTCTACCCTGAGTAATAACATTTTGATCAGATTCCTTTAGCCTATTTAGGTTAAGGATACCACTATAGGGTATACTTTCGGGGTTAGATAGATCTACCCCAGTAAATCTAGTAGTATTATGATACCCCAATCCAAAGTTATCACGTGCAGCAACTTTATCAGTAGCTCCCGTACCTCCAGAGCCTATAGGCAACGCAGCTACCGTTTCTTCACCCCTCTTCCAGACACCCCATGTTCCATCATTAGTTATTCTAAACTCATGAATACCAGCAGGGCTCTGGAGGGAATTGAAAGCAGCATCAGCGGGACTATCATTACAGAAAACTCCACCAACTTCTAAAGCTTTCTTAGCGGCACCAACTGTGGTAGCTCCAGTACCGCCTTTAGCTAGACTTAAGACACCTTGAGTATCCCCATTTAAATCCGGCTTATTAACAGTACCATAAAGAATATTAGTATGAACAGTAGGGTTTTCACCATCTAAACCACCATCATTGATTGCGGCTACAAATACTGAGGCACTACCATACGCTGGACAGATAAATGAGTTAGTATCTGCTACTCTGGAATAGAAACCTGCAGCATATGCAGGCAAGCCGTCAAATCCAGTGTCATTGCGATAATACCCAGAACCAAAGGCTCTCATAGCCTTGAAAAATGATACTATATCAGGTTCATTTAATGCAATACCAGTACCACCTAAACCAAAAGCACCTCTTAATAAAACCTCGCCATCAGTACCATTCCAAACGTTTTTAGTTACTACATTACCTAGTGCAAGATTTCCATTCTCATCAGGTATAATAGCACCATTAACCATCGCTACGTAAGGAAGTTTAATAGCACCAGTATCATCAGCAGGACCAACCCCATTCACAGTAGTAATATAAGGGATTTGTTCTTTGATAGCACCAGCATCTTCTTCACCTTTAGTTGGTGCACGGAATGCCTGTCCTTGCATCATATCTGGTAGACGGAAGGTTGTGGAACCATCACCGGTGGAGAAGTAGAGTGTTGCACCAGCCTGCCATTGTTCTTCCGTAACAGAGGGGATTAAGCCAGCCTCAATAGCTTCCCAAGTATCTGGATAGTCTACACGAAGAACTTCACGGCCATCAGCAGGTAGAACACCAGGGTAACCAACACCTGAATCCTTGTTATAAGGGAACCAAGTAACTTCACCTAGCCATAGAGATGGGTTACCACCAGGAAGGGTGATCTGTACGTTACCTGCATCGTCTGCATGAACGTTGTTAATAGAAACTAGCTTTTGCTCTATTTCTACTAACTCTAGAACAGGAGCTTCAGCAGTACCAGCAACTTTATACCAACCGTACTTTGAATCAGTTTGATTCCAGACTAGAACCTTTTCGTCTAGCACACGGTTTACAACATCAGCATCAGCTTCTGCTTTAGTCTTATAAACTTTGATAAAACCAGAAATATCTACTTTATCAAGTTTACTATCAACAATCTGAGTTGCACGATCTGCCTCAGCTTTAGCACGATCTGCCTCAGTAGTAGCATCGATAGCTTTATCACCGGCTTCAGTAGCAGAACCAGCAGCATTAGTTTCAGAAATCTTAGCGTTTAGTTCTGATTGCTTTGCAGCAGCAGCATGTTCGCCAGCAGTGGTAGCAGCAGCATCAGCTCCATCTTTAGCTGTTTCAGCACCAGTCTTAGCAGCTTCTGCAGCTGTTTGAGCTTGTTGCGCAGCTGTTTTAGCTTGTTCTGCAAGTCTACGACTAGTTTCAGCATTTTGAGCCGCTAATTCAGCAGAATCTCTAAATCCTTTAGACTCTTCCGCCGATGTAGCAGATGCTTCAGCACTCTTTTGAGATAAACCAGCTTGTTTTTTAGCTTCGGCCGCAGATGCCGCTGATTGGGTTGCAGATGTTTCAGAAGAAGTAGCATAGATACTAGCCATGTTTTCTGAATCTTTTGCCTTATTCTCAGAATCTTTAGCAGCAATTTCAGAACCTTTTGCTGCTGCCGCAGAAGCAGCGGTGGCTTCTACAGCAGCAGTTAATTCACCAGCAGTAATAGAACTAATAGAACTTCCTAAAACTACTGTATATTTAGGATACTTACTAGCAGTAGTTGTAGTGTCATCTATGTTCAGGATCTGCTGTACAATAATTTTAGTTTTAAGTGCCATTATTGAGTTACCCCGTCACTTACATAAACCTTTCCTTCCATAATACGGAAAGAACTGACTTCTGAACCAATAACATCGCGAGTCATTAGAATATCGTAATAACCTGCGAAACGTTGTCTTGGGTTATATTTATCACGCTCTTTGGATGCCTTAATACCGATATTATTAACATCTCCAACACTAAGGCTAATAGCAGCAGCTCCTTGAGCCGCATCGATTATACGAGTTTTAAAAGTAGCTAAAGTTTCCGCATCCTCGTCAAGACTTGCTTTAATCGTTCCACGGAGTGAATAACCTGTTAGATTAACAGGTATTTCAGAGGGAGGGTATACACTATCATCAACATCCATAAACTGCATGATAAGACCATAAGGCACTTTCTCATCAACAACAATATCAATTACTCTATTTTCTGTACTCATTATTTATTACCTTATATGGATATACCCACTATTTAGGTCTATCTTCATCTTGTAGTATGCCTCAGGATTCCCGGATAGCGCAGCATTTCTATCATAAATGATATTAACACCAATTTGAGACAAGAAAGCATTTCCGGCTACAATTTTATCCGCCGTCACCGTCCCATTAACAATCATGTTCCCATGAAGAACCATTGCAGGGTTAACCCACCCAGATCCATTCCATTGTCTGGTAAATGCTGATTGTGGAGAATTACTATTAAATTCGGTTAATACATCATATCTAACAGGAGGACTACCAAAGTTATTCTGGAAGAAGGCATTAGCCTGCCCATCATCCCAGCCTCCAAGACCAGGAATACCTAAGGAGTACATTCCAGGACCACGTTGTCCATCATGTCCTATAGTACCTTCAGTACCACTCCACTGAACTACATCAGACCAGCTAGTACCTTCAAGAAGTTTGTTAGTAACGGGATCAAGTGTACCCGTAGTCGCATAGATATTTTGAGTCATATCTGTACGATTAGGTGGAGTTTTCGACCAACCAGGAGGCGGATAATCTTGCTCTAGTGGTTTTGCTGGAAGTGAGGTTGCTAACTTATAAACAAATACTGTCTGTTTACCTTGTAATCCAGTTCCAATATCTACGTCACCATTTGGTGTTCCAATGACTACACCACTAGAGATACGCAAAGTAGTACCATCATAACGTATCCATTGTGTAGCGTTACCAATGTCTAATTTAGCTTTGGCAGAGGTATTATCCATACCCATCCAAATACCAGAGTTATTATCCCCCCAAGATTTACCTTGAGTATAAATTGCTGGATTATCCTTACCAGATAAATTAGTCATGATAAAGTTCGCAGCATTAATATCTCTAGTAATTACTTTACCGTCAACGTTAACAACACGGTTTATAGGGTCAAAAGAAATAGGTGCTTTTCCTTCTTCATCTAGCAGACCAATGTTAATAGCACCAGTAGCTGCGTCGATTAAGAATGTCTGTCTCCAGATTTCTCCATCTTTCATACTGCCCTTAATAAAGGCGTAATTAACATCAATACCCGTCTCATTGACAAAGCTGTTGTCTAGAGGAGTATCTTCATTCAATATAAATGTTACAGGAGCTGATTCTGTTATATCTTGCTTATTTGGTCCCCAGGCAATTGATGATACCTTAAAAGTATGCTCAACTTTCCATGGGAATGATATAATTGTTGCAGCTCTAGCCGCCCCAACGTTTATCTTTTGAGCTTTAGCCCAACCAGTCTTAGCGTATTCTTCAGAGTTTATATAAGTAACCAGAAATTCACGGACATTAGCACCAGCACCACGTTCCCAGTCCCATTCTATTCTAACATCATATCGTTCCTTACCGTCTGCGATTCGTGCAGCTTTAAAGGCAATGTTAGTAGGTGCAGTAGGCGGTACGAAATTATAAGCTACAGTGAAAACGCTAGGATATTCATAATATCCAGATGAGTCAACTGTAACACCATCTGGCATCGTAACTTGACCAGATATTCTGATCTTATAGTCTCCAACAGGAACACCACCAAATTTGATAGTAGGTCCCAGCGCACCTATATAATACTTAACCCATTCACTTTCTTCTGATGCAGTACTTTTTAATTCAATAGTGCAGTAACTAGCTTCACCAGCAGTCTCTACAACAACTATTGGAGCACCAACACCAACATCAACGGGTTCTGATTCAGATCTTGCTGCAGTAATTATTGGCTTTTCCTTTGTTCTAAAATTAGTTTCATTAGAGAGGTTGATACCAATTTTTGCATTTAAAAGCTCTGAGTCAATAATTGAGTCATAGAAAGCCCCCTGAATCTCATAGGAGGTAGAGGGGGTTAGATTATTAATCATTACGAAGAAAGTATCTATACCGGTGTAATCACGTCTATCTATACTTTCTCCTATTTTTAACCAAAAAGATCTACCAATAACATCATAATCAGTATAAATGGAGTGCTGGACATAAGCCAAAGTATATCCAGTCATTATACTATTTAAGACCATTTTGGCTGGTGCATTATTTGAAATCATTAAATGGATGCCCACTCCACAGACTGTTCTCCATCATCTCCTTCAGCCCTAATACGAAAATACAATTTTCTATTTATACCTAGAGCACCACTGTTGTGGAGAGCAAAATCTGCCTTATTATATGTTAGTAAATAGTCATAAGTATACTGATTTTCAATACGTACACTTCTTAACATCCTATTTTGTGAATCGTGTATTTCAAGGGTATAAAATATACTCTCTATTATATCTTCTTCCGGTATCCTATCCCAAGCTAGTTTTACATCTGGGCCGACAAACTCAGTTACATCCCCAGAGGCCGTATTAGTTACTCTAAAATTAGATACTACGCTTAGGTTTTTAGCAGAGTTAAGCTCTATAGATAATGTTACTGGAGAACTTCTTCTACCATTAATATCTACTGCCCTTATCTCAAATATAGCCAGACCTGCTGGTTCCCCAATTATTTCTTGGATCATACGTTCGTTAGGATTGGTCTCTAACTGTTGTATTATGTAAGGTTCGGCATGGCCTGAGTGCACAATAGAGTAGTAAACTACATTATTGGTTAGACTCGGAAGCCAGGATAACTCACCATTTTTACCTATAGAACCAACTAAGCCGCCGGGTGTAGGAGTATACTTAAAATCTCTAGGAGGAAGAACATTGTTACTAATATCTGGTATATCATTACCGCTATTATCAACCTGCTCAGAGTTGATGAATACATCTTCTCCATACTCCTGTAGAGTAACATTAATCTTACCCTCTCTAGAGTTTTCAACCTCATCAACTAGGAAATACTTTTTGTCCCATCCATAACGATCATATGTGAATGCAATAGCATCATTAGGCTCAATACCAATGAATTGATATGGCAATGAGAAAGAAAGTGTTCTTGAGTATCTGGATTTCTTAAGTTCTCTATCCGCAAAACTTCTTGCAGTATAGTAATTAGTAATATTAGCAAAAGATAGTTGTAATTTTTTATCCAGGTTCTTGTCCTGTTCCTTATACCTGGAGTTATAGAATGTAATGGAATTAGTTTTCCAGCTAAGGGCTGGATCTACGATAGATGCTTGAACTGAGTTGAATTTATTTCTACCAGTAGTATCAGATAGCTCCAAATCACCGTAAGTATCTAGAAAATTAATCTCTAATGGAGTATTAGAGTATTTTTCTACAGTAACCCTGTACTGGCCAGATAAGTTGTTAATAGCCCCACCGTAGGACTCTAATAAACCTTGCACATTTTTAAATACTGATTCAGATGTATCCAGAATAGTATTCATTTGTACTATTTGTCTATTTTCTGCTAGTGGATCAGTCCACCCAACGTATCTCCAATATGGCTGCCAAGATACCTGATAGGATTCATCTATAATATCTAAAATAGCTGCTTCCTGTATTAATTGCTGAAGGGGGAACTGATCAATGGTAATACTAGCGCCATATCTATCAGAGGTTAAGTAATCAAGTGTTTGCCAAATACCATTTAAACTAGTACTATTAGCAGTTACTCTACCATCAGAATGATAGACTTTTACTTTTTTACCTTGAATTTCAGCACTAACTTCAGGAATCTCAGTCCTATTTTCATTAATAGTGAAGCGCACCACTGCGTATGCAGTATCTAGTAGTTTATACCTAGCATCCCAGTACTCCGGTCCATTGCCATTCATATTCTGAAGGTAGAACCCACGTTCTTTAGCTATATCTACTAGTACTTCAGAAGCCGTTTGGTCAGGTTTTCCATGATACGTCCAAATTCTTATATCACCATTACCATCATTATATTTATATTCCTGGCCATGCACAGAAGGACTACTAGAAGATATTCCTGATGCTATTCTTTGCATGGTGTCTCCGGCTACTTTTTTAACACCGAAACAGGTTCTAGCAGAGCTATCATTAGAGTCCATACAAATCATAGGGTTATCCCCAAAGGAAAAGTCAAGAAAACCGTCTATCTCTCCTTCAGCAAAAGCATATACTACGTAAACTATATTAGGATTGTGTAATTCCGTATCCGCAAAAATAGGTATTCCCGGTACTTTCTGTACACCATAAACTACTGGTAGATACTTAGCAGCAAGGTTAAAATCTATATCTACTTCTTTAGTAACAGTCTCATAATACTTTTTAAGACTATAACTTCTAGATAGTCCAAATAGCTTTTTCTTAGACTTTAGCTTGTATCTTTCTTCCTGTACCTGATACTTTGCTAGAATAGAGATACTTTTATTGGCATGAAAGAAACCGTAGTCTTCTTGGTACTCAAGTCTTTTAGCCCCGTTAGATGGAAGTAATTGTCCTGCTACAACTTCAAGCCCTCTATGAGAAGCATCATCAGTAAATCTACCATTAACCCTATCAAAATCATAGAATTGGTTAGAACAATTCCAAGTAATTGTGGAGGTTCCAACTCCCGAAGTGCTAATATTATCCTTAATACCTCCACCAGTAATTCTACCTCTAAAGTATAATAAAGGCCCATTTGTGTCTGGGTCTACAGGTAAAATAGAACCATCTTCTGTAATAATTGCTTGGTGAATTGATACTAATCTATCTAAAAAAGACACACCATTCTGCACTAATTTCAGTACTTCATCCTGCGCTGTACCTGTAATAGTAAAAGATAGGCTGCCAATAGATAAATCTCTATTTTGTTTATGTGTGCTAATAGACTTAACTTTACCGGCCTGGTACAAAATACCATTATATAGTACATCTCTAAAATAGTCAGTTAAGTAAATAAAAGCAGTACTAGTACCAGTAGAGCCGGGTAATTCTAGAGAAATTAGACTAGCAGTTTTTATTCTGCTATTATTTTTTAAGTAGTTTCTAGCACTATCTAATATTTTTTTCATAGACTTTCCCGTAAATTTAATGAGATGTTGGAATATGTTCCGTTATTATTTAGTGTAGATCCAAAAGCATCACCATTCATGAGTTTTGTTCTAAATAGTATTCCATTAAATACTGGCTTCTCCGCTCCAGTAGTAGTTATAAATAAATCAGGATATAAGTTTATAGACCATGTATTACCTGATTTGTTAAATGATGTTATTTTATATACTTTTGGGTGGTTAGACAGCTTAAATAGATCCCCCGGTTTTGGAGTACCTGTAAGAAGTCCTTTTGTATCCATAGTTATATTAGAACCCTTCTGTCCAGCAGGTATATTTACTAGACTAGTATTACCTCTAACTCTAAAAGCTTCGTATTGGGGTAATATAACATCTATATAACCACCAGTCCTTTTGTATTCTAGAATAAAAGCATCTAGAACACTATATTCATCTGGAAATAATTCTGGATAAGAAATATTTATACCCCAGTATTGAGCAGATACCTTAACTTCGTTAACTTTACCATTTGGTAACTCATCACGAATTACTGGGTCATTATCAATCAGGTTAACACTTTCGAATCCTAAGCCTGAAAGTTCTGGATTCGTGTATGGGTCTGGTAATCTCATAGTTAATTTCTCCTCTTTAATAACAATATTATAATAGTATTAGAAAATTTTATCAAGAAATTTTTATTTTTCCATAAAGAAAAGGAGGACTCAAAGTCCTCCTCCAGTTTTAAGAATTTCCTAATGTTTTCAGACTAGCACCGTTCTCATTCAGAGCTAATTCTACTGCGTCTCTTAGAGCACCACTATTACTAGAAGCAAACTCTCTAAAACTTGCAGCATCCATAGCACTAATATTCAAGATGATAGGTCTTCCTGAAGTTGAGTTAGATGAGGTTTTTAGCTCATCATTAGGTGTAGCTTTCATAGGAACCATAGGGGTAACTACTTCTGTACCATGCTCACCCATTTGATAGCTAACCCCAGGGTACATATTACCACCCTCAGCACGAGGAACGAAAGAGTTAGCACCGCCTATGCCTTTATCACCACGGATATAAGATAATTCACCAGCATTAGCAGACATAGACACATCTATATTCTTCTGACGCTCTCCTAAGGTTAGGTAACTAGTTGTATCCGCTCCAGAATCAGCAATACTTGACATACCAGATGCAGAAGATGCTTGTGCTAATGCCAATGCACCCGCTAAACCTGCCGCAACCATTAGTGGAATAGAGAACGGATATGGAACAGCGGTGGCTGCCTGCATTACAGCTACTGCAGTTTGGATGATAATCTGCTTCTTAGCTGCGTCTTGTTGAATCTTCAGCTTTTCAGCTTCCAACTTCTTCAACTTAGCTTTAGATGCTTCTGATTTACCATCACGCTTCTGTTCAGCTGCAATAGCCTGATCAATTGCACTAACCTGCTGACTAGCACTATACTGAATCACAGAAGATACAGCTTGCATACCTGCTGCGATCGTGGAAGTAGTATCTAGTGATTTCATTGAGAACTGAATCATAGCATTAGTTAAATTACCCATGCTTTGAGCCACAGCAGTTGCTTCGGAGTTTAGCTCAGATAACTTAGAGATTGCCTGATCATAAGAAGCCATTCTATTTCCCATATCAGCAAAATCTTTATCTTCTCCAGATAGTCCAGTTGTAGGAGTGTACACAGCACCTAAAGAAGATCCAACAGAAGCTTGCATCTCCGCATTTCTCTGTGCCCTTAAACCTGCTAGTTGTGCCCTAGTTTCAGCTATCTTTTTATTATATTCTGCTTGTGCCGCAGCATTACCTAATGTTTTCTGCTTTAAGTCTTCATATAATTTTAGCTGTTCCTGTAAGCGCTCCGCATTTCCCATTAATGGTTTAGTAGTAAATTGTCTTTGCTGTTCTTCCTCTCTACCAGCAGCCATTGAAGCAATCTGATCTTGGCGGAATTTCCAGATTTCACGTTCAATTTGGGCTTGAGCACGTCTAGACTGTTCCGCCTCCTTCTGTTTATCAGCTTGTTTTGTATACCATTCGTACTTCTCTTTTTCAATGGTCAATTCAAGATTTAACTGTGCTAGACGATACTGAGTATCTGTCATAGTACGGTTATTTAAGAGAGCTATCTCACGATCTACACCCAGGATTTTATCTGTATAATCCTTAACCTTCTTCTGGGCCTCCATACCCTGATTGGTAAGTTTAAGTTTCTCCAGCTGAATTTTTTCAATTTCTTTCTCAACAGCTTTATTTCCCTGGTTTGTTTGAAGAACACGGCGTAAAGCAGCTTCTTGCTCTTCTAACTGTTGGAGTTCTAAACGCCTACCGGCTTCCTGTGCTTTTTCTTTATCCTTAGTTTGGTTATATACATCAGCTATCTTCTGTTGAACTGCTAACTGGTTCTTAGTCTCATTACCGGTTAGTTTAACGTACTCAGATAAGGCCTGAGACGCAGTTTTCATTTCGGACAGAGTATTGTAGCCTAGGTTAAGATTTTTAACGTATTCATCAGCACTCTTACCAGTACCTAGAGATAGAGATTCTATATTTTTTATAGCATCTGCTAAAGTAGCACTAGTTTTAGCAGCAGTATCTGTATTCTGAGCAACGTTCTGTATGTCATTAGCTAAGTCACTAGCCGTTTTCTTAGTCTGATTGTACGCTTTCTGCTGCTCAGTTAGTCCTTTTAATACAGTAGAGTTAAAATCGTATACAGCATCAGGATCAGTAGTATCTCTCTGTAGATTAATTTGCTTCTGAAACTCTGGACTAGCCTTTGCAGCAGCGGCACCAGCAGCTTGATACGCTGATTTCCAAGCATTGAGATTCTCTGTAGAATCCTCTACTTCCTTACCAAGTCTAGTTACTTGTAGACCCATAGCTGCAGTTTCTGCTACAAATTGCTTATTGGCCTCCGAAGCACCTGCTGCTGCAAGACCAACAGGAATACCTTCACCAACTTGACGTATAGCTAATTTTGTATAGAAATCTGCTTGTTCCATTCGTTTATCAAACTCAGATTTTAGCTTATTACGCTTATCAAGAGATTCCTTATACATATCTAGAGCTTTATTATAGCCTTCTTCAGAAGCAGCTAAACTTAAAGCAACAGCACCAACGTTGGTAGGGTCTATCTGTCTATTAGTTTTTTCTTGAGCTCTAGCTGCTTCGGCAGATATAGAAGCCTGAGATGTATAAAATACTGTGTTGATAGCGTCAATTACTGGCCCTAAATACTTAGCAGCAGCTTGTTGTATTTTTCTTAGTGCAGCATCTGCATTAGCAGCAAATTGCTCCCATGGAGTTGCACGTAGTACTTCGTCTAGGTAGCCAAACCGCTTAGTAGATTCAGCAATTACCGCGTTAGCGTATGCTTGTTGTTTCTGGAAAGTGGTAAGACTATTAACATTATATGTTATACCTGTGTTTGCAGCATTTAACTGTTTAACATAATCAGCGTATGCGTCATTAAGACGGATGGTGACACCAAGTTCATCCAGAAGTTCGATTTCTTGTTTAGATACACCCTTAATTACACGGTTAAGTGCATCAGTCATATCAACGCCAAGAACAGCAGCAGCACGACGAGCTACTAAACCAAATTTATTAAGTTGTTCGGCATCAAATCCATAAGCAGATGCTGAAGATGCCTGTCTCATTGCTTCCTCAAAAGAAATAGCATATCCAGCAGCTTCTTGTAGTGATCTAGCAAGGGTCTGAACAGGAGTACCTGTCTGAGTACCTACTATAACACCAAATTTTTCTAGACGATTTAGCTGATCACCTAGTTTAAGTTGTTCAAATGCTGATTGCAAAACGAAGATGTTGGAAGCAAGAGCTGCGTACATAATAGGTAGACTACCACCGATCTTAGCCATTGCCGCAAAATCACGAGTTGCACCACGTGCTGAACCAGAAGTATTACCAATAGCTCTAGAAGCTCTACCAGCGGCACCAGCAGTATCATTAAAACCTCTAGCTGTACCGCCTAAAACTCTATTGGTGTCATACAATCTATCTTGAACTTTTTCTGTTGCAGCTGCAACATCATTACCCATTGCTTTAACAGATCTAGAAACTCCATCGAATCCAATCTCTAGTTTATCTGTTACTTCAATAAGCTGGATAGCCAGGTAGTCTAGCTTATCACCAATACCATCAATGGATTTAGTGATACCAGTCATACCCCTACTAGCTTGCATTTTAGTAAGACTTTTCGCTGCTCTGTCTGCTGCCCTCTCAATGGAATAAAGAGTTCTGGGCATTTTACCTAACTGCTCATTTGTCAGTTCGGAAGCAGCAGCAGCATTTTCCAACGCATCAGATACGTTTTCAATAGACTTTGCAGTACGAGTTGCCCCCTTCTGTTTAACGTCTATTAGTAATTCTCGTATTAGCTTATCAGTCATGTTTTATTTTTCCCAATAAAAAAGGCTCTGGGCAAATCACCCAGAGCCAAGCCTCATCGTGGAACGCCCATTGGAGGAAACTTTTACCGTGCACGAGATCTAGCATGTGGCTTAACGTTAGGAATCCTTCCGTTTTGCGGTTTATGCTTCTCAGCACGTTTACGTGCAGCATCTACAGCTTTAGCATCAAATATATTGATAATGTGTAGAACAAATTCTTTCTCTATAGGATCAGTAATCCCATAAATATCAAATAAAACACCTAGAGCAGCCTTATCTTTACCTATAAAGATAGGAAAGTCACCTGGTATGAAGCAGTCAATTAGACTGTTATAAATATTCATACTAGTAGCTACAATAGGTGGAAAGTCTTCAAGTTCAACAGGCATGGCCTTAGGATCAGGCTCTATACCCATTGATTCACAAAGTATTAAATATTGTTGTTTAGTCATTTTAGATGCTGAGCTTTTAATACACTTATCTGCAAAATCAGCAACAGCATCTAGGAGTTCTTTACGCTTTTGGGCTACGAAAAGTGTCTAAATGGAACACTGTTTGGTTGATCCAAGAATCAAACGCAGCAGAGTTCTGCATAAGCATTACAGCATTGTCACGACTAAATGGAACTTCAGTATCAGGATCCGCATCTGTTTCAATCAGCATCAGTTTCTCAACATCACCAACTGTTAGACCAGTCCAACCTTTAATAGCTGCATCAACAAATGCTTCAATGAACTTGTCATCATCCTGTACTTGAATTAGAGTACCATTAACCCATTCATCACGTTTAGCAGAAGAAATAACACGTTTAGAAGTAGCGCGAGACATATAATTGAGTTCTAATTTAAAGTTCGGCATACCTGGGTAGGAAAGAGTAATAGTACGGGTATCAAGAGTAATATCTTTTAAGTTAATCATTTTTAATTTCTCCAAAGAAATCTATTCTCACTGGGTCTGAAGAAGCAGTAGGTATAATATCCCACTCAACTCTATACACATCTGAGAAATCTAGGCGTTTTGTAATACGTGCTAAAGGAAAATCTATAGAAATATTATTATTTCTTATATTTAAAGGTACATCGGTTTCTGGTTCGATATTGTAAACCATATCTCCAGCAAAACGTTTTAAGTAGTATAGAGAAATGGTTGCCGAAGCATTCATTTCATTTACATAAGCTCTTTTATTATTATAAATTTTATTTATATCAAAAACACTCTTATCTTCTCTCCAAGAGCACTGCTGCTGGAAGGATAAAGAGGCAGAAATAAGACCAGGTAAGATACTACCATTAGTAGAAGCTATTACTGGGCTATAAGACATAACTTCACCCTGTATAATAGAAGCTGCTTCTCTATATGTAGATACTTCGGAGAATTTCCCTGACTCAATACCAACGTTAAGAATTGGTATATTCTTATCTAAAGAAAAATCTACTGTAGATACATAACAGTTTTCAAAATATACACAGTTGTTATCTTTATTTACTATATAGATATTAAACATAATAGGTTCAATATTGTTACTATATAGTGGTAGTAAGAAAGTATTACCTTTTCTGTCAAAACCTAGCCATTCAAAAAAGTTAGCTTCAGTAAGTGTATTACTAAAATTTATTGCTAATGATATAGAAGAAGGGGTTTGAGCATTTATAATAGAGTCTGCATAGTTAGTTCTACGATGAATAGTCCTACGAAGGGTCTTAAATTCTTCGTAGGAGGTTTGTACATCATAGTTTGATAGGGCATCAAAATGAAATGCCCTACCATCATACTCAACTATAACTTTTGACTCTCGCATTAGAGAGTAGTACATTTATTTAACCACCAGCACTAACTGTGATAGTTTTAGTACCTTCTACACCAGAACCGTCTTTAGCTACAGCCTTCACAGTAACTGCACCAGTTTTAGAAGCATCAGCTGTTAATAACCCAGATTCTGCATCAATCGTAGCTGCGTTACCACTAGAAATAGACCAAGTTACAGCCTTATTAGTAGCTTCTGGAGGTGTTACCTCAACAGACATCTGTAAAGTATTACTATTTGTTACAGAAACAGCCTCACCTGCCGATTTAACTGTAATGGATTTAACGGGAACTGGAGGAGTTTTAGCACCATCTCCGGTAGCAATTAGATTCGCTATTGTAGTTTTGGTATACTTGTTAGAGAAGCCTAAGTATCCTTCGTCACCAGTATCCAAATCAGTAGGAATAGCTTTAAACTCTACTGAAGTACCAAGTACATCATCAGTCTCAATAGTAGGGATGTTAACGTGCGCCTGTTTAGCAACTAGCACAGCTGCCGGTCGCTCATCATCGTATTCACCACCCAAAATAAGTGCAATTTCAAAACGGTTAACTACCTTAAGGGTTTTGACAAGATCTTTGTATAGTTCCATAGAACCAAGAGCTTTATCGTTAAGGTATGCTGTTAGAGAACCAGTTAATTCAAATGCACCTGTAAATGAGCCGATTGGAATATTTACACGTGACATAATATTCGGGGTTAGGTACGTGATGTTGTTATTAATGGTAAAAGTACCGCCAGTAATAGGAATATCATATGCCTTATCAGAATCCATATCCTTAATTTTTAGGATAGTTAACTTGTTCTTTATATAAGAACTCTGAATAGTCATATAGGTTTCATCATCAATACCTAATGCATCTGGATCAAATGGTTGGCTATCTAACGGGATGAGCTGATTACCATTACCAGACCAAGTTACACGACCAATATCCTCAATATCAACGTTAACTTCTGCCTGGTTGATCTGGCAAGAGTCAATATAGCTCCATGCTTTGTCAGTAAGAATGTAGATGTGCAGCATAGCCAACTCATGATAAGAGTTATCTTTAAAGTTAACCATGAAGTTAGCTTCATTATTATGCGCACCTGTGTCTCCCTCAAGGTTTAATGCTTTACCACTAGAAAGAGCATGCCATAACATGTAGTCGGGAACAATCTGTTTATTAGAGGTTTTATCCTTGTATGGCAGGATATAGGTGGAGAAGCTCCACTCAGCCGCGTTTAAGGAATCGTTAAAACGTTTAGAACCACGAGTAGGACGCGGACCAGCTTCGTTAACAGTAATATCTGTTGAGTTACTGTCCTGACCCCAAGAAATATCATCCTGAACTAGAATCTCTTGCGTGTTGGTCTTATTGTGACCAGTCTTAACCGTAGACACGAAGATTCGAGTATTACGTAATAGTTGTAAAGACATTTAATTATTTTCTCCTAATCTGTAACTTATCTGCGAAGTGACCTACGTGGAGGCTGATACCTCACTGTTACATTTATTTCTGCTAAACCATATGGGGCCAGTAGACCCTCATCTGTACTAACTGATGTAATGCTCATATCAGTCGCCTCACATGGGAAGGTCGATCCATTAGGTTTACTAACAGTATATTCTAAATTTCCACCTGTGTCAATAACGGTTTTTATATCCGCTACGAGTTTTTCAAGTTGCTCTTGAATGTCTGTTTTCTCTTTATCATACACCAGGATTGGAAGTTCTAAAAACATCCACTGTTGGCCTGAAGGAAGATACTGCCCAGTTTCAGTTCCGATATGAACTGCAACATAAGGAAACTCTCGTATCTCCTCAAACTTATAAGTTTGACGTGAGACGTTTCCATACAAGTTATTAAAATATTCATCTGGTTGAGAGCCATCCATTTGTTTGGCTATTCGGTCAACCAGAGCTTGTGCTATACTTGTTCTGTGATCCATTTATTAGGTTCCTTGATTAACCTTAATTTTGTATCTGGAGTGAATTAAGTCTCTTGCAGCTTTAGCTATCGCCTCTCCAATTAGTCTTTGAGGGTTTCTAGCACCTGGGTAGGGTCGTAAGGACAATCTTCGATATGTAGATACTGCAGGATTAAATACTGAATATGGACGTACCATATAATTATATGTAACATTTAATTCAGGAGCACCTTTGCTAGTTCCAGCATCTCTAAGCATAACATCTTTAACTTTTAGAGAATTTGCAAAACGACCTGTTCTAAATTTAAGTGGAGCTCCTGCTTTTTTCATATCCTTTATTAAGTATTCTTTAGCAACCAACTCCAGAATAACCTTCATATTACTATTTGATACAAAACGACCAGAAGCACCTGTTACTGCACCAGAATATCCATCTTCTACGTCTCTAGGATCCCCAAAGTTTACTTGAACTCTCCCAGTAGAACGTTTTTTACCTACAGAGGATTTTTTACCGGCAGTTGCCTGTATGAGACTTTCTAAAGCCCCTAAATCTCCAGAAAGATCCAAGCTAGAGGATACAGCTTTTAGTATAGAAGCTGTTCTAACATTAAGGAGATCTTGGGATACAGGTTTTGAGAACTTAAAAGATACCTGAGCAACAGTACCATCCCTAGTAGGATCTTTTAGTCCTGTTTCAACAGAATATACAACGGTATTCTTATTGTTCTCGGAACGCCCAACATTATCTAGCTGCTCCTTAATAATTTGTGTAGCTAAATCAGAAAGAGACATTATACTCTCCTGTAAACTTCAATAATAGTACGAATATGCTCTGGAATACCAGATTTAGTATTATTAAAGGTAACTGTTTCACCACCAATTGTTTTAGCTTGGCGATAATCCTGTTTATGCCAATGATCTACTAGCATACATGCTGCAAGTTTGAGATCTTCAGGAATTGGATTAAATCCACCTTGTGTGTATTCTACATCCATATAACCTTCTGGAGGATTAAATTTAAGAAGTATAACCCCATCAGAATACAACTTATACTGTTCGGGATCTATCTCCTTATCATTAATAGTCATTTTGGTTACTGAAGTAGCTGAGGGAGAACTTAAAAAGTATTTTTTACGAGTAGGTTTTGTATTGATTAACTGGTCTACCGCATCAGCATCATCCATACCTAAAAGGCTAGTAATCAGCGCATTGGCAGCAGTAATCATCATCTCTACTCCAGATTCTAGTTCCGGTCGTTTTAACCCGCCGTATAATCTATAGTCTTCAGCTGTGATTATTTGCATTTATTTTTCCCAATAAAAAAAAAAAAAGGAGAGCCGAAGCTCTCCTTATCGGCTGAAAAGCCTGTATTAAGATGCAGCGTAAGCACCAGATACAACGCCATTTGCAAAGTAACGTTGCAGGTTAACACGCTGAGTAACGTAGTATGCGTCACGCTGTTTACCAGCTTGGCGCTCACGTTCAACAGTAACAGCACGCTGGCGTGGCATTACGAAGTTATCTTTATAAACAATAACTGCGAACTCTGCAGAAGTAGCTTTAGCTGGGAAGTACTCAGAAACTACAACCGGCAGACCATAAATACGACCAACCTGACCCTGCAGTTTAACAGCATCATTACCAACCTGGGCAACATCCTGCCATTCTTCATCTTCCAGCAGATCGTAGTAAGCATCCATAGATACGATCAGTACCAGTTTGCTCAGCTTCAGACCATGACGACCTAGTTTACGACGCAGTTTAGAGATAGTTTTAGCAGTTACCAGTACGGAACCATCAGCTTTAGCTTCAGTAATAACTTTAGCACTATCTTCACTAGCAAGAGTCAGCAGACCTTTCGGCTTACCGGAACCATCACCAGTCATGAAGGCTTCTTCAATAGAAACAGCGTGTGCCTCAATCAGACGCTTACGAAGTAGTGGCAGCAGAGAGAAGATTGCATCTTCTTCGGTTTCATCAGTAATGAAGGACTTAGCAGCCAGTTTATAAGTACTGAAGTGGATTTCTTTAAGAGCGCCTTTAACTTCATCACCAGTAGTTGTATCAGTACCATAAGTAGAAGCAGCAACCCAAGTAGCTTTACCGGCATCCGGTTCAACCAGCATAGTAAGAATCTTACTGGACATCGGCAGTTCTTCGAACAATGCGCCAACTACCAGCTCTTTCTGCAGGTCACGGATAATACGCTGAGAGAAAATAGTTTCATAGCTTTCACTAGAAACTTCTACAGAAGAAGACTGATTCACTGCTTTCAGGTGTCTCTGACCATGCTCGGTCTCGAATACGCCTTTTTCCATTACATAAGATAACAGAACCAGTTTTTCAACTTCATCTTCAAAGTTTTCCTGAGTACCGTACAGTGCTTTAGCAACACTATCACCAACGAAGGAACGCCCTTCACGAGCTGTTAGCAGAGATTTGATCTCATCCTGAAGACCAACAATAGTTTCCTGTTGTTTTTCTACAGTTTGTGCAAATAGTTCTGCGCTCTTCTTAGATTTCTCATCCAGGGACTTAACCAGATCCAGAGCCTCTTCCAGACGCTTACGGTCTTCACCAACAGCTTTAGAAACCAGGTCATTCATACGAGCCAGTTCTTTTTCTTCCTGCTCTTTACGCATACGTTCAGCTTCCTGAGCTTTCTGAGCAGCGGTCAGACCTTCCAGAGATTTAGCCAGATCACCCAGACCAAGTTCTTCTTTCAGCTTATTAATATCAATAGTCATTTTTAAATAATTCTCCGTTATTCTTTAACGTAGCCTAAAGCTATCGCAAGTTTTTCTAGTTCAGAAAGATTACGTTCTTGAGCTGGGACAGCTTTAGAACTTATTGCAGTAAAAGATTTACGCCATTCAGTATAATCATGACCATTCATGCTCTTAGCGAGATTGAATGTTGAGTCCTGATTACAAGGTACAGAAACTACCGAGACTTCGTATAGTTCTAAATCTTTAATAATAAATATATCAGTAGCTTCATCCCACTCTGCATCTAGGCAGCGGAATCCGATACTAAAAGTTTTCAGTACACCGTTTTTAATTAGTGAAAAGATAGCCGGGTCAGAACTTTCATAGATCTCGCATTCGATTTCGAGACCCATTTCAGTAGGGTTAAGATCAATACACTTACCGATTGGACGACGATGATCGTGTCCGAAAAGAATAATCGGGTTTTTCATATAGTTAGTAAGTGCATTAGATGTTTTCCACGCAGAAGCAGGAATTACATCACCAGCGCGATCTTTACTAATTGTATTAGCGAATCCACGGATTTTTACAACGCCCTCTTTGGATTCACTATCAATAGATTTAATATAAGCATCTAAATGAACGGGTGCTGATTTTAACTTGTTATAGTCAATAGCAGCTTGTGTCATTTATTAGCCTCCAGGAACAGTAGGATTAACTGTCACAGCACATGCAGTAGAATCCTTACTTACTTGCTTACTATCTGTTACAGTTACTTTATAAGAACCGGCATCCTCAGCTGCTGCTGTAGGCTTAGTATAGGTAGCTCCTGAAGCATCCGGAATAGGAGAACCATCTTTAGTCCACGCATAAGTATATGGACCAGTACCACCAGCTGCAGTAACAGAAAGTGTTAATGCTGCTCCCTCTTCAACCGACATGCTAGCAGTTAAATCTTTAGAAAGAGTTAACGGTGGGGCCGGTGGAGCAGGAGGAACTGCTTTACCATAAGCCTCTACAAATTTCTTCCATACTTTACGGTTAGTATGCGCAGATGAAAGTCCTAGTTCTCTACGCAGAAAAGCATAGCTAGGAACATATTTATGTGCAGCAACCGTAGCAAAGAAGATATGAGATTCTGGCAGTTTTTCACCAAAAATGGTCTTTAGACCATTATAATCAATCATTCTTTATCTCCCTCGGTGGAACCTTGAGGTCTACCACCTTCTTGACCAGATACACCTGTTGCAGAACCAGCAACGTTAGCAGGAATACGAATCCTATCCATCTGCTCATCATCTAAAGGTTCAAGGTTCAGCTCTAAACGAGCTTCGTTACCAGTCATAATACCATTATTAACCAATGAGGTTAAATGTTTAGCCTCAGCTTCTTTATCTGGTGTTAATGCAGCTACCTCCTTAGTATTAGGGGTAATCTTATAACCAAAAAAGAAAGTAAGAGAACTAGTCAGTTTGTTCAGCATAGGAATGATAGTCATATAATAGAACAATTCGATGTTTGGTCGAATATTCGCATTATTACCACCATCAAGCAGTACTTGCGGAACTCCAAAGGCTAGACAAATAGATTTATTAAATCCTTCGATGTCTTCCTTAAAGTCTAGATCTTTAAAAGAGGATATTTGGGAGTACGGTTTAGCTTTCATACCACCATCTAGAATCAGGACAGAAGACTGACCAGTACTAGGATTATAATCGAGTTGTAATTCTTCTTGTTTACGCTCACGCAATTTCTTGTTCAGGATTTCATCCGTCTCAAGAATAAGACCAATCACGGTTCCGTTATCGAGGAATTTCTCTTTAAAGTTAAGCATCTTAGAACGCTTCTCGAGGGAATCAATAACAGTAGCAACACGAGATTGTCCAGAAATTTGAGAATTTGTGCCACACACGTAACTGTTATCCTTTATAAAGATAATCTCATCTACGCGATAGTCTATCTGATTATTAAATATAAATTTTTTGATAAACTTATTGGCATCTGCCTCGACCTGCATAAGAGCAGCCGGGACATGGTAAAGCGATGTGCCATCCCAATAGATGTATGCACAACCTTCAAAAAGTAGGTCAGTGACTACAAGTCTACGGAATGTGCTTATATCCATGAATGGATTAGGTCGTACATTTAAGAGAGTGTCTAGAGTCTTTGTTTTGACGCCATTAGCGTACGTAACAATATTATATTTATCTCCGACAGTATAAGAACACTCCGCCGCACTATCTATAACCATATTGGCAGTTCTATTGAGAATCTCAATTTTACTGTAGGCTTGTCCAGTGGTAAAAGGCTTACGGTTAGTGCGATGACTAACTGGTTCCATGTCTCTTATAATACGTTGACCCGGATTTAGCTTTTCAGTAATCCAGCTTTTAAAACCCATTATAAGAACCTTGCGAATCCTGATTTTGTTTCAGTCTTGACTTGTGTCTTTTCTTGAGGATTCTGTAATTTGTCTTTCTGCTTTTGAACCCATGCTTTCTGTTTATTAGCAGAAAATAAAGGAGGTTCTTTCGTGTAAACCTTATGTAATAGTTGGTGATGGTGTACACAAAGGGTAACAGTGTCTTCTACTAGCTCATGCCTATATCGATCATAGAATGCCGTCCTATTTGAAAGGACTGTTTCTTCGTCAGTGAAATCCAATTGGAGTTCTTTAGCAAATTTTTTAACTAGTAGAGACACCGTATGGTAATGATGAAGCTCTAATTCTTCAGCACAACCGCAGATAGCACATTGAGAGTCTTTTTTATATTGACTTTTTATTCCGTCTCTCATAAGGGATATAGCATCGCGTTTATATTTTATATTGCTTGCCATAGTGTTCTCCTCAACTGTATGAATATAGTATACATAATCGTATCGAATTTGTAAAGGGGATTTTAAAATACAGGAATGGGATACCAACTGAGTAGTATCCCATCCTATACTTATTTATTTACCACGGGAAATAGAGTAAATTCCATAGCGGAGCGCATCACAAAGGTGAGAATTAGCATCATGACGTGGTTTTTCACGTGATAATTTCTCTTCACCTTCTTGGAAATCCCACTTATAGTTCTGCAATGCATGGATTAATGAGGAACATGAAGCATCTACAATAATCTTGCCCTGCTGGAATAGCGCTTGCAGACATGCTAGGCCATCTAGGACAGATTTTTTAGCTGGAGCTGATGCAATTTCATGCTCGTAGGCTAAATCCTGGCGGAACTGAGCGGCGGCAGAGTCAACAAAAATACGATCAACTTTGTAACGATCTATACAATGCTGAATATAAGCAGCATGCTGGGCTGTAGTTTTTTCCGCCTGCTGGTACTCTTCTAATACATAGTAAGTATCCGTATCATAGTGATATTTAATAGTAAGAACTGCTGTAGGATCACGATAACCAACGTCAATACCAAGCAACGTTTCGAATGCTTCATCATCTTTAAAGAAGTGACGCATACCTTTGAGGTCTTTAACATGATCTATAGCATTGAAGGTATCAAATATCTGTCCTTCAAATACAGAGAAGTCAGCCTCGTATTCTTGGCGGAAGTAGTTTTTACTAACTGTACGACGTGCTTCCTCAATATCATTCAAGTCGGCACGTGGGTTATCACGATATGTACCATGAATAGATACCCAGTTAGGCAACGTATCATCAAATCCGTAGGCGTAAAACTCTTTAAACCAGTTACCTCCACGAGGGGTAGAAATAAATAGAGCCTTAGAATTAGGTTTATCTAGAGTAGGACGCAGCTGAACCCTGAAGGCATCACCACCCACATCAGAAATTGCCGCCTCGTCAAAAATGATAAAGTCATATGAACGTCCAACCGCGGAGTCAGCCTGAGCCGCGGAAGCTAGTTTAAATAGAGAACCATTAGCTAACTCAATCTCTTTATCTTTAGCGTTTTCACGTTCGGTTTGTAGGCCGTACTTCTTAATAAGACCACGAATCTGAGACCATCCGATATTGGCCAGTGAGTAGTTAGGGGCAACTACTAGTACCTTCACATTAGGTTCCAGCAATTTTAGGAACCCAAGTGTATACGCTATAAAAGATTTACCTACACGGCGTGATACACACGCCGTTACAAAACGATGTCTAGGGTCTTCTAGGGCATTGATAATTGCTATTTGAGGGCCATTAGGCGTGATACCCTCTTGTGCTAGTATTCCGGAAACAGGTAGACGAAAGAAACGTTTGTCTATTCCGAAATCAATAACATCTACTGTGTTAACATAGGGTCTTGACACTTCCATTACTTCTTACCTCCAGTAGCTAGGGAAGTAATTAAGTCCATGTAGTTTTGATCCCCAGCTCCAGCAATAATGTTATTCTGGATATTGGTCTGATTAGCAGGAGCACGGACAGCAGCTTTAGCTTTCTCTAACTCTACCATCATCTTCATTTCTTCCATCTTCATTTTGTGAGCCTTCCAGAGAATATCCATAATATCCTGGTCAGAACCCATGCCAGTTTCTTCTAGCTCCTCTAGCTTACGCTTAATAACTTCATCCAGAACACCAAATAAACGATCTCTATTACGGAACCCACTCTCCATAAAAATATCATTTAAGTAGTTCTTAACTTCACTACGATTCATAATATCTCGGAAAGCAATTTCAGACATTCCAAGACTACGTGCTGCGGCAGGCACATCGCTGCCACACTGTAAATAAGCTTCAATCACATCCATCCCTTCAGGGGACATAAGATCTGGTACTAATACATCATTTGCCATATTTCCTCCTTTAGGTAAGGCGTTGAACTGTTACTCTTAATCTAGGTAGGAAAACTGCGCTACCCAAACTCACGTGCATAACTACTCCTAACTCCACATTTCCATTTCCTAAATTTTTAATAGTGTATATAAAACTGTTTCTACTTAGAGCATTGTTAGGTGTATATCTAAAAGCAGATGTAGTATGAAAAGGTACTAGATAGCCCACAGGTAGCGTTAAAATCTGGTGGAATATTGCATCCCCGCCGCTATAGCTATATGCTCTTCTTCCTTGCACTTGAAACACACCATTATTCCATGTATTAGCTGGAACACCCGCACAATTAAGATTACCTGATATAACTTCAGTAGTAAGAATTACTGTAGCATTTCCGCCTGGTATACCTAGCCCAATAGTTGATAAACCAACGTATCTATCACCCGTTCCTGGGTAGCTGGGAGTAATATCATCTCCCATATAAGAACTACCTACATTTCCACCAAAAAGTCGCAGTGGAACTGCTGAGGGTCCCCAAACAACTCCATGCTCATTACCAATAGTATTATCGTTAGAGTTTACATACCACTGTTTACCTACTCCGAATCTATAAATACTAATTTGAGATTTAGCTCCTCCATAATCTACAGGAGACCACAACCCTCCATTACTAGACCCTACAAGTTCACATCTTGCCGTGGTATCACCAAAAACCCCGGTATACGCTGCGTTATTTCCTATATACTCCATATCAGGACGGTAACCTAGGTTACCAAAAGCATTCTGATTTATAAATTTATATCCGGTATTAGGGAGACTCACCCCTTTAATTATGAAGTTAGAAGGCGATATAAGAATATCAGAACCAGTAAAGGGGTTGCCTGAAATACTCATTCCACCATTAGAGTACCTTAAATTAAGAACATACCAAATAACCTTAGTAGGAGTTATATTATACCAGTCCTGTATTACCGTAGGATTGCCAGACTGGTTGGCCAGATTAGTAGTAGATCCCCTACAAACAAATCTGTTCCCACCGTCGTGGTACATAGTATTTACATTACCTGGGAGCCCTTGCCTAACCCCACCATATCCACGTATATTAGAATTGCAGACATAAAACCAATCATGCCCTCTATGCGCTGCTCCTAGAGGTGACATCCATCCAGGATCCCAATAGTACGGGTTATTGCCATCTATAGGTACTGTGCTACTATTAGTAGGAAAACCTAATTGTGCAAAAGCTTCTGCAACAGTAATACCTACAGGAGCTCCCGCACCGGGCCTAACTATCCCATGGTAGGTACTATGTAACGTAGTACCCCCTGTACCACTCCTAGAGATAGATTCTTCGTGCCCTAGAGAGGGATTATAATTATAAGTGCCGGATGCTAGACTATTACCAAAGGCAAATCCACTGGTTTGAGAAACACTAGCAAAAGATCTAAAGGGATCTGCTTGAGTGGCAACTATAGTTTGACCAACCTTACTCTGAGTACCATTAAGAAAAGCTCTGTGAGTGCCGTTAATTTCAATAGCAGTTAGTATAACTCTACCAGGATCATTAGATTTAATATTTACTATATCAGGAGGCATCTGACATACGAAAAACCCATTTCCGGCATCACCTAATCCTACCTCATAAGTACCATCAACTAGAACAAATGGCATATCACTATGAAAAATACTATTGGCATTTGGACTATAGTGACGATTAATGTCACCACCAGATTCAGTATTTAAAGATAGTACGGTCTTACCATCGCTATATTTTCCAGCGAAAAAACCCATATAATCTCCTATTATAAAAATGTATTTGCTTTCATCTCTCTATTTTGCTATAATAGATTCATAAATTAGAAATGGAGAGATAAATATGAAAAAGTTTGTGATTGCACTAGTTGCCACAGTTATGTTATCTGGTTGTGCACCTGCCCCCAAACCATTTTGTATGGGATTTGTAAAATCTTTTGGTGGTGCGGGAGAGGAACATTACGGCCTCAAGGTTCAAAAAGTTCGTATTAAGGGAGATCGCTTTCCAGTAGTACAGCTCCGTACTAAGTTTGGGTGGTGGGATCTCAGTCAGTTTGACCTTAAATATGGTGATTGTAAATTTAAACTAGAGCAATCTAATTACCTGTAATTAGTATAAAACAAAAAGACATCCAAGTAAACTAAATTTTTTATTTCTTGGACGGTATACTGGCAGAAAACACTATATAAGAAAAGTAGAAGTCCTTCTAGGAGTTCATAGGCACGGTTGGTTGTGCACAAGTTATAGGATATTTCAAATACCACACTTATAGGAGCATGAAAGATATGTCAAACAAAAGAAAGAGCAGACGCGGAGAGGTGTACGATAGCTGGATTAATAGTTTTGGACTTGGGACTATCCTATTCTTTATTTTCGTAGGTTTTTGGTTAGCAGCTATGGCGGGGTGGATTTAATGGAATGGGTAATTATTGCATTACTAGGGGTTGTGATTATTGGGCAATGTATTTTAGATAATCACTTAGCTAGAATTGAAACTTTATTAACGGAGAAACGTAAATGATGGAAGTAGTAGCTACACTAATAGTAATACTAGTCTGGGCAACTTTCATTGTTTCTTATAACGCGTATGTTCGCCTAAAAACCCTAGAGGCTCAGGTAAAACAGCAACAATTTGCTATAGAAAAAGTAGTAGAACTGCAACGTTGTGATAGTATCCGTATTCTGCAAATTGAGAGGGAGTTAGATGTTTAGTATTGTAATTGCTTTTATTATCGGGGTAATCGCGGGAGTTTTCGGGACGACTGCGGCAATCAATAAGCATCGTAAATATATTGCGGAAGTATCGCGGGAGATTGCGGAAAGGGAGCGGAAGTTTGACGAGAAACGTGAGAAGTTTGAGCGGGAGTGGTCGGATGGATCTCGGGCGTCGCGGAAGAGATTCCGTGAGTTCAGACCAGAACACAGGTTTGATGACCCTTCTATGCGCTAATTTGACTTTTGCCAAATTTCATAAGATTACACATGGAGGTGTGTCCAGTGGCCCTCCAGATGAGAATGAGTCTCATTACCGCCCGGTACTTAGCAGGCTAATAGTCACGGCATGTTATCATTACACACCGTGACTATTTCAACTTTAATTATTACGCAACTTTTAATTTCTCAATATATTGTTGCGGGCTGCAACTATATTCTGCGCGTTCTTCTTCGGTCATACCTTCCCAACATAATTGCAGGCGGTCGGCTAGGAACTGATAATCATTATCATCCTCAAGAGATTCATCAATAAAGGTTTCACCTATCAATGTCACGCCGATTGATAGAATATCGTTAACGGCTTGTGCGTCCAGCGTTTTAAATCCGTATGACGCTGCCGCTGATAGCACGCCTTTATGATCATCAATCATTGTAAAATCAGCGTTCGGATATAATTGTTTGAATAGCCCAAAATAGTAACTTTTATAAACTGCGTCTTTGCTGTGGTATATCTCGCTAACTTTATCAGCCTCAAAATATTTGTGTAGTGTATCGCGGGAAAATACACGGATATTACTATCACCACGACCGCGCAAGCCTTGTTTGCGCAAATAATAATAGTCCGACTTGCTCATCAGTCGAGCGGTGCAAATAATGTTTAATGTATTTGCGTCATTCATGCACTGGCGCATATATGTAACAAGGGGCAATAAAGTATCTTGCATTATTAAATCATGTTTGCAGGCTTCATTTTTATACTTATTTAAATCTAAATTGCCCTCGCTATCAAAGCAAGGCGCTACACGATGGAAAGAATTAATGATAGTGCCGTCCAGATCCCAAATCATGACGCGGGAAATATGCGGGAAATTACGGGTAATATTCATTTTAACTTGATTCATTTTGTTACGTTCTCCATTAAAGGGATTAGATTAATTCAGCATTACCCGCTATTTATAAGCGGGTAATAATAAATTAACTATTAAAGACCATACGCCAACGCATCAGCAATAAAACTAATATCTTCACCAGATACACCGGAACGAATCCCCGCACAAGTATATACCTTTGCGCTGGTCAATTGATCATCGAGGCAAGCGGGGCAAGGTGCGACTACTGCGAAAGCTAAACCAGATTTTACCGCGTCAATAATGATGGTTTCTTGTTTCACCGTATCAACATAAACGCCTGCGGCCTTAATGTAACTACTTGCGCGGCCTTGCGTATAGGCAAAGGTAGTAACCTGCAAAGCGTCATTGAAATCTAATAGGTCATCAATAACGTGCCCCGCCTCGACGTGGTAACGTTCGCCATTAGAATAAACCAGAACAATTGAGGATTGAGCGCGATCGAATGGAATATTTTGCTTTTTCATATTTATAAAACTCCAATTAGTTTAATAAGGGGTTTAATTTACTTGATAATAATTTGCATTTGATACGGCGTTAATTCACCGTTTACGGGTAAATTATTATCGCTTAGCCACTCATAAAAAGCACCATCATCATCAAAAGGGACAATATCGTTATCACGGGAATCGACGGAAATAATACCATCCGTATTAGTTTTGGCGGCTAGGATAGGCCCGAAGCTGTAAACTTTATCAGATTCCATTTCATCCGGTGAAATGAATACTTTTTCGTCCAATGTTTTGGGTAATGTAACTTTCATTTTTTGACTCCTATAATAGCGGCTATATTTCAAGCCGCTAGGGTATTAATTATTTACGCGAAAAATTTACCGTTTTTAAAGTCGATCAAAGTGCGCTGACCGTTTGCATAGGTAATAACATGCGTTTGCGTCCAGCTTGACGCGCCAACGTTGTAACCCATGTCCAGACTACCAGACACGCCAGCGGTGTATACGCCGCCGTAAATGCTGGCGGTATGAGTGTGCCCCGTGTTTAATTTGCCCAATTTCTTAAACTGTTTCGGATTGCCACGGCTCCCGTTTATGCCATTGTGACCGTGTACGCCGCATTCAATACCTGCAATCTTGAAAGATTGATCAGTGGTCAGAAAAATGGCGTTAAATTCACAACCTGCAACCTTGCGCAGCGCATAATCTAGCACGTTGAAAGTATCGTCATGATCACCGATTGCCGCGTAAATTGCAGCATTTAGGCGGTGATATAGTTCCGCGTTTGCTGGATCGTCTTTAATGTTAGCATTACGATCATCTAACCAGCGGGATAGCGCCAGATCATGATTAGACTCAACAATGATTGTTTGCGAAAAATCGCGCTCCATTGACTCCAGCACGCGACCGGTATCGATAAGATCATCCAGAACTTTATCACGTCCGGCGGCATACTGTTTTGCTAGGAATACACCCGAAGCGCGGTTGTGATGGTTGCGTGATGTAAAGTCGTGAACGTCATGGATAAACTGATATTTTGGTTTAAGAATATCAAGCAAGCTATTTTCGCCAGCCCATGACGCAACGGCGCAAGCGTCATCCAATTTTTCGGCGTGTACGTCGCCATATTGTAAACCTAAAACGTGCCCCGTTGTTTCATAACATCCGGCGGGAGTGGCGCAAACATTCAGATCATAAAACACCCCGCTTTCGTCCATTGTTTCAAGCTGGCGCACAAAAAACTCACCGTCTTCGTCGAACTCAACAATCAGCGCCCCGAAATTATGCAGTGCTTCCGCTTTCTGTCCTGCTTTCTGCTGAATGTAGTTTTTAAGCGTTGCCGTTCCGGTTGAATACATACGGCGCACAATTTCACCTTTTAAAGCTGGAACGCTTTCGGCGGTAATTTTTGCCGCTCCAATTGCCAGACCTTCGATATTTAAAGCCGTTGCAGTTTCTGCAAATCCAGAAAGCGGATAATCTGCGGTTGGCAAAACATTAATTTCAGCCATGAAAGCAAAGCGGCGGTTATTTAAAAACACGTTTTTGCTGCAAATATATTTATCGAACGCGGAATCATATTTGATTCCGTCGGCGCCCTCGCCATTTTGAAAACCGTTTTTATTATAAATATACTTGCTAACTAGCAAATCAGCACCAATAAATTGGGCGTATTGTTCAAGCGAGGCTAAAAAGTTTTTATGAGGGAACGTATTATTCTGAATCGATGTAATAATAAAGCGTTTACCCTGCTTTACTTCCCATTGTTCAACCGTGCTAGAAACAATCCCCGCCGCTTCTGGGCGCTCATCGTTTTTAATGGCTTTTGCTACTTTCGCCGCTTTCGGTTTCGCTGGTTTATTTGCTTCCAGCCAATCGCAAATTGCGGTGGAGTGTTTTGTTGTATCATAAACCGCTTTAGAAATATCGTCGCACACTTCCAGCTTAGTAGCGCGCAGGCGTTTACCGTAGAAATTGAAATCAGCGGCCATTTTCAGGATAACGGTTTGTTTTTCTGCGGAAATAACCATAATAATAAAACTCCATTAAAGGGATTAAAAAACGTTTGTTATTGGCAAATATTGCCAAATATAACGCCGCTCATTTACAGCGTTATAATTTGCAACATTTAACTAATTGGCACTAGGCTAGAACTAACACCACAAACAACGGCAGCAATAAAACAAAGTAAGCCCAAACGCTTTGCTAATTTAGATTTACGTTTAAAATAATACGAATCTAAATCATTTTGAAAATAAGCGAACAATAGGGAGGCCGCTACAATAAATAAGCCTAAAATTAGCGATTCAGTGGGAAAGAAAACCATTTTAATAACTCCAGTCAAAGGGAAATTATAGTGGGGAATATTCCCCACTAATTAAATTTATTCGCCTGCGGCTTGTTTTACTTCATCGGCAACGCCTAACAGTTGCGCCACGGCGTCCAGCGTTTCTAATTTTGCGCTTTCCAGCGATGCCAGATCGTCGGCGTCTTTGATAATGCCGGAATCAATAGCATGTTTAGCGATAACGCGCACATAGTGAGCCTTACGAATTGAACTGCCGCCGCCAACTTTGCGCGGCTTATCGCTTTTCTGGTACGCTTTTGCGCTGGTCAATTTTGAGCGAACAGACACGGGAGAAGCCGCACCAACTGTTTTTGCGATCTCTTTCAGGCCGTCGCTGTTGGCGAACTCCAAGCCGTTTTCATTGATCAACTGTTGATACATGGTAACAGCCTGCTGGGTGTTTTCTTCATTCCAAGAGAATTTTGCGGTTTTAGCGTTAGTCATGATTATAACTCCTATTGATTTAATTTAAGGGATAAGATTAACATAATGTTAATCGTTATATACCCCGAACTACTGGGGTATATAAAGTTAACACTAAATTATAAAACAGCTTCCCATTTTTCGTTGCGCTGGGCAACCTTTACAACGTCGCCGGATTTAACCCGAACGCTATAAATAGTTTTCCCGTTGTTACTCCGTTCCGTTTCAGCGTATACCGCATCAATTACATCAAACGGCATAAGCGCCGCGCCTTTAATGCGTTCGGCCTTTCCGGTTAATTCGTCCGTTTTAGTAACGAAAGGAATAAAAACGGATTGACCAATTTTTGGCGCATTAGTAACGTTTTTCATGGTATAAACTCCAGTTTATTCAGTGGATTGTTCCGCATTACCTGCTAGAAAGTAGCAGGTAATAAGCAACAATCCGCTCGCCATTATAATCAATTTAAAGAACTCCACTCAGGCCGCTATATCCCAGTTAGGGGGCGGGACACATTATGGTAAGTGCCGACCGTCAAATTTTATCAAGTTATCGCTCTCATCGAACTGGGTACATCTTAAAGCCTATCGGCTAGGGTGTCAAACAGTTTTTTGCAGTTTTTTATGATTTTCTTTCAGGTCAATCATAATATTGCGCCAGATCATTTCCAAACCTTGCTGGCGGCCTTTCTTGTACTGCATGAATCTGAATTTTACGGATTGTTGAGCTATTGTCAACAGCTTTCTAGTATTGCCATCCAATTTTTTGGCGGGTTTACCAGTGATTAATAAAGTTTGTTTCATTCCACGCCCTCCAGTGCATACAGACCTTTACCATCATTACAGAATACAACCGCTTCTGAATGGTTGGCGTGATATTCGTTTGCCGCTTTTACCCATTGCTCGATCTTTTCGATCGTGTCATGGGTTGCTGGATGATCGTTATATATTGTTTGCATATCTGCGATTCCTTATAATGAATAAGTTTACCGCCGATAGACTTTAAGATATACCCAATTTTTAAAGAGCGCGGCGGTAAACTTCCCGCCGTGTAGTTCGTCATTGCCGCCCTACGTGATAAATAATAGGGTATTCCCGAAAATGGCGCAACCTTATTTTTGTAAAGAAACGTAAAGAAAGCAACACGTTCGGCGCTCACCTAAGTTTAAAGGAAACGGGCGCGCGAATACCATAAAACCAAGCAGATAGGCAAGTAATTTTTTCATTTATATTTGCCTTGCCCTACTTGACAAAATCTAAAAAGCTCGTGGTAGCGATAAACGGCTTATCCCCTTATGATGGGATGGCTAAAAACTTCATCGCGTTCTAGGACGTTTTAGGCGCATTCTAGCCTTGTTGATAACTTATCCCCAAAAGCAAAAATGAAATTTTCCTAGTTATCCACTTGACTTTTATTTTCCAGTGGATAACTACTTATTTTATAAAATTAATTAATTGACTTTTATTTGTTAGTGTGTATCGGAAAGATAGCAGACTAATAATTGTTAGGATTATAATCATGCTGGTGGATTGTAACAGCCTGAACTATTAGCAGACTATTAATCTCGGAAAATCTCATTAGCCAACTAACTATTTCATATTATATAATATACATATAAATTAATGAGAAATAATAATTATAAGAAATCGTAACCGATAGAAATAATAACTACAAAAATAATCACCGTTATAATAATAACGATAAGAAACTATCGGCCTAAGTGAGAACCACTATCATTTAAGTTATTCACAAAGTTATCCACAGCACAAAATGATTTGACACGATAGGCGGCGATATAAGGACTTATCCACAGACTTATCCACATGTTATCCTACTGTATATTTATACAGGGTAAAAAGGTAGTGTTAACAACTGCAATCAATTTTAAGCGGCCTAAAACGCTTTCTAACGAGCAAAACGCTATAGGGTAATATTAAAGTAAAGCCTCAACGCGTCGCCCTGGTGACTTCGCCGTGTTTTGCTCTTTACTATACCGCTGCGCGTTTAACATAAAAATAAGCGTTAGGCAAGGAAAATAAAAAGGTAAAATAATATTTGCCCCTAGAAAGAAAATACCTTTATCATTCACTCACCGATTAACGAGGGAGGCCAACAAATGCGGCTATATAAACCAGATAACGCAACCGTCTTAAAAGGTGCGTTGCGTAACCTGCTGGATGGTAGCAGAACAACCAGCATTAAACATTTTGTTTTCAATATTGAAACACTTCATCGTAATTTTCTTGATGATTACGATGCTTATAATATGAATAGTTTTCTACCGTTATATAATCAAGGGGCAACGCTTGTTTTATATAATCAGGAATCTCACTTGCTTACTAGTCGAGGGCCAGATACTGATTTTATTATAGTGAAAGGCAGTACAGTAAAAGCCTATGATGCGGGGGCGGGCTTAGAAGTTTTCACGATAGAAAATTATGAGCCTTATGATAAGGATCTTTATGACGTAGAAAATTTTCTCGATTCATTTTGGCGTTATTTATCAATTGGGTGGAATCGATCAGATTATCACGGGTATCGTTTTGCGGCTATAATGGCTTTTGATGATAACGGTAATTTTTTGCTACCGTCGGAATTATACCCGTATGTATATAATGATTTAATAGAGGAGGCTGGTTTTACTTTCTGGAAAGATGAAGATCAGCCTATTGACAACACGGAAAAACATGCTGTAAATTCTAACACTCAAAGCGTTAACACTCAAATTACTGAAAACAAAGGAAAAAATACCATGACCAAGATCGCTAATATCGTTGCCGCCAATAAGTCTGCTGTTGTAAATGCTGCAAAACTGGAAGCGGGTAAAATTGCATTAACTCAAATCACGAAAGTAGCGGCTAAAAAAGCGCCGTTTATGATTAAAGGTTATATTGATACGCCGATTGGTCGGGTAGTTATTGCCAACCTGCTGAGCGTAGCGGTTGACCAGTACGCCCCAGCTAACCAGAAAGCGAAAGCGGTAGCAGGTGCAGCTATGGAAGCGGCTATGTTAGAAATGGTGCAAAGTTTTAACATCGCTGAAATGATCGATGAAATGGTGAAAGGTATTGATATTTCTACTTTTACCACTAGCACCGAAAGCGAGTAATAATATTAAGCGGGGATTGTTACCCCGCTTTACTATTCCCTTGTTAATTAATAGGAGGCTAATTATGCCAGAAGAAAAATATGGCTTCTCACTGGGAGAAGTGAGTACGGCTAAACATGATATGATTGTTTTAGTCGATTGCCATACCGGTTATTGCGGGGAAGGGAATACTGAGGAATATTTTGTTCCTGCTGGTACGGATCTCGACGCTTTCGCCCATGAAATGGCTGTTGATAATGCTTCTCGTTTTGGTAGCGATGGTTACGAAGACGAAGAAACGGGCGATTGGTATGAGAATGATAATGTATATGCAAGCCTTTATCATTATCAATTAAGTAAATCCGGCACATATGTAAACGGCGGTGATCCTATTAATTCCGTCATGAAATTAATTATTAAATATGGCGGCGTCGAGATAGTCGATAACAAAGCGGTAATATATGCAAACCGATTAAAACAGCTTGTTTATATCCCTGATAGTACCCGATGGGAGGAATATGCTGTTTTGCATGATGAATTAAAACGATGTTTCAATATTGAAACCTTACAAGTAGTTTAATGTAAAGTTTTGTAAAGGCCGCCTCTTATGGTGGCCTTTTTTGTTATAATGCCTTTACACCGTTTAAGGACGGTTGAAAATTTTCCCAAAAAATTTTGGAGGCTTATAATGGTTGCTTATTCTTCTTCTGACGCTCTTTTCACTGGAAAAGGCTGGGTATCAAATCGCTGGATCATTCAAGAAATGGTGCAAGAATATGGCATTGCTAAAACTTACACTACCATTCAGGCGCTTTATGATAATGATCAAATTGATCAGCAAACGGCGGGCTTTTTGCTGGATACCCTAAAAGCGGAACACTGCACCAAAAAACAAGCTGCAAAAATTGTTTTAATGTAATTAATAAAGGGGGATACTATATCCCCCACTAACTAGAGAGAATAAAAATGGTTATTTTTCGAGCTATTCTAGCAGGTATCTTGGGCGCTATTTTATCACTTTTTGCAATAGCTTTCGGCGTTCACGCGGTTATTATTGGCGCGGGGATTGCCGTTTTTTCTTATCTGCTGGGCTGCATGAATAAAGGAGAATAAAAATGATCCGCAACGTTTCCCTTGCCCGCTCCAAAGGCTTTAAGCTGGTGGACGTTAACACGTTTGAGCGGGAGGATTGTAAAATCGAATATGTAGCACGCAACAAAAATGCCTTTCGTGTTACAGAAAAGAAATTTGACAAGCGCGGCAACGTGATCGCTGAAACGGTTAAACACTTTGCCACCTTTTACGCTGCGTTTCGTGGGGTGTTATAAAATGGTTATTTATGAGGGCAATCGTTTTGTTGCTAATTGCCGTCCGGCATTACTAGCAAACTATTTAAATCAGGTTTCACCTGAATATAAAGGCGTCATTAATATTTACGAGGGTAAGGCGCACTATAAAATTAATGCGGTCGTTGCCCGTGAATTAGCATTTCAATTTTTGACCTTTGCATCTTGTGACGTTCAGGTTATGGGTGAAGCATTAATTGCAGAAAATGAAGATGATTTTATTAATATTTTCCGCAAGATATGCACCGAGCGCCTGATCATGAAAGGCGCATATATTCAATCCACTGCGGATAGCATTGAAACAGCGTTTCGAAAGGTGGCGCAATGAAAAAGTTTTTAATAGCTGGTATGTTTCCTTTGTTGCCTTATGTAATTTGCTGGGCTTTATACGCTCATGGTGCTAGTGTTCCCGGTGTGGCCTCGTTTGGTGTATCGGCTGGTTTTCTAACCGGACTATTGGCAAGCGTATATCTGCGCAAATAATTAATAACGGGAGTTATTATGAGCAATAAAATTGTTGTAACCAAAATCAGTACAATGGTTGACGTTTTTTATGTGCCCGATACGCCGGAAAACCGGCAAGCGGTCGAGCGTGGCGAGTATGATAAAGTGATTTATGATCACGATGGTTACTATCAACATTTGGTGGATTCCTACGGGGAGGGGGAAAAAATCACGCATCGACTACCAGACTAGTAATCACGGGGGCGCAACTACCAGGGAGTGCCCCCAATTCTCAAATGAGAATGATTCTCATTTGACCGCGCCCGCGATGGTTAGCCTGCTAATGATTAGGGTGTTACGTGTCGCCTTGTGTGATCGTTAGCAGGCTAACTAATTTTTAAGCCTCCTCCAATTTTGCCCTTGTTTTAGTATCCCCATCAAAATTAAACGCGTTAGAATGCGATTCAGGACGTTTTAGGCCTATATTAGAATTATTCACTACATAGGAGTACTGTATATTTATACAGTAGAATAACCTGGGGATAAGTCTGTGGATAACGCCTCAAAATGGCTAGGATTCTGTCAAGTCAAATCGTGCTGTTGATAAGTCTGTGGATAACTTAAATAACAGTGTTTCTCACTTCCATTTTTAAATGCGAATCATTATCATTTGCATTTCACTGTCTAACTGATAATCATTTCACTTTTTAAATGAGAATCATTTCACTTTTTGAATAGTTCTCATTCCGCTTTTTAAATGAGAATAATTATCATTCGCATTTCACTTTTTAAATGAGATTGATTCTCATTATCATTCGCATTTAGGCGAGCAGGGCAATTGCCCTGCGCTTTTGTGCAAATCCGACATTGCTCCACGGGTGTTACGTGCGGGCGTGTATGTGCGAATCCGACAATTTTTGGTAGTGTGCGAATCCGACCCGAAAAATTTTTATAGTGTGCAAATCCGACAATGAATTTTCCCAAAAACTCCAGCAATCTCGAACTGCGTTCGAATCCTGTGGAATTAGCTAGAATATGTGCAAATCCGACATGTGTTGAGATGTGCGAATCCGACAAGATTTTTGTGACTTCGATTGGAGGGTGTGTGATTG